AATTGTATGAAACAACTATTAATTAAACTAGAAGCTTGTGAAGAAGCCTTAGAATGGGCTGGTGACAAGACATGGGAAGAGATTTACAACACCTGTCACAGAGGTGATTGGTTGCTATGGTTGCACGACAGAACCAACAGAGAAGACTTACAAGTTAGAACACTTGCCAAAGGCCATTGTGCTAATACAGTAAGACCCCTCATGACAGATGATACAAGTCTAAAAGCTGTTGATACAGCAATTGCATTTGGTGAAGGTAGAGCTACATTGCAAGAACTAGATGCTGCGGCTAATGCTGCTTATTCTGCTGCGGCAGCGGAGGCTATGGCTTATGCTGCTTATGCTGCTTATGCTGCGGCAGAGGCTGCGAAGGCTGCTAGTGCTGCTGATGCTGCTTATGCTGCTGCTTATGCTGCTGTTTATGTTGCTGCTGATGATGATGCTTATGTTGCTGCTGATGATGATGCTTATGTTGCTTCTTGTGCAGGAATTAAAAATCAAAAAGACACAGCCGATATTGTCCGTAGATATATACCAATTGAACTATGGAATGTTCAAAAAATGATTGATGAAGTTAACAAACAAATCTAAAAACATGAAAGAACTACAAGATATAGACTGCAATTGCAACGATTGTACCTTCATGCGTAGGGATTTGGATAAATATAAAGCCTCAAAGCAATGGCACGAGAAGTTGCAAAAGGAATATTTTGAAACAATGACCGAGAAGCTGGGGATTAAAAATAAGCAGTTTCAATTTGAAAACACGGCTTATGTACACTTTGGATTTTGCTTGCGATTCAACAAAGAAGTAAGTTTTATACCTAATGTTTGTCAGATAGAAAATCAAAAATGTTTCATTAACAGAAAAGATAAGACCAATGAAAATAATAATAAAAACGGATAACGTACATTTTTAAAAGGAGGTAAACAATGGAAAATAATTGTAAAACTTGCAAATTTGATATAAAATTTGAATTTGAAGAACCTTGCAAAACTTGCATAAACGTCACTTACTTATCAAGTTTTGGAAATGTTTCAACCCAATGGCAACCCAAAGAAGAAAAACCTTTAAAAGGCAATCTTATTCACCACAAACCTCACGTTTTAGGTAATCATAAGCCAAAAAAAGAAACACCCAAGCCAATTACCTACACAAGGGAGGAAGTGTTGGAGTTGATGCGTGAGGCTTATGATGAAGGTTATTCACATGAAGATAATATGTCTTGTAAAACAATACTTGACAATTTTGACAAACTTAAAAACCAAAAAGAAGATGCCTAAATTTAAAGTGGTTAAAACGTATTCTAAAGGCTTAGAAAACGATAAGCATGGTAGATGGTCCAGAACTGTTTACGCCGGTAACTTAAACCCTCAAAAATTTACTGACTTTTTAGGATTATACACCATAGCCCACATTAAGAAGTTGAACGGCTATCAAGAAGGTTATGATAAAAATGGCAAGTTTTATTTTAATGGTAAATTCATTGTCACATACCAATTTCCAAACAACAATAGTAACGACTTAGTGTTTGACTCAGTAGAACAGGCTATAAGGACAATTAAAAGGAAGTTTAGCAAGTTCATCAAAGACTTAACTAAAAAAGTAATTATATGAATAACAAATGAACATTACAAGAATTTGACAAACTTAAAAACCAAAAGAAATGATTGACAAAAAAGAACAAGAAAATAAGGCATTTGGTAATTGGTTATTAGGTGTTATTATGGGTGCAGGATTCGCAACATTCTTATGGTGTATATGTTACAATCCACATATATCTAATACTGAGACAGTAAAATCAGTTGAAGAATGGTCCAACGGTTATTATAAAGTAGAACTTAAAAACAATTTTGTCAAAATTTTGATAAAGCAGAGAGATTACAAAGTAGGTGACACGTTAATAATAACAAACAAATCTAAAAAATGAAAGAGTTAACAATATATGAATTTCAAGCAAAAGACATTGAGGATTGTCTAAGACTATGTGCAAGGGCATTAGGTTCAAAAGATAAAAAAACTTGCTTAGATAGAGATGTAATGCAAGCTTGGACAACTATTCAAAATGTAATAGCAGGTAAAAAAGATGAAAGAGTACCACGTTTATAAAACAAAATGAAATGAAAAAATTTACAATTGAAATCAACTACATTAAATTTTAAAAATTATGATACAATTGATACAGGCTTTCTGCTCATTGTTCTACAGATCTAAACAATGGAGCAAGTGGGAACATGTCTATTATTTTATGATAGTAGATAGTTTATTTTCAGGAAATGTAAAAACTTATGAGCTATTAAAGAGTACTGAACTCAGAACAGGAATGGTTAGATACACAAAAGTATTTGTAGCCAAGGCAAATTGTGATCTTAATAGTCAACTAAATCAAATTAATTTATGATTTTATTAGATGGTATGGATTGGTTTACTAATAGCCCTCCGGTTGTTCAAGCTATATTAATAGCTTTATTTCTGATATTTATATATAATTTAAAAAAAGAAGATGAATAAAGAAGAAAAAAAGTTTTTTAAGAAATCAATTTTGCATTTTGGAACAGATGTCCAAATGACCATGTGTATTGAGGAATGTGCTGAATTAATACAAGCAATTTCTAAATTCAAAAGAGGTAAGAAAAATGCTATTGATAATTTATTAGAAGAAATTGCAGATGTGCAAATCATGTTAGATCAAATGAAACTAATGTTTGATAATGATGATGAAAGAATTTCTTTAATTAGAACTCAAAAGTTAAACCGTTTAAAATCTATTATAGATGATCAGAATAAGTAGAAAATCTCCAATTACAGGAAAAACTCATGTTAAGGATATGGATATTACCATTGAACAATATGAGGATTGGAAAAACGGTATGTTAGCTCAATTAGCTTTTCCTGATTTAAATGCTGATGATAGAGAGTTTATCATCACAGGTATTACACCTGAAGAGTTTAGAATGCTAGAAGATGAAGAAGATGGTGATTGTAACCATACTCATGTAGCAGAAGAAAATGAAGATATTGAAGACTAAAACTAATATTATGGCAATTAAAAGTAAAAAAGAAATTGAAAATTTTATTAAGAATCATAAAAAGGATCTTGCTATTAAATCTGTAGAAGAGAAGGAATTGAGTGTTTACTATACCTACTTTATTGGTGGAGATTTGTATAGGGTTAAATACTCCAGGACCAATTCTAATTATGATAAAATAGAAGGTATTGATCTTATCATTCCTTTAAGCTAATGGCTTATTTAGAAACAACAGAAACTGGGATGGATTATGAAAGTTATATAACCGGGCCACAAGGTGCTCATTATATACTCTATCCTAATCCATCTCATTGTAAACATTGTATTAATTATGCTAAATGGTGGATAAGACATAATCTTGATGCCGTTAGTATTAAAATTAGAAAAGATGAAAACAGAATATAAGACAGAGAATTTTAAACTTGAGATTTTACAACATGAAGATCCTAGATCTCCTAGAGAAGATTGTGATAGATTATTAGGTAAAATGATGTGTTTTCATAAACGTTATATTTTAGGAGATCAGCATGATTATAAGCATGCAGATTATAACTCCTGGGCAGAAATGAGAAAAGCAATCATTAAGAATGAGGGAGATGTATTGATTATCAAAGACTTATACTTATATGATCACAGCGGTATTACAATAAGTACAGCACCTTTTACAGATCCTTGGGATTCAGGTCAAATAGGTTTTATTATTGCCAAGAAATCTAAAGTAAGAGAGTTAATGGGTGTTGAAAGAATTTCAGACCAAATGGAACATAAAGTTTCATTGTCATTGGAAGATGAAGTTAAAACTTATGATGAGTTTATTAAAGGTAATGTTTATGGTTTTAAACTTTATGAAATTGTCAATGGTCATCAAAGAGAACTAAATTCTTGTTGGGGATTTTATGGTAATAATATTATTAAAAATGGCATTTTTGATAATATTTCTCATATTAAGGAACTTGCCGATTTAATTAATCCACCTAAAGTTGAGGTAAAAGAAAAGATAAAAGTTCCTAAATTTAAGGCCCCTAAAAAACCAAAAGAACCTAAAAAGAAAAAAAATGAACAACTCTCAATGTTCTAGATGTGGAAATACATTCTCAGAAGGATTAGTTAATCCATTTGCTACAAGTGACGGATTACAAATAATATGTCCAATATGTGCTTTAAAGGCACGGAATGAATTATTAGGTCTTCCAGAAGATAAACCTTTTTACGGTGAATTCTCTAGAAAACTATATGAAACAGCATTAGAAGAACTAAAACTTAAACAAAATGGTAAAGAAAAAGAGAAAAATTCAGAACAAAGCACATAAGTCTGCAGTAATTAAACCTATTACCGCTTTATTAACTGATACTGAAAAAAAAGCTTTGAGGTATAATACAGGTAAACGTAAGTGGTCTTTAGTACACTTTAAATCTTTAGAACCAATGATTGAGGTTTTGGAGTATGGTGCTAAAAAATATACACATACTCTTCCATCAGGAGAAGTTATCTCTGGGGCCCATAATTGGAAAAAAGGTCTTGTTAAAGAAGAATTGTTAGAATCTATGATGAGGCATTTAAGTGCTCTTATAGATGGGCAAGAAACAGACCCAGAATCTGGTCTAAGTCATGTTGGACATATAATGTGTAATACAATGTTCTATAATTATCATTTTGGTGATAAAAATTAGTAATTTTGCACCTTAACCAAAACTTAAGAATATGCGTAAATTAGTGATTATCAGTTTGTTAATTAGTATTTCAATGATGATTGATAGCTGTAGAGCTCATAAAGGTCAAAGAAAATATATGGTTAAACAGGTTGATTCTATAAAAGGTAGTTAATCCACGGCTTAAATCCATTTTGAAATGATTATAGGTTTGACAGTTATCCTAGGGTTTGTAATAGTAGCCTTCTGGACTTGGGAATCACACCCTAAAGAAACGTGCGTTTCATGTGATAAACAATTTAATAAGAAAGATATAAAGTGTTTCCATACAATTATCAACACCAAAATCTATTTCTGTAAAGATTGTTATGAGGATATAACATTAAATTTAAAAGAAAAAAACAATGAACTCTAAGAAAGAATCACCAAAGAATAAAGGTCATTTTAATAAGAATTTGGCTGGAGTAAATGAAGTTGCTGAACGTGCGGCATTACATGTAGAAATTAACTTACATAAAGTAAGAAAAGTAGATTTTTCTAAAAATGAGAAAGAAAAAGTAGAAGCGCACAATGCTAAACTTGAATGGAAAAGGCATATGAGGCGTTTGAATCCTTCTTTTAAGTCAAAACAACATAAATATTTTTTAGCAGCTACCATTAATGGCTAATTATCATACATTAGAAATAAGTCATCAACATATTAAAGATATCCTATTAAAAGCACTCACAAAAGGTAAAACAGAAAATGCAGACTCAATTAGTGATGTTATAATAGGATATCTTAATAGAACTGACTCAGGTATAAGAGACTTAACTCTTGCTTTTTTAGGTAGTGATTTTACACCTAAATACAAAGTTGGAGATCAAGTTATGGTTAAATTAAATCATTTACACACTTGGAGATTTAATACCAGTTACACAAGAGACGCTAATTTAGTAAATGAGAATGATGAAATAGAAATTAACATTACTAATATAGATAAATATGTTAAAGATATCTATTCATATACCGTAAGAGTCATGTCAGATAAAAATGAACTTCTGGATGTTACCGGTTCTATTTCACAAGAAAGTATAATAGATATAAAGAAAATAGTTAAACCTAGAAATTTAGATGATTTAAGATGAAATTGAAAGATTTATTTAAGAAGAAGAAAGCAAAAGAGTTACATGCAAGAAATGTAAAACCTGTCTATTTAAGTACTTTTCATGACTTCAAAGATGAGGTTATTGAAAGGTTCCTAAAGATTGAAAGTCTGGTTTTGGTTCTATTATATGGACTTGGGATTGTATTTATACTATCATTTATAACAATATTCTTGTTAATTAAACATTAATCAGTACCTTTATTATGTGATTTACCAATTAAGCAATGGCAGATGTGTCAATATGACAATAGATGAATACCTCAATCTAACAGATGAAGAGGTAGAATTCTTAATTGCTTATGAATATGGTGAACCTATTAATGATGCTTTCCACGGTAGTATTCTAAGAGATAAGCCTCAAAAGAAAGATAATGAAGAACCACCGGACCCAATAAAAGAATTACCTGAAGTAACACCTTTAGAAAGGTTTCAGGATCAAGATATACCTAATGAGCATGAGTGATCAAGCTTTTTTAGTTATGACCCTAGGAATAGTCCTAGGGTCTTTCATTTAAAACCTAATCAAGATGATTAAAGAACAAGTAATGTACCAAGGTAAGCTGGAAAAGTATCAACAATTTGGTACTAAACCTAAATATCAACTCTATGAAAGAGATGAATTTAATAGCTATCAGAATTTCTTGTATAAGAGAGTGCTTTTTGGCCTTTCTGTTTATGAAAAAGATGAGTTAACTGTAATGCACTGGGATAAAAAGAACCGGATTAATAAAGTGCACAAGCATGCTCAGAAAGTAATGAATATCTGGAAGCAACAGATAATCAATAATATTACAAATTCTTTCTTAACTACCTATTTTGGTAATAGTTCTTTTGTAAAAGATCTTATTACTAATCATGGTAATACAACAGATGATAAATTTGTTAATATAATTGAGTTTAAGAATTTGGGAATCTCTAAAAAGGATATTATCAATAAATTGATTATTGAAAAGATTCTCCCGCACAATTTTTATAAATTAAAACCGCTCAAAAAAGATGGCAATCTCAGCAGAAAGCACCTTGACTACAGATTATTCAAATTTAAACAACGCACAGTTAGTGTTTCTCTATCTACAGAATCAAATATTCTATAGTGTCCATGCTGAAATTCTTGAAAAAGGTGGTATGACTAAAAGAATATATTCACCTTTTTTTGGAGAACATAAGGTGTTTTCACCTTGTACTGATGAGTATATTGAATATATTAAGAATGATCTTAGGTACAAAATCTCTAAAGAGATCAATGATAAGTTAGGTCCTATTGTTGATTTAATAAAAGATGGAGACCCTAAATTATTTGAGGAAGTTAGTAATTGTTTTAAAAGTAATGATGATGATTACAAAGAAGAAAAAATGCGAGGGTTGTAATGAAATGCAATATATTTGGAAACGCGTTGCAGGAAAACCCTATTGTAAAACTTGTAGTTCTAAAGCTACCGGAGTTGCCAAGTCTGGTGAATCTAAACCAAAAGTTCAATATAGGATTCCTGCACGTTCTTCCAAACAAGCTAAATTAGAAGCAGCTTATACTGTACTCAGAAACGCCTATTTAAAAAAGCACCCTTCATGTGAAGCAAAACTCCCTGGTTGTTCTATAACAGCCGGGGAGATTCATCATTCAAAAGGAAGAGGTGAATATTTATTAGATGATACTACTTTTAAAGCAGTATGTAGAACATGTCATATGTGGATTGAAACACATCCTATAGAAGCAAAAGAATTAGGTTTATCACAATCAAGATTAGAAAAAAATGACATTTAAACCAGGAGATAAAGTAAATTATGTACCTTCTCATTTATTAGATGATTACGATATAGAAGATATGGAACCAGGAGTAGTAACAAGTGTAAATGATAAATATGTATTTGTTAGGTTTCATATGAAAGAAAAAGGTATTTTTACTGATAAATTTAGATTTACATCAATAGCGTGTAATCCAGAAAACTTATTTCCAAGAACTTAATTTATGGATAAACAAGAGATACAACAATTAGCATTAAACTCTCTTCTTCCCCATAAGCGGGCAGGAGTTTGCATATCTATGGGAGTAGGAAAAACTCTATTAGGTTTAATGCATATGGAAAAATTCTATACAGATTACTTAAAAGTTTTAGTAGTGGCGCCTAAACTTTCTGTATTTGAATCTTGGAAAGATGAAATAGTGAAATTTAAAAAAGACATTCTTCTTGATCATATTAATTTTACCACTTATCTATCTTTAAATAAAGAACCTCTTGATTATGATATTGTTTATCTTGATGAATCACACAATATTAAAGAGAGTCATGAAGAATGGTTAAGTAATTATGATGGTAGGATTGTAGGTTTAACAGGAACTCCTTCTAGAGATTTTAAAAGATTAGAACTTGCTGATGAGTATTTCCCTACTTGTTACACTTATTTAATTGATGATGCTGTAGCAGACGGTCTTTTAAATGATTATAGAATCTTTGTTCATACATTGAAATTAGATACCAATACCAATATTAGAAAAGAATCTAAAAATGGTAAAGTATGGTACACTTCTGAAAAAGCTGAATATGATTATTGGAATAGACAATTACTTAACGCATCTAGTGGTAAACAATCTATGATTCTTAGAATTATGAGGATGAAAGCTTTACAGGGATTTCTCAGTAAAGAAAATTTAGCCATAGATTTAATGGAAGATACTCTGAATAAAGTGATAGTTTTTGCTAATACTATGGAACAAGCTGATAGAGTTTGTAAACATAGTGTTCATAGCGGGAATGAAAATTCTGAAGAAAATCTAAAAGCTTTCAAAGAAGGTAGTATAATGCAATTATCTGCAGTTCTTCAACTTAGTGAGGGAGTCAATATACCTAATTTAAAAGAAGGTATTATAATGCACTCTTATGGTAATGAGAAGAAATTTGCTCAAAGATTAGGGCGTATTATGCGTTTGTTTCCTAATGAACTAGCTACCATTCATGTTTTATGCTATGAAAATACTGTAGATGAGGATTGGGTAAATAATTCTTTAGATGATTTTGACCCTAATAAGATTACATGGTTATAATGAAAAATAAAGAAAAAACTCCTCTTGAGACTTTAAGAAGATTGAAAATCAATTCTTATTTTAATATTGATAAAACTTATGTTTTAGAATATAAAAAAAAGATAATTATAGCCCCAAATCCTGATCATAAATTAGGAACTAGGTTGTATAATCTTATAAAAAGGGAATTTAAAATAGATGAACCTCACCTAAAAAGGTATGATTTTAAAATAAATGGAACTTTGGGAAAAAGAGCTAAGAGAAAGACTTCAAAGACAAGTTTCTGACGGATTTCATAAGATTGGGTGCCCTCCTTGGACATCAATGACCGGAAAAGAAGGATATATTGATTATATAGTTGAATTTCATAGGCAAATGAACAAAGTTTTAGAGAATTCAAATAAAAAAAGTAGTAAATTTAACCATGACTTTTGATTCTGATACTTTTAAGTATATGATGGTTATATTTGGTAGTTTTACCGTTTATGCCATTATTATATTTTTAAGAGATGAAATGAAGCATGGTCCAGATTAAAAAATATGGATCATAAACTACAAAAACTGCTTGATGAGAGCTTAGTTTTGGAAAAAGAAGCTAAAATAACGCTTATCAATGATGAGGTCAATTCTTTTGACCACGTAATTAACTGTCTCATAAAGTATTGTAAGCATGAAAGAATTCAGGCTGAACAATGCGCTCAAATTGTACATAATAAAGGAGCTTATGCTGTAAAACAAGGTGATTATGATAAATTATTACCTATTTACCATGCATTAATTGATAATGGCCTATTGGCTGAATTAGAATAAACTCAAACTAAAATTTATGGGAAGTAATATTAACTTCTCTCAGATGTTATATAAATATGACACTACTGGGAGAATAAGAGTTTTGCATGTATTTACTGAAGGAGATGTATTAATCCAGGAGTCTGGAGTATTAGATGGAAATCTAGTTAAGCATGAAAAAGTATGTAAACCAAAGAATGTAGGTAAATCAAATGAAACTACAGGAGCTGAACAAGCTGTATTAGAAGCAAAATCAAAAGTAGCAGAAAAACTTACTACAGGTTATTTTGATTCTATAGAGAAATTAGATGATGAAGGAAATGATGTTGTACTTCCTATGCTGGCCCATGATTATCATAAGATGACTCAAACTGTTGATTGGGAAAAACCAGTATATTCTCAACCTAAATTTGATGGTCAACGGTGCCTTATAGTTGTAAAAGAAGGTAATGTAACATTATTATCCCGTCAAGGGAAAGTAATAGACACCATGGAACATATTAAAGCTGAGATTGAGTCTATGGTATCTTCTAAGACTAATTTAGTTTTAGATGGTGAATTATACGCGCATGGTCTTAGTTTTCAAGATAATATGCGTCTAATTAAGAAATATAGACAAGGAGAAAGTGAAAAAGTTTTATACAATGTCTATGACCTTGTAGAGAATCAACCTTATCACCTAAGATTTGAAAATATTGTAAAAATCCTTACAGGTAGGAAGTTTAACTACATTGTATTAGTTAAAACTACTCCTGTATCTTACAATACTTTAAAACATATTCATGCTCAAAACCTATCTGAAGGGTATGAAGGAACCATGATCAGACATGGAAATAGTGGTTATGAAATAAATTCCCGTAGTAAATCTTTATTAAAATATAAGGATTTTATGGATATTGCGCTTCCTATAATTAATGTAATCCCTTCTGATGCGCGTCCAACTCAGGGTGTAATAGTTTGCAGGTTACCTAATGGTCAAGCAGTTAAAGCCAATTTAAAGTTTTCACATGCTGAAAGAGAAGAAATTCTTAAAAATAAAGCTGATTATATTGGAAAAATTGCAGAACTTAGATACTTTGAAACAACAGATGATGGAAGTCTTAGGTTCCCGGTCTGCGTTGGTTTTAGGCTAACTGGAGATTAACATATACAGGAAGGTTTGGTAATATTAAAAATTAATGCTATTTTTGTATAAAAATAATATAAAATGATACAATATTTAGCGGGAATATTTGATTCTGAAGGTTATGTAAGAATTAGAAAAATAACTTCAAAGACTACTAATAAAGTAAGTTATATTTCAGAAATAAGAATTTATATGTGTAATAAAGAAATTGTAGAACAATTTTCTAAAATATACAATCTTAAAGTTTATACCGGAGATAGAGGTAAATATAGAAAAATAAGTTATTGTGTAATATTTAATAATAAAACATTAAATAATTGTTCATTTCTTACTGATTTATTACCTTATGTTAATGAAAAAAGACTTCAACTACAATGTGTTTTTGATTTATTAAATAATATAAAACCAAAAGAAGAATGCTATCAAGATTATTTAATTTATAAAACTAAATTCGATCATCCTGTTATAAATATACCATCTTATGAATATTTAGCAGGTATAATTGATGGTGATGGTTGGTTTAGTATGTTTAAATCTGCAATTGCAGGTCATCCTTCAATGTATAATAAATACTCTATAGGTCTTCAACAAAGATATAGACCTATGATAGAATTTATGAGTAATTTTGGAGGATCAACCGTTCATAAATGTAAAGTATATGATTATCAAAGTCACATACAAACTTATTCATGGCAATGTACAACAGCTTTGATATTACCTTTTATAGAAAAAATAGCTCCTTTTTTAATTGAAAAGAAAGAAAAAGCATATTTATTTATAGATTATATTAAAAAACATGAAGAATTTAAAATATTTGCAGATGAAACATTATTAAAATATAAACATTTTTAGAAATGATCTCTAATGATTAAATGATATACAATGGCACAAACAGCATTATTAATTAAAAATAGAAAAGTAGTTACAAAAAGTCATTATGAAGGTGATAAATTAATGGCATTAGTAACTAATGCTGATGATAATTTTTCTATGATTAATGATAATCAAGCTTTAGCATTTGAAGTTGAACAGGGAGATGAAGCTGACTTTCATACAGGGTTAAGAAAACTGGCAGATGCTGAAAATCAATTTGTTAGACAATATTCTACAAATCCTGAATGGAATCCTGAAAATCAACCAAAACCTTTAAGTAATGAAGACAGAACCCCCGTACAAGGCTGTTAATAGTCCTACTGGAGATGGAAATGTACTCTATGGCATAGAAAGCCATGGAGTACTTTTTTGTAAATTTACAATAGAACAGGATAGAGATTATATACTATCTTTGTTGAATGAAAAATTAAAAGAATAGCATACATATGGGGTAGCCAGGCGTTTGACAGGAACTGTATATTAAAGAGTAAGCACGTATGACTAGCATTGGAAGTCATTAAAAAGCTCTATGTAAACTTGAAATGACAACTTTATTGTTGAAAACCGTCAAGCTAGCATCTTAGATGCAGCTGGCAAATGCGCTATTTCTGCACTTGTTGCAGGTGTAGCAATTCAGGAAGAGGAATTGGCTGTAGCCTAAATCTCAACAAGTAACTCTGACTTATCTGAGTGCAAAGGATTTTATACTTTCCTTGAAAGATCTAATAAAAAGTATATCATTTTGTAAGTTTAGAAAAACTTAATAAACGTGTAGAAGGTTTTATTATAGGTTTTTGGACCGGGGTTCAATTCCCCGCTACTCCACTCTTGCAAAGAGAATATAGGAACATGATTGGTTCAAATCCAATCTCTTTGCCCAACTAAATTAAATTAATATGAATAAAATAATAGCGTTAATCAAAAACAATCTAGCATTTACTGTTTATTTTATAGTATTTCTAATCATTGTAGTAGGGATTATAATTAATCTCAAAGATTTCTTTTCACAACCAGTTCTTGTAATTATAGGAATGTTTGGCATTTTAGTAGGTACTTTCTACTTTATGTATGTTAATTTCTTTAATCAAAATCCAAATGGGGGCCAAAATTAGTATCATGTTTATGATTGCAGGTTTTGCTAAAGCAATAATGGATACTTTACAGTTTCATTATTCTACCTCAATCTTTTCTAATTTTAAATCTCAGTTTTGGGATCCATCTGTATCTTGGCAGAATAAGTATTCTAATTTAGATACTTTGACCACTAAGAAATTGTTTTGGAATATTCCTTATCCAGTATTTTTAACTGATGCGTGGCATTTATTCCAATTTATTTTCCTTAATTCTATATTTTTGGGTATTTTTATTCTTCTTTTTGTACAGATTCAATCTATACAATGGATAATCATAACTAGTATTGCGGAAAGGATTGTATTTGGATTAAGTTTTTGGGCAGGTTATAATATTCTTTTAAAGAAATAGTTTGCTGAAACTTTAAATCAGCTGGTGGAGATCACAGAATTCTGTTGATCCTTTATATGTGGTAAAAGGGGAACGGGAGGTGGAATCCAAAAGCCCTGTAGGTGTTAGCCAAGGCTATCTTAGGTGGACTTTAAATGGAAAACTGAAACTGCGTGTTAAACAGTCCTACTACCACATATATAAAATAGACCCGGGAAAAGTTAGACATTCCCGGGTTTTTTATCTAATTAATTGATTATGAAAGTAAATTATTTTGGTGCACCAGGTTTAGATAAATACAAACTCAAAGATTATAGGTATTCTTTAGAACAGATTCTTGAAAATGTTAGTCAACATACTAATATTAAGAAGGAAGATATTCTTAAAAGATGTAGAAAAGATACTATTGTAGAAGCAAGGCAAATCTTTTGTTATATTAGTACGTGGCTTTTAGATAATCCATATAGTACAGTAAAAGTTGCTAAATTTTTAGGATTAACTCATGGTACTGTAGTCCATAGTAGAAGAAACATTAGTAATATAATGTTAGTGGATAAAAAGTTTGCTCTTGAAATTAATACTCTTATTTTTAAAATGGGACTCAATCCTGAAAATAGAAATAGGTATATTGATTCAGAAGAATTTAGAGAAATACAAAGTTTTCATCAAAAATTAACAAATAATGCAGCCGCTAAATCAAAAAGACATAAGTGATGGTCATTATTATACTCTTGAATTTAGAGTAAGTAAATTATCTAGAACACAATTAGATCAAATCATGGCTTTATTACAGGATAATAATCCTCAGTATAAAGAATTTAGTAAATTACCAATTAAACCTGAACAAAAAACAAGTATATGATTGAAAATAAAAGACATGAATTTGATGTAATTCTTCTAGATTTGAAACAAACTAATCTTAATGAAACATTAGGTATTGATAAAGATGCTTTTCTTACTCATAAAGTAATGATTGATTTAAATTCAGTAGATAGTTATAGAGCAGAAAGCAATGATCAAAATAAAAATGAAGTTGATGGTAGTGCAACAGTAGTGTTTACTAAATCAAATAATCTATTTTTAATTGATTACCCTTATGAAAAATTCAAACAATTAATGGGTGATTCAAATATTAAATCAGTTACTAAATCTGTTTAAAATGTTTCAGCCAATTACTGTTAAATATGTAAAATTCAATGATAAATTGGTTCCAGCTACATCAACGGATAAAATCAATGAAAGCCTATTTATCAATACTGTAAAAGATGGTGATAAAGTAGAGGTTACTTATGAAATTCAAAATGATAATCATTCTGAAGGTCAACTTAAGATGGTACATGCCATTATAAGAGAGTTATCTCTTGAATTAGGATATGAATTTAAAATTATGAAAGAGATGGTTAAGAAAAGAGCCGGCTTACAGATTAAAGAGAATAAATTCAAATCTTTTGGAAAATGTACCAAAGAAGAATTATCATTAGCTATTCAATCAGCATTAGAAATTCAAAATTTTACTAAAGCTAATCATGAAGAATATTAATCTTCTACTATTTTTTTGGATACTGTATCAAATTGTTTAGTAATAACTTTACCAGATTGTTCCGCAGCTTCTTCAAACTTACTTATTATGTATAACAAAGTAAAAAGATGATCTGCTAAAGGATCTGATTTAAAATCACCATTTTGAACTTGTTTAGATACATTTAAGAGATGTTCTAAATCTTTAAAAGGGAGAGCGTAGAAAATAACATTTTGAATTCTTTTATGAAGATTATTGTCAAATTCTATTGTGAGTTTAACATTATCTTCAATAATTTTTACAGGAATCAATTTTTTAGTTTCTTCAGCCATAACAATAATTTTAACAAATATACAGAAATAATGGAAATCAATGATATCAAAACAAAGCTATATCAAAAGCTTTTGCCATCTGGGTGGGGAAATAGATTAAAAGGTTTTATTCTTAGTGAAGAATTTGATCAAATCCTTATAGCTTTGGATAAACAAATCAAAGATGATAAAAGATTTACACCTACTTTTAAACAAGTATTTAGGTGTTTTGAAGAATGTCCCTATGATAAGTTGAAATTAGTAATGCTGTTTGATTCTCCTTATGATATGCACGGTATAGCAGATGGAATTCCTTTATCTTGTTCTCTTACTAAAGATATAGAAAACCCTCTCCGGCATGTAATGAATGAAATAAGGACTACAGTATATAATCATGAAACCTATGATTATGATAAAGATCTTAAAAGGTGGGCCAATCAAGGAGTGTTAATGATCCATGTATCACCTACTACACAATTGTTTCCAGGTAAGCCTCATTTTAATATTTGGAAACCTTTTATGACCTATTTATTGGATATGCTTGATACTTACAATAATGGTCTAAATTTTGCAATATTTGGTGAGAATGCTTTTAATAATTACAGTCAACATATTACAGGAAACATTGTAACATGTCCAAACCCTATGCTAATAAGAGGAATCCATGGAGAATGGAATAGTGAGGATATCTTCAATAAGATAAATAAACTTATAATAGAATCAAATGGTGAATCAGAAAAGATTATTTGGTAATTAAAGATGCTGAAAAGCAATTAACATTACCACTAGTCCTATTGAACTTAACATCCCAATTGTTCTATTTTTGATTTTAGCATCATCTTTATCTAATTTAAGGCTGATTTTATCATGTTCAATTTTATCTAAACTGATTATAGTATCTTTCTTGATGATTATTTTATTAAGTTCAACAATTTGCTTATCCTTAAGAACTACTATTTCATTAGTGTTTTTAAGTTGCAGATTAGCTGTTTTTAATAAAGAATCATTAAGAGATGCTTTAGTTAATTTTAATGCTATTTGCCTAAGAATTGTAGGTCCATAGCATTTAACAGTATCCTTACTTAAGGTTTGTGCGGATAATACTGTCCAACTCATCAATGTTAGCAGTATAAATAAAAACAAGTTTTTCACGGTAGATTATATTAGTTTTATTCTTAAGTTGTATTAAACTGTCATTCACATCTGTTAAAGAATCAATCCTTATCTGATGACTTTTAATCTCATCACGGTATTTCTTTATAGAGTCGTTAAATGGTTTATAATCAGGCTCTTTGATTAAATAGTGATGAAAGTTAGGGTATTCTACATGTAGAAATACACCTAAAACTAGAGCTATTAAAGCTACTATCAAGTATTTATTTAAGTTACTCATTTTGTGGCAGTTGGATCAGAAGTAATAGTTGTTATTGAATTTTCTGATATAGTTTGAGCATCAGTTATAGAATTTGTAGTATCTTTATTTGCAAGATTGGCGTAAGTATTAATACCCATCAATGCAGTAATAAGACCAGACAAAATACCAAGAACAACTGCTAAATTATCCTTATTTGTGAATTTTATAGTAATAAAGGTCAGTACCCAAAATACTCCCACAGCAAGCCATTTCTTTAAACTATGTCCAAAGACGGTGTTATCCAGGGCTCCTAAAAAATTTGTTACAAATAATGGTAGTTTCATAATTAAATATTTTTTACTAAATTAAAAAAAATTATTGAATGAAAGAATTTTTTATCATTTTAAATAAACAGCATATTAGCCCTAACGGGTATTATGTACTTATGGCAATGAGGGATAAATGGGAAGTAGAACACATTAATGTGGCTACAGAACTAAGAATTCTTAGAGGTGACGGGTGGCTTGATGAACAATCTCAGTTTACAACAGCTGCTTTATCCTTATTTCAAATAGTTGATGAGTGGTTAGTCCATTCTAAGACTAAGATTGAATCTATAAAGCAGATAAACCAAATTCCTGAATTTGTTAATGCCTACCGCGAGATGTTTCCTAAAGGTGTTTTACCATCAGGTAAACTTGCCCGTAATAATGTTGTAAATCTTACCAAGGCCTTTACATGGTTCTTTAGAACTTACCCTGAATATCAATGGGATGCAGTATTATACGCTACTCAAGAATATGTTAAATCTTTTGAAGCAAGAAAGTATGAATTTATGAGAACTTCTCAATATTTCATATGTAAAGATAAACAATCAGAATTAGCAGATCATATTGCCAAAGTAATGTCTAAATCAGAAAGAAACATTGAAACTCCTGAAGAAAAAGAGTATCCAGAAATGAAAATATTTTAATATGGCTCTAAAGTGGGAATCACAAGGATCAGCTTATGGTGAAGCTATCCAATATATGAATTATAGAAAAGAAGGTATTATTACCAGTTTTCAAACACCGTGGCTTTCTTTTAATAAAGCCGGTACTGGAGGTTTGGAATGGCAAAGTACAATCATTATTGGTGGGCGCCCAGGACATGGTAAAACTCTAGTTAAAGATCAAATTATCAGAGAAGGTTGGAAGTTAAATAGTAATAGTCCTTTCAGAGTATTGGAATTTTCATTAGAAATGAACCCTAAAACGGTAGCATTACGTGAATTTTCTGCAAATCTTAAAGAAGATTATAACAATTTACTAAGTGTGCCTTCCCCTGTATCAGATGAGATACTTGATAAATGTCAAGTTTATTCTGATGAACATAAGACTTACCCTAGGGATATTGTTAAAGATGCACCTACCATTACACAATTTAAAAAAATTGTAGAAGACTATATGAAGACATATGGTAAAAAGAATGAGGACGGAACAATAGATTATGTCAATACTATAATTACAATTGATCATAGTATTTTAATGAAGAGAGATAAAGGAGAAAAAGATTCTCTTACTATGCTTTATAATCTAGGGGAAGCGCTTACTCATTTAAAAAGAATTTACCCAATTATCTTTATTGTGTTAAATCAATTAAATAGAAGTATAGATGATCCCAAGAGAAATGAAGATGGTAAACACGGGAATTTAGTGAATACAGCTGACTTTTTTGGTAGTGATGCTATGTTAATGCATGCTGATTTATTATGTGCCATAGATGTTCCTAAAAAGAGACATTTAAAATTATATGGCCCAGATAAGTTCATTATTGTAGATGATACAGTGGTTACTATAAATTTCTTAAAATGCAGAAATGGTTCTACAGGTATGTGTTTCTTTAAAGCTTATTGGAATGCGTTTACTTTACTTGAAACTCCTCCTCCAAATAGAGATAATAAGGTTAAAACAGCTTACAGTTATCCACCACCTGATCAAATAGACTATTAATTTTAAATTTAAATTATGGCAATATCTTTTAAAGAAGAGTTAAAACCAGTTTTAACTACTGAAGAAAAAAAGTCAAGATTACTTAATCTCAGAAGTTTTCATGAACAATCTTTTAAAATATTAGGTGTTCCAAATGCCCAATTCATTGGTAAAATATTTTTCATTAATTCTGATAAGCAATGGAAGATTAAAATGTTTGAAAGTGAATTCAGGTATGGTGTAGATTTATATATTGAACCTACTAAACTTGATTATACTCCTGAGAATTATTTACATCAACATCTTGAGTCTGAAAGAGAGTTGTTTAAATGGACTTATCATCCTGCTTGGGATAAAGAATATGAAAAACTTTTACCAGGCACAAAGGGTAATAATGGAAGTTCTGTAATATATTTGCTACCTGTTGATGATTTACAATCTGTAGCAGAATTAATTGCAGCTAAACAAAAAGAAAACAAACTTACTGAAATTAAAAAAAGCAAGGAAGTTGAAAGTAATACTGTAGATAATACTGTGACTACAACAACTACTCAAAAGTTGGTAGTTAACAGTGAAAATGAAGATTGCTTTATTCAACAAGCAACTTTAAGGGATTTAGCTGCCATTTGGTTAAAGAAACCTGTTAGTAATAAACAATGGCTTAATGATATTGTAAATAGTGCACGCTAATGGAAGAAGATTTTGTATTACCCACAGCTAAAGTAGCAGCTGTAAGAAAGAATCCGCAAAACCTGATTATCTTTTCTAAACCTAAGACCGGTAAAACATCTCTTGTAGCTCAATTACCTAATTGCCTTATTTTAGAGTTTGAACCAGGTGGTGCAGATTATGTAGATGCAATGAAGATCCAAATTGAAAAGATTGAAGATCTTAATAAAGTTTATACTGCTATTAAGAAAGCCGGAAAACCTTATCAGTATATTGCTGTTGATACTATCACAGCATTAGAAGAAATGGTAATTCCTCTTGCTGAAAAGTTGTATATGGCAACACCACAAGGTGTTAATTGGGATACCCCTGTTACAGGTGGTAAAGCAAAGTATGGTAATATTTTGCAAATGCCTCAAGGTGCTGGATATGCTTGGTTAAGAACTGCTTTTGATAAAGCAGTTGATTTAATTAAACAATTTGCGCCAAATATTATTTTACTTGGTCATGTTAAAGACAGTATGTTAGAGAAAAATGGTAAAGAATTTAACTCTTCAGAACTTGATTTAACGGGTAAAATTAAACGTATTGCAACATCTAAAAGTGATGCAGTAGGTTATTTGTATAGAAAAGGTAAAAATAATTACCTAAGTTTCTTAACTTCTGATGAAGTTTCTTGTGGTGCCAGACCAACACATTTGGCCAATAAAGAAATTCTATTATCAGAATATACTGAAACTGGAGAATACTTAACACATTGGGATAAAATTTATCTTGATGAAACAACTAAATAATTAACTAAAAACTAAAGAAAATGGCTTTAAGCACTAAAAACATCCCTACTGGGATCCAAAAAACATTACTTCCTGGAATTAACGTTGTTACTATTAATTCTATAAACATTGAACCATTCAAATTTAAAGAAGGCGCCTATGAAGTTCATATTCATGTAGAAGGTCCTGCTATTAAAGAACCAGGTTTTGTTGGATTCAATATAGATAAGAATGACGCTTCATTAGGTACTTATGCTGGTCAAATTGGCCGTGTAAAAGCTAGTTTATATGCATATGCAGATGGAGAAACTAAAACAGGAATTCCTGTTAGCCGTGATCAAAACATGTTGAAATTCTTAATGAACCTTTGTAAAGAATTAGATATTCAAAAATGGTTTGATGAACAAGATAACAAACATGAAACTATTGAAGATTTATATGAGCAATTCAAGATTGATGCACCATATAAAGGAAAGAAAGTACGCATGTGTATTGCCGCTAAAGAGTATGTTAATCAAGCAGGATTTACTGCATTTGATTTGTTCTTACCTAAAGCTGGTCCACGTAATGTAGTTATTGAATTGGAATCAGTTCCTACTGCAAAAAGTAGATTGCTTCCTTTTAAAGAATCTGAACACGTGATTGTGAAGAAAGACAAACCTGTTGAAAACTTTGGTGAGGACACTCCTACTGAAGACGTTAATGATGAATTAGCACTTTAATAATTGATGGGGAGAGTAGAAATATTCTCCCCATTTTTATCTATTTCTATGATAAGTACAAAGAACATTCCAGGTGAAGATGATATAAAAAATATTCCAGGAAATTGGGCTTTTAAGTTTTATTGTAACTTATCTGAACTACCTGGTGGAAAAGATATAAAAATCAAATCACTATTTAATCCTAAAGACACTGATCCTTCTTTTATTATTTACTATAGTTCAAGATTAGGAAAGCATATGTTTAAAGATTTCTCTGTAAATCTTGGAGGAGGTATGGTTGATTTAGTAAGTAATCTATTTGATTTATCACTTTCTGATGCCGCAAAGAAAATATTAAGAGATTACAATGAATATTTAAGAAACAAATTAGTTGTTAATACAGACCCTATTATTGAACGTACTGTTAAAATTACAGACTGTATTAAAAGAACATGGACAACAAAAGATGCTTATTATTGGCAATGTTTTGGAATTAGTTCCAGAATACTTAATAAATATAAAGTATTTCCATTAGAATCATATACTATGGAGATTACACAAGGAGATTATCAAACAGATAAAATCTTTAGGTTACCTCAGGTGTATGGTTATTTTAAAAATGATGATACTTTATATAAGATTTATCAACCTAAATCTATTGCCGGCAAGTTTATGAAATTAGGTCAGTACATTCAAGGAACTGAACAATTAACTTTTCAAAAACCTTATCTAATAATAGGTTCATCTTTAAAAGATATTATGAGCCTAGAGGCCATGAACCTTCCTATAGAATTCATCTCTCCTGACAGTGAATCCACAATGATTCAACCAGATATTATTAATGCATATAAGTATAAATATAAAAAGATCATTACATTATTTGATGATGATCCTACAGGTTTAACATTTATGAGAAAATATTATGAACTTCATGGTATTCCTTATTTACATTTTCAAACCGGTCACAAAGATGTTTCAGATACTATTGTTGCAATAGGTCAAAAGAAAACAAAAGAATTATTAATTCCACAATTAAAAAAAGTAATCCATGGGTAGTTTCACAATTGGTATTGACATAGGCAAAAAAGGTTATATCTGCATTAATGACAACGGTCATTATACATTTCATAGAATGCCTTTAATTAAAAATGAATTAGATTATAGCAAAATTCATGAGATATTAGAACCTTATGAGGGTGGTAACGGGTTAGTAACATTTGAGAAATTAGGTGTTATTTTTGGTTCTAGTAAGGCAGTTGCATTTAGTATGGGATATCAAGCCGGAGCTATTGAAATGGCTTGTATAGCCTTATCTATACCTTATATGAAAGTTCCTCCTAAAACATGGCAAAAAGAATTATTTATTGGAATTCCTGAAATAAGTAAATCAAATAATAAAACTAAATCAGGAGAATCCAGGGATACAAAAGCAATGGCTTTAATGGCCGCTAAACAATTATATCCAACAGTTGATATACCAATAGCTGTTGGAACTAAAAAAGAACATGATGGTGCTGTAGATGCACTTTTAATTTGTGATTATGGAGCAAGAAGATACAAATAATATAATTACTGTAGAAAACTTTGAAAATTATAAATCAATGTTAATGTCTTCTAACCCTGAAGATAAAACGCTTGTATTAAATATTCTTAATAATATAAATGATTCAATTGATAATATTGTTCTAGTTCTAATATTATTAGTTGAAACTAATAAATTGGAAAAAGAAGTTATTGAAAAAGAATGTTTTAAATTAAATAACATTTTAAATAACAATAATATTTACATATCTAAAAAAGAACAAGATTTTGAACCTATTTCTTGGTTTAAAGTTTTTGAAATTGTAAAAAAGAATCCTACATATATGGAATTCTTTTTAGAAAGATATGCCATTAGAACTAAAAAACTAATGATTGAATGGGGATTATCATTAATGGTCAATTTTGACTTTAAATTAACTTACAATGAATAATAATGAATCATTAGCAAAAGCTAGTAAAGAATTAATGTTTAAAGAACCCTTTTACGGGTTCTTTCTTATTATGATGAATAAGGTATGGGAAAAAAGAGTCCCCACCCTTGGTGTTAGTAAAAACGGTATAAACTTTCAATTAAGTATTAATGAAAAGTTTTGGAATAGTTTAACACTATTACATCAACAAGGTATATTAAAGCATGAATGTATGCATATTGGTTTCTTTCATTTAGAAATGAGAGATAGATTTCCTGATCATAAACTAGCTAATATTGCTATGGATATGGAAATTAACCAATATATTGAAGAAAATATGCTTCCTGGCACAGAAGGTACTTATGAACAGTTTTGGGCTAAATGGCGTCCTGTGACGGAATCTATACAAGACAGATTATCTAAAGGTCTAATTACCCAAGAACAGGCTGAAAATGAGATGCTTAAAGTTCCTTCCCGTGGTATTCTTATTAAAGATTATGCAAAACTTAAATTAGACCATAAAGCTGGTACTAGGTATTATTATGATAAATTACAGGAAGCTAAAGAAAAAAAAGAAAAGAATGGTTCTTCAGGTTGCCCTGCATTAGATAATATACTTGAATCTGGTGAAGATTTACACGGTACATGGTCTGACTTTGAAGGATTAGGTGAAGCAGAAATGAAATTAATGCATGATCAGACTGAATACATTATTAAGGAAGTTGCTGAGCAGATTACCAAAGCTAGAGGAACTGTTCCTGGAGAATTTAAGATGATCTTAGAGAAAATTAATTACAAAGAACCTCCAAGATTTAATTGGCAACAATATATCAGACAATTTGTAGGCGGTAGTACAAAAACCTATACAAAGAAAAAGCGTAGTAAGTTTAATAAACGCTTTGAAGATATGCCAGGTCTTAAGATTAAAATGCAAAGACATGTATTAGTTGCAGTAGATACTTCAGGTTCTGTATCCACTAAATCATTAGTTGATTTCTTTAAAGAAATACATCATATTTCAAAAGGTCAAACTCAAATTACTATACTTCAGTGTGATGCTGCAATTAGAAGTATAACACCTTATTCTAAAACAGATGTAGATGCTATTAAAATCCATGGTAGAGGTGGTACAGATTTTAACCCTATCATAGATTATGCTAATAATAATCCGCATAAATACACAGCTTTAATTATAATGACTGATGGGTGTGCTCCGGCACCTGAAAAATGTAGATTAAAAACTTTATGGGTTCATGATGAAACCAGTGAAATAAATGAGAATTTAATAGGATTAAAAATTAAACTAAACTAAACTTAGAAAAAATGGCAAAAACATTAGAAGTTACTACTAAAGAATTAAAAGGTTTATTAAAACACGTTATAAATAATAATAAATTCTTGCAAGAGCAAGGTAAGACGCCTTTGGCTATTTGTGTAGAAGGTGAGGCTGGTATTGGTAAAACTTCATCTATAGAACAACTTGCAAGTGAATTAAACATGCAGTTTGTTAAGTTAAATCTGGCTCAGATTGAAGAAATTAGTGATCTTGTTGGATTTCCTATTAGGCAATTCCAACTTTGTAAAGAAGAAGAATGTCTTTGGATTGATGAACCTGCTGTAGAAGAATTTCAACACCAAGGATATAAATTCACTGGTAATAAACGTATGGCATATTGTGCACCTGAATGGATTGCAGGTAAAGGAGAAAATGGAATTCTTATTCTTGATGACTTTACACGTGCGGATTAATAAATTATATACTGATGTATTGCTAGTTTGAATAATTTGATTATCTTTATGATATGGAAAAATTAAATACAACTACTTTATTAAGTATTAAATCGTGTAAAGGAATTTATAAAATAAAAATTCATGATAAAGAATATATTGGTAGTTCTACTAATATAGGTTATAGATTAAAACATCATTTATGGTCATTAAAAAATCATAAACATCATAATTTAACTATGCAAAATCTATATAATAAATACGGTATAGATAGTATTTATTTTTGCATAATTGAAGAATGTAATGAAGATGTATTAATTGAAAAAGAAACTTTTTATATTACAACACTTAAACCTTATATAAATCATATTCTTAATCCAAGTAAAATTGTTAGAGATGATATTTATAAAAAAAGATTAAGTGAAAGTGGTAAAAAAAGTTTTGAAAATGGAAGAATTATACACAATAAGAAAAAGACTTATATGTATGATATTTCTGGTAAATTTATAAAAGAATTTGATGATGCTACTAAAGCCGCTAAAGAAATAGGAAATTCAAATTATCCTACTTCAATTTGTAATGTGTGTAATAATAAAACACATACTGCATATGGTTATAGATGGTCTTATAAAAAAGTTAAAAAACTTTCAAATATTAATTATAAATATAAATTACAACCTGTATTACAGTATTCAATTACCAATAAATTTATTAAATCATGGAATTCCTCAAAAGAAGCTAGTAAAACTTTAAATATTTCTAATATAAATAGAGCTATTAAAAAAGATTTAACAGCAGGAGGTTTTAAATGGTATAAAGCGTTTGGTCCGCATTAAATTCCGTGAATTCAGGGAACATCCAGAGATGGACAATCCTGATCTAAGCATTGTAGGGATACAATGAAAGAGCAACGACTAGGGTATGGAGTCTAGAACAGACAGTAAAACCCCAAGAGCGCGGAACACATTTTGACAAGATGTGATGATATAGTCTGATCTATAAATAATCTAAGCCATAAATTATAGAATCATAAGATAAAAAGCTTATGAGATAACAATAATGCAACGCTTTATACAGGCATGTATGGAATTAATTGACCGTCAATCTTACATTTCTTGGAAATTACCTAAAGGTTGGACCATTATCCTTAGTACAAACCCTGATGATGGAAACTATCAAGTTACTAGTATGGATGATGCACAAACAACTAGGTTTTCTACTATTAACCTAAAGTTTGATATTGACTGTTGGGCAAAATATGCTGAACAAGCAGGTGTGGACGGCAGATGTATTAACTTCTTATTGATGACACCTGAATTAGTTAAAGGAAAATGTAATCCAAGGGCTATTACCAATTTCTTTGGTAGTATTTCCTCTTTACAGAATTTTGAGAAATCATTACCTATCATCTCTATGATGGGGCAAGGTAGTGTTGGTCCTGAATTTTCTAGTATGTTTACCACTTTCATTAATAACAAGTTAGATAAGATCATTGGCCCTCATGAAGTTTTAACTAACAAATCATGGGATAATGTTAAATCACAATTATTAGATTGTATTGGTAAAGATAATACTTACCGTGCAGACATAGCTAGCGTATTATGTACTAGGTTAATTAACTACACTGTGCATTATTCTAAAGATAATGCAATTGATGATAATATCATCAAACGTGTTACTGAACTAGGTACTAGTGATATCTTTGCTATGGATTTGAAATACATGTTAGTTAAAGGTATTTACAATGGTAATAAGACTAAATTTAGCAGACTTATTCTTAATCCAGAAATTATTAAAATAACCGTAAAATAAGAATTATGCCGTATAATGCCCATTTATTTATGGATCCATTACAAGTAAGCCGCCTTCCCTTTATCAAAGGGAAGGTTGCTTGTTTGTATGAAGAAGGTAAAACTTTATATAAAGGAATTACTTTTAAAACTACAAAAGAAGATTATGATAAAGCTTCTGAAAAACTTCTTGGAAAAGACACTTATCAAATTAAAACTGGAGATAAAGTTTTTGTAATGCCGGGATGTAATATTCCTGCTTTTAAATTAAAAGATTATATCAAATCTTTAGGTGCAAGAATTGTTGGAGAAATTGAAGATGCTACTGTATTTATAGGTTGTAATAATGCTATTTATTCTTATAGTAATTACAACTATGAAAAGAAACCTTATCACTTAATGTTCTTATTATCTGATGGTCATTGTACTAAATTAGATCTTATCGGTAGTGTTATCAATTTTGAAGCATATGAAGAAGATGATTCATTTAATCAATATAAATCTGAAAATATAATTGATAACTCAGGTCTTTATAATTTTGGAATAACTGAAAGAAGCGAATCAAATATTTTAGTTTCAACAGGTAAATACAATGAATCTGAATATTTTATTACTCCTGCGGCAGCTAAAATTTTATATAATTGTTTATTAAAGAAATTACCTATCATTAATGAAAAAACATTAACTGAAAAGTGTAATACATCTATTATAATAACAGATGAAATTTATGATAGTGTTGTATCAATGTTAGAATCTGGAATGGAAGATAACATATCAACAGCAAGAGAAATCATTGCCAACTGTGATATTAAAAATTCTACATACAACATATGGAGATTATCTAAAAAATATTATGGTACATTTTCTAGAAGTAGATTTAAGAATATTAGATTATTTGTAGAACAGTCTGAATTTGGAATGTTAAATAGTTTAAATAATACTGATATTATAGAACATCTTAGTACTAAAAATCAATTAACACCTGAAATATTTAATAGTTTGATTAATCATATAGCTAATGTAGAATTGGGTACGTTTAATAATCCATTATTTAATTTTAATATAACATTATCAGAAAGATTTAAACATTTTAATCCTGATTTTATAAAAACTAAAAACTCTGGATCAACTATAGTTAATAGTGAACTTGAAGAATATGAAGAAGAATTAAATGAAGATGAAGATGAAGACTATGAAAATGAAGAGATATAGAACAGGTTTACTTTTAAATTTAGAAGAAAAATTTAATTATGATAGTCCAGATACAGATTTATATAAAGATGTAATGTTAATTACACCTAATAGTTATAATTTTGAAACTATTAATTATTTTCCTGATTTAAATTTTAAGTATAATGACTATGGTAATCATATTGATTATAGTATATTTAAATTTAATGAGTCTCCAGATCTAACTAATATTAAGACTATTTTTATTAATAAAAAATGTAAAATATATTCTATAAAATTAAAAGCATTTTTGAAAAAATATAATATTAAAAAGGTTAGTGATCCAAATGAAGCAGATTATTTTGTTATTGATAAATCACATTTACAATATAATAATAAAATAAGTAACCTAATGTATAAAATATCTTGTAAAAGATTTTTAGAGCGTTTTGAAAAAGATTTAATCAATAATCATCCTAATATAGTAGAAACAGTTAAAAATAGTAAATGTAAATTTCTATTTATTAATGGTAATATTAAATCTTTACTTTCTAAGGAATACTTAAAATTAAATGAAAGTACATTTATTCATACAAGTTATGAAGAACGTATTGTAGATTTAGATCTTTTTAAACGTTGTTTAAAGTATGAGGCTGCTGGTAAATTTATTGAGCCTAAATATTTAATTTCAGCAGTTAATAATTTAAATCCAACAATAACTAAAGAAAGTTATGAACAATTGGATTCAATGTTTACAAGTGATGACCCTGGTTCTCAATCATTAGCTATGGAAATCATGGCTAATTCTAACTATAATGCAAATTTAGTATATATTTTAGAATTAATTGATAAGCATTATCCGATTCTTCAAAATGAAAAGAAAAACTTAAATTTTAAATCTCTATTACAATACATTCCATTAAAATGCCCTACAGCACTTAGTATGGAATATAAACTCTCATTACTTAAAGAACATGATCAACTAACACTTAGCAACATTAAACTTTTAATACCAAATATAGACCATGGAAGATAAGGACCCAATAATTTTAGAAAATGAATTTTATAATAAAGAATTTAGATTTAGTTATTCTAGCATTAATCTTTTGCTATACAGTCCTGCATTATTTTATAAGCAGTACATACTCAAACAAAAAGAAGAACGGTTAGACACCCATTTAGTGGATGGAAAAGTAATTCATGCACTGATTTTAGAAGAAAGTAAATTTAATGATAACTTTATAATATCTCCTACAGATCTACCTTCAGACAATGTACGGAAAGTTATTAATAATGTTTTCTATAAAGTTTCAAAAACAGAAACTCCTAATATTTTATCTGCATCATCATTATCTATTTATGGTTATGAGATTGTTGAGGAGCTTCTTGCTATTAACCTACATCAATCTTTAAAGACAGATGAACAGCGGATAGCAAAAATTGTTACTGATGAAAATGAATCATATTGGAAATTCCTGTGCATTAAAGGAACCAAAACTGTGATTGATCAGGAAACATACCTTAGATGTAGCACGTCTGCATCCTTGGTAAAGAATGATGCCACAGCCAGTGAATTGCTTAATGGCTTTGGAAAACTTCCCATGTTAAATGAGGAATTTATTAAAGTAGATCTAAAAGGAAAACCTTATGGATTACATGGACAAGTAGATAATTTTGCCATGGATGTCACTACTAGAACACTTTACATCAATGACTTAAAGACCTCAGGCAAAACATTAACAGAGTTCAAAGAGTCAGTTGAATTTTATAAATACTGGATGCAAGCAGCCATGTATGTTAAAATTATCAAGGCTTCATATAGTTTGGGTCATGATTGGCATGTAAAATTCTCATTCATTGTTATAGATAAGTACCAACAAGTTTATACTTTTAAAGTTTGTAGTACAACTTTACAACTCTGGATAGATAATTTTGAAGACATATTAAAAAAAGTAGATTATCATTATAACTCAAAAAGATATGATTTACCCTATGAATTTCTTATAGGAGATGTAATACTTTAAATATCAGTTAGTAATGAATAAAGTGTATAAAGATTATTTTCAAAAATCAAGGGTATTCTTATATCCTGTACTGGAGATTCCTAGGGGTGGCAGTGTCACCCCTATTCAAAGTTACATTTCTTGGAAAGATAACATCAAACAAGAAGATTGTAAGCTAATTTGTCATTACTATTTACGTAATGATAATGAATTTTTAAACATACAGAAACATAAATTATTTGGTAGTAAATATTTTGATAAATTTGTAGAAGGTCCTGGTGACGGTCAGCAAAAACAAGGTATTTTTATTTTTGATATGAGTGATTTTAAAACATCTTGGGATGCATTCTTAAAAGGAAAGTATTCTAAGCTTTCAGCACCTTTAAAACAACATATTAAAAATTATTACGCGCGTTCTAAATTCCTCCCTCATGTAACTAGTTATTTATACCCTGAAAAATATTATCCATTTTACAGTGAAATATTAGGAGTACCAATATCTGTATTAAAAGAGTCAGGGGAACTTGCTGATGTTCCAAACTTTACAAAAGAAGAATTAACATTTACACCAGAGATTATTAAATTAAATACTAACCAATTAATTACCATATTATGAGTAAAAACATGTTATTAATTCACTCTGAATGGAGTGACTTTCCATCATTTAGAATGATCCCTGCAACTTCAGACTGTCCTTATGTGGAATGTATGTTTGAAACAGCAAAGAAACTTCTTATTGTTGTTGGTAAAGAAAAGAAAGAAACTTTCCATTTCTTACCAAGACTAGATGAAGATGGTGCAGCGGGTCCAATTGATAAAAAGATAAAAAGAATGGTATCTGATCCTGCTACTCCTGGACAACCATTACTTGATAAAAACAATAAACCTGTTTTTGAAATGGCTGATAAAACAAGTGTAAGTGGAAAACTTTATAGGGAACAACGTGTAAGTTTTGAAACTTATCAAGAATATCTAATTCTTAATAAACGAGATATTCTTGATTTTATCAATCATTTTGCAATTAATGCTAAAAGTTTTGAAGTAGAACCTTATTTTGAAATTAAAGTATCTGAAGGTTTAGATCAACAATTTAAACCTGAGTTATTAAAAGCAACTAATAATGAAACAACTACCCCTGGAGGAATAATTCTTACAGGTTCTCAAGACTAATCATTAATGGGAGGATAGAAATGTCCTCCCATTTTATATATTAATTATGGATGCATGGGTTATTGACTGGGAAACATTATCTAATTGCAGTATGTTAGTAGCGGAAAATTATGCTACTGATGAAACTAAAGTATTTGTAATACATGAATTAGTAAATGATTTCCTACCATTGGTATATTTCTTTAGAGATTGCCGTGATAAAAAAGACTATCATATTAGTTTTAACGGGTTAGCTTTTGATGCCCAAATTACTGAATGGATTTTAAAAGGTGCTATCCCAGATCCTAATAACGGAGATGATATTGCAAGAAGGATTTATAAACGGGCCCAACATGTAATACAGTTATCCAATGCTGGAGAATTTCAAGAGTTTTCTGAAAATAAAATGCAGATTCCTCAAATAGATGTGTTTAAAACCAATCATTGGGATAACGCAAATAAGCGTAGTTCGTTAAAATGGATACAGTTTTCAATTGATTGGCCTAATGTCCAAGAAATGCCTATAAGTCATACTTATGAGGTAAAAACTCTTGAAGAAATTGAAATAATTAAAAGCTACTGTATTAATGACGTTAAATCAACTAAAAAAGTATTTCAATTATCCAAACCTCTTTTAACAGTTAGGCAAAGTATTAAAAGAAAATATAAACTAGATTGTCTTAGTTATTCTAATACTAGATTAGGAAGTGAATTATTGTTAAAACTTTATTGTAACTTTTCTGGTCAAGAATCATCTAACGTAAGATATCTAAGAACCAATAGAACTAGTATTAAAGTAAGTGAAATTATATTTCCTTATATCAGTTTTCAAACCTCTGAACTTCAAGAGTTTTTTGAAATGGTTAAGAAAACTATCATTTATAATACTAGAGATGGTTTCTCATATGAACTTAATTATAAAGGAGTTACGTTTTATTATGGTATGGGTGGTATCCATCAATGTATAGAAGCAGGAATCTATAAGGCAGATGACCGGTTTATTATAAAGGATTTTGATGTTGCATCTCTATACCCTAGTATTGCGTGCGTTAATGAAATGTTTCCGGCCCATCTTGGAAAAACGTTCTTTAAAGTTTATAAGGAAAACATTGTTGATGTCAGATTAGCTGAGAAGAGAAAAACTGAGAATAAAGACATGGCAATTATTGAAGGATTTAAGGAAGCAGCTAATGCAACTTATGGTTGAGAAAATAATTAAATATTAATTTGGTATTTACTAACTCTTTAAGTATATTTGTCAAAACAAATATTGTGAAAATATTAGTAGAACCATTAGAGTTTTTAAAACAAGGAGTATATCAGATTAAAAACTGTATTACTAATCAGCTTTATATAGGTAGTACAACAATGACTTTTGTGAAAAGATGTCAACATCATATTAATAGATTAAGATCTGGTAAACATAAAAATCTATATTTACAAAGATCTTGGAATAAATATGGTGAAGATAATTTTGAGTTTTCTATAGTAGAAATATGTACTAAAGATCTTTCATTAGTACAAGAACAGATTTGGATAAATAAACTTAATGTACTAGATAAAAAGAAAGGATTTAATATTAATCCTCTTGCTTCAGGTACTCCAAATATGTCTAAAGAGGCTATAGAAAAGAGAAGACAAACTATGATTAGAAAATATAAATCTGGAGAATTGGATCATGTAAAAAAGATCTTAAGTTCTAGAATATCATGGAATAAAGGTCTTAAACTTAAAGATACATCTTATCTACAAGTCAAGAAAACAATAACTAAAGCAGTACTAGATTCTAGAAAAAAGAAAATAGAGAATACTAGAAATAAGTATCCTAATGTGTATGTATATGATATAAGTTTAAAATTTTTAGGCAAATGGAGATCTACTATAGATCTCCAAGAATGGTCTCTAACTAAAGATAATAATTTACCTATTAAAAGTAGATTTTATACTAAAAGAATGGGATGCCCTTTGACTTTTCTTAAATCATCTAATATACAAACTGCTTGTAAATTTAATACTCCTTATAAAAACTTAATATTTAGTTATAAGCCACTTCATCAGGAGACTGATGTTGAAAAACAGGAAGAATTGCTGGGAACTCCTATCACAGTCTGTGAGGACAATCAGCAGCCTAGCTTAAGTAGTAATACTTTTGAAGGTTCAACGACTAATACCCGAGTCCTACCTAATAATATGGAGGATAGTAATGGTAACACGAGCATCCTGCATGATTTTAATCATGATGATATAGTCTAAGCTATATAGTAATATATAGAATTATAGAATAAAGAGTCTATAAGATAATAACACTGAATAGTAATAGTCAATACTCTTGGCTATTTGATTCTCAATATACCATGCAAACTACAATCAATGGTCAATTATTAATAACCATGCTTGTAGAAGATTTATTACTTAATATTCCAGAATCAACCTTACTTCAAACTAATACTGATGGTGCAACTTTAAAGTTTCCTAAAGAGTACCTTCCTATTTATGAAAAACTTTGTAAAAAATGGGAAGAAAAGACTAAATTAAGTCTGGAATATGCTGATTATCAAGCAATGTATATTAGGGATGTTAATTATGGCATCCAGAAACCTTGAGAATTGCTGGAACACTAAGGAAAAAATTCTATGTCAATCAGCAGCCGAGCCTATATTCCACAGGAAGGTTCAGAGACTATCGAAAACACACTATAATTATAGTGGAAGTGAGTAGAGTACCCTTAAATGGGGAAGCACAAGGCAATTATTTACTTGATTTGCTCTTAATAATTATATTACATATATTTGTAATATGAAAGCAAATCCAAAACATCAATTTACTGGAATTTATTGTATTAGAAATCTAGTTAATAATAAAGTATATATAGGCAAATCAGGAAATATATATAAAAGAATTCATCAACATCTTTATGATCTAAAGAATAAAAGAAAACATGAAAATAAACATCTTCTTAATTCATGGTATAAATATGGAAATGAAAATTTTGAATATATAATTTTGGAAAAAACAGAAGGAGAATTAGAAACTGCTAAAAGAGAACTTTATTGGATGAAAATATTTCAATCTCTTGATAGAAGTAAAGGATATAATCTTAGAAGTGATTCTGATTCTAAAATGATTTGTAATATAGAAACTAAACAATTAATTAGTAAAAGACTTAAGAAAGAATGGAGTAATGGGGTTAGAAAAAATCATGGTAAAAAACTTTCAGATAATTGGAAATCTACTCCTGAAAGAAATCAGATTCAATCTAAAATCATGTCTAAAGCATTAACTAAATATTTTTATAAAATTGATAATGAATTAATTTCATATCAACAATTAAATGATAAAGGTTATAAAAATGCTATAATTTCTTTTCATAGAAATAAATCTAATATAATAACTTTTAAAGGAATATTGATAGAAAGAGTAAAAATTGAAGATATAGTCCAATCCTCATAGAAATATGAGAAATAATGCAACAATTACATGGCCCATTATACCAATGGGAAAAACAAATGTAAAGGTGCATTTGAATGGGAAGATCCTCAAAATCATAAAGTTTCAGTTCTTCATAAAAATAAAAGTTATCTTATCATTCCTAAAGCAGTATTTAACTATTTCATAAATAATATCCCTCCTGAAAAGTATTTACAAGAGAATAGAAATATTTATGATTATTGCGGTGGTGTAAAGAGTAAAGGTGATTGGTATTTTCAAGAACTTAAAGTTGATGAAAATAGAATCTTTAGAGAAAGAAGATTACAAAAAGTAATGAGATATTATATCTCAAAGAAGGGTTGTAAAATTGTAAAAAGAAACCCGGACGGAAGACAGCTCCAAATTGAAGCTGGTAAATGGATGATGACTGAGTTTAATACATATCAAGAGAAACCATGGGAAGAATATGGTGTAAATGAGGAATATTATCTTAAGAAGATCTATGAAGAAATAGCAAATATAGTAGCTCCACCACCAGTATTTAAAAACACATTATTCTAAAACTTAAAATTATGGCAGGTAAAAGACCAACCTTTACAACAAAAGAATATTTAGAAAGTATTCCTTTGCCTCAACATGCAAGTAGTTATACTTGTATTTCTCACAAATTTATTATTGATAATGTATATAACTTCTTTAAGATCAATAACTTAGAGATTGAATTAGAATTGTATAAATCTACTATGGATGGTGAAATTGCCACTGGTATTTATTATATTAAAGGTAAAACAGATCCTGAACTTACAATGATGTTTGCATGGGCTAATAGCTATGATAAGAGCATGCGTTTTAAATGTTCTATTGGTGCTAGAGTAAATCTTAATCAGGCAACTATTATAGGTGGAGATGTTGCATCTTGGGGACGTGTTCATAAAGGTTCCGCAGATGTGGATACTCAAAACACTATTCATTCTCAAATTCAAGATGCCACAAGGCATTTTACAAATTTGATTAATGATAAGGAAGCTATGAAAAATATCCAACTTAGCACCTGGGAAAGAGCCAGTTTATTAGGTGTGATGTATGCTATAAAAGATTTGTTTACTATTGAACAATTCAATATAGCAGTTAGGGAAATGAAGAAACCTTCTTATGAATATCCAGAAAATGAAAAACATTCTTTATGGACTTTTTATAATAATATTCTAGTAGCTATTAAAAGTTCTCACCCTAAGAAATGGTTAGATAGACAAAGAAGCTTACATTGGTTCTTATGTTGTCATTTTAATATTGGTAATTATTGTTCAACAGCACCAGGTGTTAAGGCAACATCTATTGCTGTAAAATTTATTAAAACTGTTGCACAACCAGTACTTAATGAAGGTTTGTTATCATTAGATGAAGAACCTGTTGATTCTAATCAACTTAATCTGTTAGATGCTATTGCTGAAGCAGAAAAAGAATCTGGGATACAAGATCCACACGTATTAATCAGAAATATGGATGGTGAACCGTTGGTTATTTCTAAATTTGAAGATGGAGTTGAAGAAGAAGAAATTACTTTAGATGAACCAAAGATAGGTAGTGACTTTGATATAGACAATACTGATGATTTAACTTTAGATGAACAAGATAATAAAGTAATTGAACCAGTATTGGAATCTGTTCCAACAGTTGTTCCAACAATTATTTCTGAAGTACCTCATTCATCAAAAGAAGAAAGTCTTGAATTGACTGCTGAACAACAGGCAGCATTAGACGCTTTCAATGATGATGATGAAGATCCTTTTTCATTGTAAAAATAACAAGGGTAGGAGAAATCCTACCCTTTTTTTGCGAACCACTATGGTAATCTTGATTGGTTATGGTCTGATTTGAACAGCCACAAAGTTTTTTACGGCTAGCGTTGGGTCAGTAGTTCCCCCTGTTACACCAACCATATGTGCCGCGTGGTTAAAGAATTTCCAACTACCTTCTTGTTCCCAAGAGTATGGACCTACATCTTTCTTATAATATGCAGATTCATTACCCAACATTCCATTTCCTATATCACCTAATAAAGTAGCATAGGTATTAAGGGTTGGTCCAAAAGCAACAGATTTAAAATCTGCTAAGTTTTTATAGGTTGTTGGAGAAAACCATTGAGAATTTTCTTGAAGTACATTCATACCTAAAAGGATAGAATGGGCATGAGAAAAACCTATTGGGTTAAACTCCACACCTGTATCAACTACTCCTGGTAACGGTAATGGTCCAGATTCAGCTCTTAATTTAGCGTATTTTTCAGGATCATTTTCATCCCAACCTAAAACAAGATGTACAAGGGCCCATAATAATAAACATTGAAGTCCTTCTCCTAATAGTTTACCAAAGGCCTGTTTTTCCATTGGGGTTAATTGCTGAAACCCATTCATACCTTTTCTTAACTCATTGGCTACCTTTATGAAAGTTTTGGCATTAGTCCTATAGAATCCTTCAGTCATTCTACCATGCCCTACATTATATCTTTCAGAAGCAACCCGGGACATAAACATAGAAGTTAAATACCTTCTCATATATGATATAGTTCTATAAGCAAGGTAACGTTGAGCCTCTGGTTGGTCAAACTTAGCAAAGGCACCGTTTAAATCATTACTAGCCATATGGATTTTATTCCTGAAGATCTTAAACTCTTTACCTCCAATACCATATGTAGGATCAATACCGGGTTTTAATTGGATCTGATTATCTTGATTTACTTCCCAAGCATCAATGTATTTTATTATAGTTCCATCTAATTTAGTAATGGTTTTATAATTCATCATTCCACCAAACAAACCCAAGGATGCATTAATTTCAGTCCATTTTCTAGGTGACATCATCCAAGAAAGATTTAATATATCTTTCTCAATATTTCTAGTAATGGTGCTTCCAAAGTGTTCTTCAAGTCTTCCTTGAAAAGCATCAAAGATGTCTATTAATTGAGTATCTAGACCTTTTACTTTACCGCTATATAATTGTGAAGATATTTGAGTAGATGCTGATAGGGCCCATGCATGACCTGCTGTAAGGGTTGGGATACTTAGATCCTTTCCTCCGGAAGCCATTATTATGTTTTGGACACCCGCAGATATTGAATTCTTTAAAGCAGATGGAATGTTCAGCGCAAAGAACCCAAATGAGGCTGTTTTAAATAACATGCTTGTTACTTTATTTAACACATCATTTTCTTTGGCAAAACCAGTATTAGTTTCTCCTTTGAATTCCCGGTCATATAAATTCTTCATGGCTTTTGCCCTGATATTCTCACCTTTTTTATTGGCAAACCTATTAATAACTGTATTAACTAATGAGTTTTCTTCTATCTTTTCTAAGCTATTAGATGATGCAGTATCAATCATAGCTTTTGCTATAGGTTCTATCTCCATTAATTTCTTTTGTCTTTCTGCAGAAAGCATGTAATGCATAGTGCTATGGAAGACATCTAATGAAACCTTATCTGCTTCAATATTGGAAAGACCTACAATTGGTACAGTACCTTCTTCTTCTCCAAATAAATCTGCTTTATTTAATTTAATGGATTCATGTAAATTAGTTAAAGGGTTATAGTTCAGATTCATATTAACGTCATCAGCTGATTTACTGAAATAATCCTTAATATTTTGAATCCAACCTGTCACTGCTCCGCTAACTCCTTGTAAACCACTACCTTGGATAATATCAACATTCTCTTTTCTAAATCTTGGAAGATCTAAATAAAGTTTAGAACTATCTTGTAAACCTTCTTGATTAGCAATATGATGTTCTTTTACTTTCTCTAGAATATTAAATACATCCGGGTTATTCTTCTTCAAAGAAAAATAATCTTGATTAATATAAGGACTATCTGCAGGTGCCCCTTCACTAACTAATCGTGGTAACCAATGACCTTTATTATCTACTGTTTTACCTACAATTTTTTGGTTGATATATTCAGGTTTTACTTCTCTAACAAAGAATCTTTTACCAGGTGCTCTTTGTATTGTTTCAACTACTTTACCTGTGTTATCTAAAAGATCTGTTGAAATATAATTTTTTGAATCTAATGGTTCAGTAGTATTCCAGACAACAAGTCTTTGCCATGATTTATAGATAAACCCTGTTTCAGGATCAACATATGATCTCTTTTGTATATGGTTATTATAAAACCATTTATCAAAAGCATCATTACCATTATTAAGTAGATTTAGTAGCTTTAACTCATCAAGTATGTTATTTGCTGTATCTTGAGTATAATTCCCTCCTAATAAAGCATTTAAATGATCTACATAATAAGTTGTAGGTTTTTTAGATTGAAGTTTCTCTAACTTAGCATATAGAACTTTCAATTCAGATTTAATCAGTTTTTGTTCTGTATCATCTGCTTCATTTTTCTTATCAATTAATTCAGCAAAACGTTCTTTATCTGCTTGGGACCTGTTCTTATTATTTAAAAGAGCTTCATATTCTGCATATTCTTCTTCAGTAAGACTACCTATATTAGATAATAATATCTGAAGTTTGTCAAGTGCCAATTGAGCCTGTCTTATAGAATAAATCCTTTGATGACTCATTTCATCAGCATTAGGTTGATTGTCATCATCCCTAAAACCTATAATAGATTCTCTAATAATGTCATTATTTTTAGAAATCTCATTTGAAAGATGCTCATTACCTTTATTAAGACGTTGTCTAAGAAGTTCTATATTAGCATAAATGTTATTTAACTTTTTATAATGCTCATCAGTTACCTTAACAACAGTATTATCATTAATCCATTCTTGGCGCGCATTATAAAAAGGACTATCTTCTTTAGTGCTTCTTTCCATACCTTGGGCCACTAAGTTCTCTTCATATTTTGTCAATGCATTTTGAAAAGATCCTGGAATTTCTACCCACTTATAAACCTCATTAGATCTTTCTCTATATGCTTTTAAAGCCTTTGCTTTTATAAGATCATCTCCTGTCTTCATTTGACAAAACTCATCTACCAAAGCATGCATTTGAGCAAATTCTCTCCATTTATGTTTGATGATATCTAGAGTTTCTTTATCTGTAAATTCATCAACTTGCGCTTTTTGAAGAGATATAATCTCATCTAACTTAGCCCTTCTTTCCTCTTTAGCCTGTTGTTTAACAGCTTGAATCCTTGGATCATTGTCTTTAAATACAGAGTCTTTATCATAAAATTGAGGAGTATAGTCCTGGTGGAAATACTTATTCTTATGTTCTTGTAGTTTTTCTAATAATCTAGCCGCTTCTGCGTAATCTTCTTTAGTATTACTTGAGTTTGCTTTATCCCTTGCCGCCGCAGCATCATATTCCATTTTAGATATAGCATATCTATGATTATGGAAAGGATTTAATAATGTAACTACCTTTCTTTCTACTAAAGATACTTCATTAGTATCAGGATTTGTTTCATATGCAGAGGTAGTATCTATGGTAGTTAATAATTTACCTAGATCTTGAGCATTTCTTCCTTTAAAGCCTATCTTATTTAGTAAAGGGTCTAAATCATTAATGAATTGATTATGCTTTTGTTGAGCAGTAGTTAATACGTCTGTCATATGATTCTTTATGAACAGAGCAAATCCTCCTACAATTGGATCTGAATTATACATGAAACCTTCTAGAAAAGAACTTAATGCCGGGGCATCTCCTCTTTTACCTGTCAAATAATCCTTTATAGGATCCACCTTAATTCCTTGAGCATCTGTATATGAACTCAGACGGGATTCATTGTAAAGCCTTATTTGTTTATCTATCAGACCTTTAGAAGCATTATTTTTAGTATAATGCTCCATGATTTCCATATGAGTCTTATCTATATTATCAGCTAATGGTTGTAAAGTTTCTCTCATTAACTCTAGAGAACTCTTTTCATAGGCTAATTTGGAATAGTTTTTAGCATCTTTAAAGTTACTCTTAATACTTGATATTAAGGTTCTTAGTTCATTTTCTGGTTTTACACCGGCATCAGCCAAATGCATATCCATCATATCTAAATATCTATCCCAATATCCAATAAACTTATTGTAACCAGTTAGTTTACGCATGTCTTCCTGAGATAAATCACCAGTTGAAATATCTTTCATATGATATGACATTCTTTTAGAAGCCTCATGAGTAATATGAAGATCCAATACCATACTAGATACCTGCGCCTCAACGTGATTCATATCCTTATTTAACTCTTCTATCTTGTCATCTAATAGACCATAATACCTACTTAGATTTTCTTTTATTTTTTGAAGCATATCTTGACCTAATTCATCTTTCAAGATATCTAACATGGATGCATAATCTTTATTGGCCTTCAACTCAGCTAAATGTCTAGCTGCCACTTGATACATGTTATTATTTAACATTACCCTGGTTTTGGTATTCAATAATTTGAAAGCTTCATTTTCTGCTTTCATTTGTTTAAAATAAGCAACAAGATCTTCTCCTGTTAATTGCTCACTTTTAATATCAAAAGTAGATCCTTGTAACATCTTGGCCAGATCCTGTAAAGAGGTGTTCACGTCAAGATTTTCTACTTTGATTTTATTACCAAATACCTTTCTTAAAACTTGCTTAACTTGAAAAAGGAAATTCTTAATTGCTTTAACAAAACCTTCTGATTGATTTACTCCACCACGTTGATTTAGAGCCATTTGCGTTAAAGCTCTTACTATAACTTCTTCCTTATATAAAGGTGTATTAAAACTTAAATCCGGATACTTAGATTGTACAGTGGATAATACTACTTGACCTTCTCCCGTAATTATAATCTTGTTGTACAGATTGTTAAAAAGCTCAGGATTAGATAAAGAAATAGCTCTAACTAAAGGATGAGAAAATTCATGCAATAGAATTTCAGGTGTAAAGTGTTTACCTACAAAGTAAACCTTACCATCTTTAAACATTGCTGGTTCTCCATTCCATTTATTATTCTCAGGAACATTTTCTGATAAAGCTCTTGCTTGTTCAGTTGTAATAAACTGAGCATCTATCCCGGGAAAGTTATTGTTTAATTGTTCTGATAACTTACCAATAACTGTTTCAGAGTATTCACTGTTAACTTCATCAACATTAATGCTTCCATCTGGACGGTAGAACATACTTAATTGACCATCTGGATCAATAGAAGGTCCTTTATTAGGATCAGTTTGATTATCCCTAGAACCATTTATCTGATCAATAGCTCTAAAAGCATTTTCATTAGGGACCGCTTGGGGATACATACGGTGAACATCTTTTTCAATAAACAACCTACCTTCATTTACACCATGTTTCTCACTAGCAAGATTTGTAAGATCTGTGATTATTTTCCTAAACTTAACTACATCTAAAACATTGTTAAATCTATCTATAGCATCACTTGCCATAAGCATGTTTCTAGTAGATTGTTTAGAATCACTTTTTACGCGTACATATGTTTTACAATCATTAGCCATAATCAAAAAGGTAAATGTTCACAAATATTAGTTTCTTCTTCTTCTTTAGATTCTTCTTGGGTTCCGTATTGTACAAAACCTCCTACAAGTTTATTTACTTCTTGTTCATTTAAATTTACACCTGCAAATTTAGATATCCAGTTAGTAAGTCCTTTCATCAACTGCTTCCACCAAATAGGTTTAGGTTTATTAACTAAAGTCTCTGCCCATCTTGCAGATAGTTCCATCAATAATTTTATTTTAGATTCTTCACCATCTTTAGTAAAACCATAATCAAGCATTAAACTTTCTAATGATTTATGACCTGTTCTTTCTAAAAGTTCAGGTAACTTTTTCATAAGTTGTTCTTCAGCAGCATATAAAACACTACCTAATTCTTTAACACCACCTAATTCTTTAGCCATTCTTAACATACCTCTATGAGCTACTTCATGAATAGCTACTTTAGAAGCTTCATTTGCAGGAGTATTAGATGCTACAACTACTACTTTGTCATTCTTAGCATCATAATAACCTTGTATTAAATTAGAATTAGTTTTAGAAAATGGTAAGTCACCATCATCTTCTCCAACTTGTCCCTGTCTTTGGTTCCATCTTTCCTGTGCTTCTGCCAACCTTCTATTCCTTTCATCAACTTCTCTTTTATTATTTTCTATTATTCCTTTAATATAAGGATCTTTTTCAAGAGATTCTTCTAATTCATTGCTAATTTTACCACTTTGGTTTAATGATTGATAAAAATTAAAGCCATTATCTGTAATGCTATTTATAAGCATTTCTTTTACAAGTTCTCCAAAATAAGGTGCCTGTGGATTTATTTCTTCAAGTGCGTAACCTCCTCTAACTCTAAAATAAGCTCTATCTATAGCTTCATTATTATAAAGTTCAGGTTTTAAAAAATACTTTCCTACCCTTTGTAAAACATCTATATTTGCTAAAGTTTCTTCAACAGTATTTAAATCCATTACAATACGTTCTGATCTTTCCGTTTCAGATTCTTCTGTATCAAGTACTTCGTTCCATTCCATGTCCTGTCTATATCTTTCATAGTCATAGTCATCATAGTCATCATGGTCATCATAGTCATTATCTGTTTTACCTTGTTCTCTAAATATTAAAGCGTTTCTAATAGTTTTATTATCTAAATCTAAATTATGTTTATTAAAGAAAGCTATAGTATCATCTAAATAGTCAATAGACGCAATTTGATTATTATTTCTTGATGTAACTTCATTTACTTGAATTTTACCTTCAGCATTTTTTTCACGTTTTGCTTCAATACCAGTTATGGTAACCCCATTTACAATTAATATATAATTATCATAATTATATACATAAGACTCTGCCGTTGCACCTGCTGTACACCATGTTGAAGGTGATAATTTTTTTAATAATTCTACATTAGTTGCATGATCTTTACTATTTACATCTTGAACTCTAGGAATATGAACCCAATACCCTTTACCACTTGCAGAAGGTTCATGATTAACAGCATCAGAAAGTATTGCTAAAACTTCTTGGTCATATAGTTTTCCTAATCTATTAATTTCATGAGGTTTATTCATTAACATACCATAGGTGTTTGTTAAAGCTATCTCACTTAGTTGTAGTACATATTTAGATCTTCTTTCTGGGTTTAGATATTTAATAGCATGTGTAAGCATTACCTCTTGAAAAGGTAAAGGATATTTACTCAATGCTAACACCCATTTATCAAAACTTTCTGAAGCTAATTTATTTTTTTTAAGTTCTGGATGATTACTTGATTCTTTTTTTTTATTGTAAATGGATTGAATCTTATTTAACAAATCAGATTCAGATTTAATAGTTTTTATATTACCTATTTTATCTTTATTTAATCCGGCCCAGTTAATTAAAAATTTATCATTAATCCCATTATCATTTAGAATATCTTTTAAAGATAAAAATAAATCAGTTCTACCTAGAATCTCTAAAGGGACTGCCTCAACTATTTGTACACTATTAGCAACTTCTGATGGTAATTCTGATTGTATAGCATCTCTTACTGTAGAAATAGTACCTGAATTAGGTTTCAAATTTAGATTAGGAAACATATCTTTTTGAATCTGGTCCATTACTTCTTTTGGAGTAGCAATTTTACCATTATTTTCAAGATAATATTTATAAGCCATGAGTTTACCAACCCTGTTTTCTAAGGTCTTCCATTCAGGTGAATTTCTATTAGGACAGGTTAAGTTCATAGTACACCACAGAATTTAATCATGAAATCTAAAACATCTTTATCTGAAACAGGTTGTCTTTTTTGAAGTTCTTCAGTTCCTTCAGCCAAAGTTTCATAATTCTTGTTTCTAAAGTTAAAATTATCCAACAATTGCTTTGACAAATATAAGAAAGTTTGGCGTCCTACCTCTGTTGAATTTGCTATTTTTTCACCAGTAACAGGGTTTCTTCCTATTAAACCTTGACCATATCCGTTACTATTGAAGGTTATGATCTTACCTCTTTCTTTAAATTTCTTGAGAAGCTCAATAGAAGCGTCAATAGCTTTTATGTTTTGCTCATAAGTTTCATCAGTAAGAGTATTTTTCATTACTTCACTACCGGTATAGTTAGCTTTAATGACATTGGTACCTTTAGCATTCTTAACAAGTTTACCTTCATTATCTCTAACTGCTTCAATCTTAGTACCTTCTGGAAAAGCTTTCTTGGTGGCAATACCTATTCTATTAGAAGTTTTTGCAGATCTTACATCTCCGTCAGTGTTAACTACTTGACTTAAAGGCATTCCTTCTGCTACTGTATTATAAACAAATATCCGGTTTGCGTTATTTGGATCTTCCAATATTAAAGGAATTCCTACTTGAGAATAGTTAATAGTATCAAAATGATATGTATTTATTAACGGATCTTTAGTAGGTTTAACCACAAAAGTTGTTGAAGTAGATTCATTAATATCTTCAATAGTACCTTTGTTCTTTAAAGATTCACTCCTCACTATAGATTCAAAACTAGAAGGAACCATATAGTCTTTAAACTTACTGTTCATTCTAGTTTTATAGTTGTTATTAGCAACAAATTCAGAGTAGTAACTGTCTAATACAGACTCATTTAGATATTTATTGTATTTATTTACTACAGGTTTTAACATATTCATTAAACCATCTGTAGGGATTAATCTAGTTAACGCGTATCTACCTTTAGCATTCATACCTGATTGCATAAAAGCATAGTAAGGAAGCATTTTAAATAGATCAGTTATCAATTCCCTAGCACCTGGATCAGGCATCATATCTGGTGTTAGATTAGATAATTCAGATATGTTCTCATGAAGGGTGTTGATCTTGGTAGCATCTAATAAGGAATCTGTAAGATATAAGTGATTACTTCCTTTGACCATATTTTGGGCCATAACTTGGAAAATGTAATAGTCTTTAATGAATTCAGGATATAACTTCTTAATTTCCATGAATCTATCAGCAAAACTATTCTCTCCATTGAACATCTTGTACGCGTTAAAAGAATTGTCCAGAGCCTTATCTCTTATATAAAATTGAAAAGCTATTCTTTTAACTTTAGCATCAAATTCTTCTTGAGTTTCATTTGCTTGTTTCTTTGCACCTGAATCTTTAAGTACATCATTAATAGCTTTTAAGAAGTTTGGATCAGTAGCTACTTTTTCAGGAGTTAAAGTACTTGTCAGATATGCGCGTTCTAAAGCAAAAGCATTAAACTCACGCTCTGTTGAAAAGGTTCCTGGTTCACATAGTGCTAATTTTCTAGTTTTATCATAAAGAAACTTAACCTCTTCTAGAGTTTTAGCAGAGTTAGCTACAAATTCTTGATGTAAAGCATTCTTATCAATGTATAATACACCGTCTTTAATAAAAGAACCAGTCTTTAATAAAGCAACGTTCTCTACTTTTACCCCTTTATAATCAGTGACAGCATTTAAATTAACCCCACGGATTTCATTTTGAAAGATGTAACTTACAAAATCATTGCTAAACTCTGACATAAACTTCTCTGTATCACCAAAAGTATCATCTACTATTTTACTGAAACCTTTAGTTCCCAACAACTTAAGTTTATAGTTATTCATGATATCACTATTACGCAACTTGAAAAATGGTTGCCATAATTTCTTCATATACTCTCCTATTTTAAAACTAGCAATAGGAGATTCAGTTATGATACTTTCAATCAAATCTCTATTTACTCTATCATTGGTCATCAATTGAGCCAATAAGTGATCCCTTGATATAGAATCAAAAATACTTGCTGACTTTTTAGTATCAAAGTTTGTCTTAGTCTTTATCTCAGTAATTACCTTAGACATGTCTTCAATCTCTAAGAAATGCAAGAAATTAGCAATCTCATCTTGACTAGCTACATATCTTGATTTATCTTCTAATGCACTATATTTTTCAATATTCTTTTGTAAAGTTTCAGGAGTAAATGCATTGTTAGAAGGTTCATCATAATACTTTTGAAGATTCTCTTCTATTTTATCATACATCAACTTATTGAAATTTTCTTTAGTATCTGTTAAGGTTTCTTTAGATAATACATTTGTCTTATCTAATAAGTACTGACGGGCGGCAACTCTAAACCAATTAGGATTACCTGGGTCTTTACCTAAAGGTGTAGAGAAGGTACTCTTCCCTTGTTTCATCTCCATTACATACTCTCTAATCAAAGGTTGAGACACAAACAACACCGCTTCTTCAAAAGGGATACCAGCTTCAATCATATAATTTAAGGTTGGTAAAACTTCTTTTTCAGCATGTAAGTCAAATATCCAAGCACCTTTTGCAACATCCACGGAACCATTGATTAACTGATTAATGATGTCAGAAATCTTATTTTGAAATTTAGCATCATAAGTATGTGACAATGAAATGGCTTTTTGACCATTAGCCAGTGTTAAAAAATTATGATTCAATAATAACCTTTGATGTCTAGTAACAGAAGTTTTTCTACCGGCTTGTGTAAATGTAGGATTCATATACATACCTATACGTTTAAATAGTGTATGATATGTATTAGCAACGGCTAGGATACCCAAAATTTGCTTACCTACATTATTAGCGGTATGCTTGGCTAAGTTATATCCTATTTCAAAAATACTTGTTCCTGAAGGTTTTTCTTTAGTCATTCCTGGTTCATTTAAACTCTTCATCTTTTCAGAGAAAGGTCTAACAAGATCCACGGCGTTAGGTCTAACTAAACTACCAAAGTTAGATTTAAGAGATAGGATATTAGTCATATCATCTATTAATGCATTCTCATAAGCTTTGCCATCATTACCGTTTAACCTAGCCACAGCATCTTCTAAATCTGCCTGTATAGGTTCCATCTCTTTATCATATGCTTCATTCTCTAAATCAAATAGCTCACTCTTAAAGACTTTAAGATATTCTTTTCTATTCTGTTTAAAATCACTATCCAATTTAGCTTGTTTATTAATAGCTTCTATAAAGCCATCTTCTATCTTTTTGGCATATTCATAAGATCTCTTGTTATCTTTAAAACGTCCAACAATGTCATTATCATATTCACCTCTTGTTATTGCAGCAAATTCATTTTGAAGATATGCTATCTCAGTATTTAATTTAGTACTTTCTTCTTTGTAATCCTTTTTTAATTTATCAAAAAGAGCACGTTGGTCTGGTTCAAGATCTTTTACACCTGCTTTTTTTATAGATTTACTAACTTCATCATGCCATTCTCTAGATGCATTTAATTTTATTCTGATATCTCTGATTGTATTTAATACCTCAGATTTAGATGCAATCTTTTCACCTGCTTTATATATCTTAACTTTATTTTCAATCCTATATAAATTAGGCATTAACGTAGTCATCTTATCCACGTCAAAGTCAGATCCTGATTTAGCAACAATTTCTGCTGGTGGAATAATGATATTACCAGAACTCTCAGGTAAGAAATGATGAATCTGCATGAATTCCATAGCATTTAAACCCTGAACCGGGATACGTACCCCAACCATGGTTATCATCTTTCTGTTATCTTCTTTATCCAACCATTGTTCATTTTTAATCAACTCATTTAAAGCATCCAATCTTTCTATACCTTTTTCTTTAGAAAGAACATACACGTCAGGATGGTTTAACAAGATTTTGAAATTGCCTTGCATTGATACTTTTACTTGTGCTGCTAAAACTGTTCTTCCGTCTGCACTCAATCTATAAGACAATAAATCATTGGTTGGAGAATACTTTTCTTTTTCTACATCCGTTGCATTTTTCAACTTATCTTGCATGTGTTGCATAGATTCAAACCCTACTCCAGATACTTGAATAAGATTTTCACCAGTAACCTTTTGTCTAATAATTTTTTTATTTACAATAGCTGTTAAAAGTCTTTCTAACTTATCTGCATTCATAGATAAAGAAAGATCATTAACTAACTCTCTAGCCTCTTCATTATACTCAATAAAATCTTTTTCATGCTCTCCTAGATCTTGTCTATCAAGTTCTTTTTTCAAGAAAGCAATTAACTCTTTAGGATCTGCATTCTCTCCGCCTGCTTCTTCAAGTAATTGTTGTTTCTTAAACTCAGTTAATCTACTTAAATTAGACTCATATGATTGAATTAACTTCCAATTATCAGACTGATTAGCTTTTTCTTTATCACTTAATTTATTCCATTCTTGTAATCTAGTATTATGATCTTTAAATTTTTTAGGTTTAAAGTCAGTAGGGATACCATTCTCCATTAAACCTTCTTCAATCAATTTTCTCAACTGTGTAGAGAAAATAGTGGTTCCTTTATATTTAGGTGCGGTATAAACCTGATTTTTAAAATACTTTAGAAATACATTATTATGTACAAAAGGATTACTTGTAGTACTAAAGTCTGCTTGACGCGTTGTACTATGAGTACCTTGTTCATAAAAATTATCAGTTCTTCCTTTGTCTGTAAGAGTAGCCATTTTAGAACCTGATTTAAAAACAGTATAATCAACTCCTTCACGCATCATCTTATTATGCATTTGTTCTAATACAGTTCCTTTTATTAAATTAGGAATTAATGGCATTACCGCCATCTTATGCATAGCGTTTACACCTAAAGCTTGATCTCCATTATCTAATGGTCCCCAATATTGATACTTTTGTACAGGAAAGAATTCACTAACTTCAAGTGCAGAGACTGGTTTATCATTTATGATATCCTGAAACAACTGTTCTTGTTTTTCAGACCATTCACTGCGTAGTTTTAATAATGTTCTATAAGTATCAAATGACATGTGAGCTTGAGCATTTGCTTCTTCCATGGCATAGTAATTCTTCTTCATTATATCATCTACCCTACTCTTTGCAGTTTTTCTAAAGGTTTCCTTATCTTTTTCACTTGAATTATTATATGTAGGGTCTGCTTGTAATTTTTTTAACTCATCTTGATAAATTCCTTCAGCATACTCTTTATAATTAGCAGACTTACTTTCTACATCATTTATAACAGCTGATGTCAATAAATGACTAAATTGTTTAATTAAATTAGGAACAAATCCTGCTACTCCTTTATTCTTTTCATTTTGTTTTGAAGCAAAAGGTCTTCCTAAAGTTTCATTAGCATACTTTAAAGCGGTTTCATCAATCCTATGATAAAGACCTGTTGCCATTACACCGGCGTTACGTTTATTAAACTCTTCTTTCTCAATAACATATTGAGCAGGATCACCATACACCATAATAATTGATTCCATATGATGGATCCAAGAGTTAACAGTGTAACCTTTCATGATTCTCTTTAAGATATCTTCTTTATCTAGTTTACTGAATTTATCTTTTAATTCTTCTCTAGCATTTCTTCTTAATTCAGTAATAAGATTATCAGCATAGAATTCAGATTTAGACATTATATCTAAATTAAGTTTAGTCTGATTATCAAAATACTTTGTTAACTCACTAGTTATAGCAGTCTTTAAAGCAATTGATTCACTAGTTTTAGTAGCTAAATAATTAGTAAGAGGTATATCTAAAGCATACAATTTATCTTTAGTATCTTTACTCAAAACCTTATCAAAGATTACAAATTCCTGACCTCTTTTCATATAGTCAGTAACATTGTAGTCATCATTCTTAGTTTTTTCAGCTACCTTCATTCTATTGATTCTGACCAATTCACTGTTAACATACTTTAAAAGAAGAGCATGCATATTAGAATATGCGGCCTCAGGGGTAGCAATAAACCTATCATAATCAATATAGTATCTACCAGATGTACTACCTATTGAAAAAATATGACTAAGTTTTTGAGTTACTGCGGTACTTTTATCAGCATGTTTAGAGTTTTCAATAGTCCCTCTCAATACACCACTATGGAATTCAGCAAGAAATTTAGAGAACTGATCCGCATCAGAAGATGTTACACCTTCTTTAGATCCTTCACCATCTTCCAATAACTGCATACCGGCAAGGTTTTCTAATAAAACCTTTACTTTTGCTCTACCTTCATCAGTGTTTACTTCTCTCTTTTTACCACCGTTATCAAAATCAAAAATAGAATTTAACCAGATACTGTCTTTAATGAAAGGATTTTTGATAAACTTATAGTTCAACATATGAGGTAAAGAAACCAACTCTTGATAGGTATTTACAGAATTAATATCATTTACTAAATGGGTAAGTGTACTATTAAGAGTGTGTTCAAACTGTTGTTTACCTGCAGCATTGGTAGCCGCAAATGAAGCACCTTGTTCACCGTATCTACTTTGAATTTGTTGAAGTTCATTCCAAGTTTTAATTTCATTCTTTTCATCTTTTCCATCTGCTGATTTATAAGTCTTTTCAAAGATGTCTTCTAATGACTTTACAGTGTACTTACCATCTAGAATCTTCTGTAACTTGGCTTTAATAAAATTAGATCCAAATGCTTCAACCTCTTCTCTTAATTTCTTATTATTATCCATATACATCCCTAATGCATTATAAAACTCATATGAGTTGTTTATATGCGTAGGGAAGTCATTAAGAAGAGTTTTTATATCTAGTGTATTTACATTTGAAGAGTTTTTCTTTATGTATTTACTCTCAGGTAATTTAGCAAAGTTGTTACTCCAGTTTCTTCCAATCATTTTGGATTCTCTAGAAGAGAAGCCCGGTTCTGCGTGAATTCTAGCAGTTGGTGTTCCAGTATCTAACATGTTAATGTTTAACTGAACTAACGGCATTCTAGATTTATTAAAGTCTTCAAAGAATTTATTCCACATAGTGAAGGCCGGTTCAGTAATACTATTAGCAGGACCAAGCTTACTAAGTAATTGAGTTACAATAGGAAACTCACCATTTTCATTTTCCTTTAATAACTTCTGTTCCATTTCTTCAGGAGAACGGGAACCTTCTAATATCTTAGTTAACTTATTCCAAATGGTAACAAAGTCAACTAATTTAGAAACACCTATTCTATTAGAAATAGTATGACCTTCTAAATTTATAGCATGAAGACTTCTTATTAAATAAAGAGTTTCATCTGATGCCATTGAGGTTAATGATTGTTCATTACCTGCTTTACTACCAAGACTATCTGGAGTTTCTGCCTGATCAGCTTCTAAATCTGCAAAATACTTATCACTGAATGCCATGTACTTAGACATCTTCATATGATAATTCATTACACCTTTTCCATCAATTGTTCCACCTGGTTTGTTTACATCACCAAAGTTTTCAATAGCCCATTTTAAAGTATCTAACTTTCTTTGAATAGAAAGCTTTTCTAAAACATTAGTTTCTTTATGGTATTGCTTAGTGTACTTAACGTTATAATAATTAAGCATTGCCTGAACAAACTTATAAGCTTCTGTTCTCTTTTTAGGATCAGATATTACTGAGGTAGTATTTTTAGTCCTACCAATAGACATATTCTTAAGTAGTCTCAGTTCTTCTCTTTCCTCTGCATTTAAAGGTTTAACTGTTTCACCATCAATGATAGTAGGTTTAACAATTCTTTCTTGTTGTTGTAATTTAAGAAGTCTTAAGTAATCTTTATAACCACCTTGTACACCAGAATTCTTCCAGTCAATGTAATGAGAAAATAAAGAATCCACGGTATCTACTAGTAAAGAAGAATCTTCATACTTAAGTGAAGGAGTAGGGTTAGCATCATCTAATGCTTCTACACCTTTATTAAGAACATCAAAATTAGAATTAGCTTCACTGAAAGTGTATTTTTTTAAATCTCCTATACGTAAGTTTTCATATAAATCTCTTACGTTATTTATAGATTTAGCATCTGCTAAAGCATCTTTTATAGATACACCTGTAAAAACTTGTTTTAAAAAGTTAGATATCTTTCTAAATAAAGAATTTCTTACAGGAGCACTCTTCTTTACATTAGATGAAAGCATGTAATTTCTAAAGTCTTCTGCTAAGTACTCTTCAAGTTCCATTGTAGTAGCTTCAGAAAACTTAACTACCCTTCCTCTGTAACTTCTAAAAGTTCCTGTTTGTTTTGAAACTTCTTTATATAGCTTAGTTTTCTCTTCACGTGTCAAAAACATCTGAGTAAATCCATGCCATGCTTCATGATAGATATCTGAATAATCTGAACCCTTGTAAAGATTGATAGCATTTCCTACCCAGTTAGCAACACCATTTGGTTCATGAGTATTAACAGCATTGAATAATATATTCAATGTAAAATGATGACGCAATGGAGAAGATTCATACCATTTCTTAGCATTTTCAAGTTGTTCAGGAGTAGCTTTAGCATCTAAATTTTTTGTACTTGCAAGTTTATTAAACCCTGCAGCTGATAAAGCATCTAATAAATCTTGATCCGGCCCATCTATTGCTTTAGGAACTTCAGGTGTCTCAGGATCCAATTCTGTATCAACGTTTAATTCTGGAACACCTGATTCCATATCAGTCAATACAGGTGAGAATTCAAAATGAGCATTAAGTGGGATTAACTCACCATTAGCATTAGGTTCATAATTAATGAAAGTGTTATCTGCTAAGAAACCTACAAGATTACCATCAGCATTTGATTTACTATACGGCATTGGTTTTTCTACCATTACATCTTTACCGTTTACTTTTGTAAAGCTAATGTCTTTAAACTCTGAAGAATGTAAATATGAAACAGCATCTATCTTTACAGCAGGACTCACCCACTTACTTACAGTTCCATCATTATTATATTTCATAGCTCCGTTATATAAGCTATCTATTGAAACATCAGGACCAAATATTTTCTTACCTTTTTGCTCATATGATTTTACTTCAAGGGCATATTTATTAGTTAAGAATTTAACAATGTCTTCATAAGGTGGAATAAGATCCGGTTCTTCTTTAGTCCCGTTAAACTTATTGTTGATCCTTAAACTTATCTTATCATTTTTATAAGTAAAGTGAAAGGTTCCTGGTGAATTTTGATAAACACTATTAAGATATTCAAACTTTTCTAAATCAGATACAGGTACTAACTCACCATCAACTTCTTTATAAAGATCTTTTGTAGTAAGTAATGTAGCAATTTTATGAGCCAATTCTTGGCTAACTTCTTTTGGTCTTAAATGTATTGAACTATCTACACCTTTGATTTTGAAAGAAGCCTGACTTTTAAATCCTTTACCCGCTCCTTTTTCAATAACTAAACTAAAAGGATCTTCAGGTTTAAACTTAATCTTACTAAGATTAGTCATAGTAGATTCAGATGATTTAAGATAACCTAGTGTACCACCTGTAATTACATTCCTAACTTGTTTTGTAGGGTTTTCTAAAATAAAGTTCTTGATTTTATCTATAGATTCTATTTGCTTTCTACGTAATTCAGTAGCTTCAGCTGTTCCAATAGATTCACCTCTCTTATGAGATTCTCTGATAATTGCTTCAACAGAACCAAAATGAGAAGGGTTATCACTGTTTCTAAAAAAGTAATGCATTAACTTACCTTGATTTGGAGATACAATTTCTCCTTTATCATTAAAGTATAGGAAGTTACCTCCCTTATCTGTCAAAACCATTTGAACCTTTTCACGCATGATTGGATGGCGTTGATTCTCTGGTATAGAATCTAAATGTACCGCAGTAAGATATACACCACCTTTTTGAACTCCTGGAATCTCTACAAAAGTGGAATCTTGATGTACAGGTAATGATTTCATCATATTGACAATCATCTTCTTTACATCATAATATATTTTTACTAAAGGATTAGGAATATTAGTTTCCATGTCCACGGCTTCCTGACCTATATCAGTAAAAGGATATACTGGTACCGCTACATCAATATCTCTATTTAAATGAGGATAGTTTATAGCATCAGCCATTGCAAGAGTACCATCATTAATGGCATCTTTTAAATCTTCTTGCTCTTCTATTAAATTGTCTTTAGATTCTCCACTAAGTTGGTTTAATACATTAGTAGCTTTTTCAAAAGTATTACGCAACTTAACAATTGATTCATAATGAGGTGCTACATAATCTTGAAGATCTTTTATTTTAGCTTGAACATCCAAAATTGCTTGTGGAATAGAACTAACATAAGATGATATTACTACCGGATCATTAAGTTTTGGGTTTTGAGAAAAATCATTCTTCAATGTAGATATGATAGTATCAATATTAAAAGGAACCTTTTTTTCAAGGTTCTCTTCTAACAATGCTTTAATATATTTTACAAGATTAATGTATTCTTTACTACCGTTAGCACATGTCATAGTGATATGTTTTAATTACTTACAATTATCTTCTGGATCTACATCATTAAATATATCCATTTTGTTCTTTGGTTTCTCTGAATTAAGGATAGCATCTGTTACTGCAGGATCTTCTTGACTAGTCTTTTGAGCATTGGCATTACTTTGGTCAACAAGGTCTTGTTCCTCTTTTAACATCTCTAAATATTCAGGAGCTTCATAAGCTGAAAGGTACGCAATATCTTTTAAAGTTACAGTCTTTATTGAAACTTTATCTCTAGAATTATTGGGGTCTTTCACTGATTGAACTATAATTTTATCACCTGTTACAGATACTACAAAAAACTTTTTATCACCTGTTGTTTTTAGATTTAAAGTAACAATTTTACCAGTAGTTAAATTCTCTAAAGTAGGTGTAGATTTTAATCTATTTTGAGTTTCAGTAGCTAATTTAACAAGCATGTCATATTCTATTGAACCATTAAGTAAACCTGAAGTATCAGAAGTTCTTAAATTTTCAAGTTCTTTCTCCATCAATTCTATATACTCTACAATATCATTTACCGCGTCAAACTTTTCTTGAAGAGATTTAGAAGGTATTAACTTATTCATAATCAAGTTCTTAGTCTCAGATTCTTTAGCCAATACCTCATCTACATAATTATCAAAGAAAGTAATATCATCTATCTTATTTGCATCATCAATAGCATCAAGTTCTTGATTTTTGAATTCTCTGTATTTACTAGGATCATCAAATTTTTCATTCATCAATAAGTTTTGATTTTTAGAAACCAATACTTTATCAACGTTATTCATGTATTTAGTAGAACCTATTAAAACAATATGACCTTGTTGTTTTAGTTCATTAAACTTAGCCATGATTTTATTTAATTCTTCTGGCGTAGGTCTTTGTTCTAATAATTCAGCATCTGTTTTATATTGATTATCAGGATGTTGTCTTAAAACTTCAATGATAATTTTATCACCATCTGTAACATTCTTCTGATCTAAAGCAAAGGTTGACTTACCGGTCCCTCCACTAGCATAGACTAATTTACCATGATAGTCTTCATGAACTTCTGCATGTACTTTATTTTCAGCAAATTGCAAAAATAACTTAGTAGTATCTTCTGTCCATTTTCCATTTGTTACTTTTAAAGCTTTTAAAGCTCTTACCACTTTACTATGAGCTATCATCATAGTAGTAGATGATGCTAAATCAGCATCTCTAAAAGCATCTTCCATTCTTGCTGAATACTCATCAAAACTCTCTCCTCCAGGGACTTTTTGATCATGGTTTTTAATCCAATAAGCTTCATCAAAAGAACCATCAGTTTTTCCATCAAATTCACCAATATTCCAAGTAGCAAGATTAGGGTTTACTTGAGTTTCAACACCTGCATAATCAGCAGCTATCTTTGCAGTTTGAGTTGCACGTTGTACAGGAGAATGTTCTATTAAAGTTTTACCTGTACTTTGAGCATATACCCCTATTTTCTTAGCTTCATCTACACCCTCAGAAGTAAGATCAGTTGGTTTCTGACCATTCTCTAAACCTTGCGCGGTAGCTGTATCTATAGCATGAGGTACAACTGCAGTATCTTTTACAAAGATGGCATCTACTTTATGGGCCCCTAAATCTTTCTCTTGTGTAATAAGTTTATTACCTTGTCCCAAACCATCTAAGTTAGCATCTGGAGCAACATATCCTTTAATAGTTGCTTCTGCCATAGAAGATTTCATAAAGACATTTACAAAACTTAGTAATTTAGAAATCTGTTCAGAATTTAAACCTGTTAAATCTATTCTTAAATCTTCTGCTACAGAAGAATTCCAATTCCTAAAATCATTAATTAATGTGGTTTGTAATCCTTGTGGTAAAGAATCAAACGTAGCAGTAGTAATAACTAATGCATTTTTAGGTTTTACACCTGGAGGTAATGCAGAGTTTAATAAAGTAATAGCCTCATCTAATACTTTTGGATCTGCTGTACCTAATGTTCTACCAATCAAATCTCTAACAGCTTCTGCAAAAGGTTCCCAAAGGTTTTCTTTCTTAAGACCTTCCTGAATTTCATGACTATTTAAAATATTTTCAAGAAGTTCATCAGGATCTGTTTTAAAAATATCTGCAATTTTTGAAATCTCTTCTTTAAACTCAACATCTTCATAAAAAGATTCCTGAACAATTCTACTTAAAATCTCATGCAGAATAACTACTTCAAGTGGTTGATTACCACCTTTATAATCTGAGGAACTATATCTAGCATCAATTACAGTTTGAAAAGTTCTCTCTGGAAATGCTATTCCAGAACTTGGTTTTAATTCTACAGTTTCCCCTGCTTTACCACTCTCTTTAAAAAGAATTGAACTATTTGGACTTGTCAGAGTTAACAAACGTTGTGCTAATTGTTTTTCAGCAGGAGTAGAATGAATGCTAGTTATAATTTTCTTTAATACCTCTTGTGTAGGTAAGCTCTTATTATTTGTAAATTCAAATTGTTTTTGAATTTGTTCATAAGTTCTTAAATCAGTACTTGTTTTTTTTCTAGTGGTTACTATTTGTGAATCAGGTAACTGAACAGGAGTAGGAGTAGAGAATGGTTTAGGTTTTACACTAGGTAAACTGTTTCTTCTGATATCTAACAAGTCTAAGATCTTCTTCATTTTATTTGAAGTAGCTTCTACAGGTTTAAAAGTAGTACTGTCTAAAAAGTTAATAGGTTCTGTCTGTTCATTAATAAGCGCATCTGTATCTTCAGGACTAAGATATACACCTATGTTTCTTAACCCATTAATAAAGTCATTATTTACAGGTCTTTCTAAGAATTGCTTAAGAGCTTCTTTTTGTTTATCTTCTATAGTTTTTTGAGCTTCCTCTATACCGTTTTTTAGATTATCAAAATGATGTTCTACAAAACCAGGGTCAGTAAGAATGTTAATTGCTTTAGCTGCAACACCATTATCTTTTTTCAAAGCATAATAGTCCTTTAATCCTACAAATGATTTTGCAACGGTATCATTAAGAACTGTTTCTCCATGATGTTTACCAAGTAATTCTACATAAGCTTTATAATGCTTAAATAAGTCATTGGTGGATTCTGTAAGGATTGGATCTTCATGACGTACTCCCGCGGTATTTTCTTTTGGAGCAGTTATTGAATGTAATATAGAACTGTAAGCTTTAATGGCCCCATTCATATTTTTAATAGCTTCTAATTTCTCTTCTGCTTTTTTAAGATTCTGTTTACTTTCTGAGTCAGTTCCTAATTTAAAAGTTTTGATTTCTTCTGTCAAAGTCTTCATCTCTCTTTTAAGATCATCTTCATGAAACAAAAGTTTAAAGTCATTGAAGTTTGCTTTAGAAATAGGTTTGTTATTTGCTAAATTATCTGCTACACTCTTCATTCTTGATAAAGTATTATCAAAATCATGTGATGCAAATGTTCCTAATTTTTTAGCAAAATCTAACGCGTGATATTCAGGAGTTCCAAATTTAAAATGGTTTTGAAAATTTTCATCAAAATAGTCATACCTCTTTTTTAAATCATCTATCTTATCCTCATACTTATCTAAGTTCTTTCTTAGTTGCTTTTGTTCTTCAGGAGTTGCATTAGGCATTTCCATAGCATCTGCTAAAGATTTATCATCCATTTGCTTCAAAGCTTTTAAATGATCTCTTAAGATATCTTCTCTACCTGATTGTAAAGTAGTATAGATATTATGAAACATGGCATCTTGTTGGTTGTCCCTTGAAGATTTAGGATCATTATCTATTTTATACTTATCATCATATATCTTAGCTTCTCTTTGAGCCATGAAGTTTCTATCAATTGCCCTGGCCACTAAGAAAGGTCTTTTAGAAATCTCATTCCTAGAATTTACTAAATCATCTGCAAAAATCTCTTGTTGCTTTTTATAAAGAGTTGTTTCAAAAGCTCTACGTGCAGCAAGATCTTTATAAGTATTTTTAGTAAAGAAAGCTTTAGTAGCATCTTGCAATACCCCTGTTTTGGCAGGAAGCGTATTGAAGATCAAATGTTGAGGACCTTGAATTGCGGTACCCATAAAGAATCCAGAAGCAAACGTTTCTAGACCTTGAGAACTTAATTGAGAATCTACACCTTTAGATATTGATGCCATCCATCCTTTATGACCTTGCACTGAAGGATCTATTTCAGGTTGTTCATAATAATCTTTAGCCGCAGTTGACATAGCATCCTGACCAATTTCTTGAAGACCTTCTGCAAAGTTAGCAGCCAAGTATTTCATACCGTGTTTGGCAATATTTACAGGACGTAAAGCATCCTTAATACCTTTCATAGAATACTTACCAACTTTCTCAGCAATATCTTCTCCTAGTTTAGCACCGGGTTTATCTATTACTCTCCATGATATTTCTGTAATTGCTTGTTTAGCACTCTTTTCTAAAGGTGTAAAACCTTTTAAAGCTGTTTCAAGTGCAAACTTATTAGTAGCATATATAAGACCTACATTACCTAAGATATCTGCTCTAGCAGCATTAACAGCTCTAGATTCTATATCTTTCATTTCTTCATCAGATTCCGGGGCCCTACCATGCTCTTCATAGAAATGATTTAATAAATCTTGTCTAGTATCATTATATGTGGTACCACCTTCTAATCTAGATTCAGAGGTTACCGCACGGATTTCTCTAGCATCTCTCCACAATGCTCCTGCACTCATCTTAGCTTTTGCAAAAGTAGTAAGAGCCTTTTCACCTTGTTCTGTCATTTTAACACCGCCCATGATATCTTTAATAGCAGCGCTACTATGTTCAAAAGGTAACATATGTTGTGCAAACTTTGAAACTCTTGATTGTCCAAATAGATCTTTAGCTTTAGAAAAGTTTTCTATTTCTGCAATAGCTTTACCACCTTCTTCAATATCTTTAGCAGATTGATTGAATCTAGATGCCATTCTTGGAAACAATTTATCAGATAACCGTCCTTCACTCAATACATCTAATGAAGCCATACCTAATTCTTCAGCACCCATCTCAGCAATGATACCTATTGTATAACCTGTATTAAGAGCAAAATTAGTTAATTGACCTGTTACACCTCCTTTAGAAGAGGAACCTATTTCCATTCTCCTATTCATATCTGCAGCATTTACTTTATCTGCACTTAATGAAAAAGGATCTGCTATTTCTTGAACCATGTCTTTAGCACCTAAACTAACTAAACCTGCCCATTGAGACATTCCTCTACTGAATTCTTGCCAAGGTGTTGACTGTTCATTATACGCGGCTTCATTATCTCTAAATGGATCAAAGCCTAATTTCTTAAATAAAGGATGAGCATAAAATCTATCAAAGTCACCAGTCTTTGGTCCAGCTGAAAAAGCAAATGCACCTGATTTAGCAGATTCACTAACATTATGGTTTCCCATAGATAATTGAAAATTACTAATTATATCATCTGCTTCTGTATTTTTAAAGATTGGTAATGCACCAGAAGGTTGAGCAGCTTCTGTTTGAGCTTTAAACCTGTCTTGTTGATATTGTTGTAACTTATCACCTAACGGTGTTACAGGTGTTACAGGTGTAACAGGTACATTTTGTGCATCTTGTAATGGAACTGACTGAGAATCATTTGTATCTTCTGCCATTATTTAGATTTATTATTTGTTACTTGAGCCTCATATGCCATCTGCCTATCATTTGATTGTTGCAATCTAGATATATCAGTGGTAGCACTCTTCATAATATCATCAAGTGATGCTCCTGCTATATTTGGAGTATCTATTTCTTGTTGTTTTTTATACTGACCGTTCTCATATTTATAAAGACTACCGGTTATACTTGTAGTCCCATCAGGGTTTCTAACAACATGTAAAGTACCATTCTTTCCAAAATCAAAATCAGTTGTTTGTTTTAATCTGATCAACTGTTCATACGGTCCTATTTTAGAATTTGTATAAAACCTATTATCAACTACCTGTCTGCCATCTGGATTCTTTACAGGTATCAATGTTGAAATTCCTTCTTTGATAATCTTATCATAGATTTCTTTATTAGGAATTGCATCCATGTTTGTTTTACCTGTGAAATGCTTTCTTAACCAATCATGATTTGGTATGATTGTGTACATTGTATAGTTATCATCTCCTGCGGCTACAGCACTAAATCTAACATTAGCTGCTGGAGCATTCTTATCAACTTTCTTATCATTTTTATCATTTTCATCTTTTAAAAGCCTCCTACAATCATTTATATAGTCTTTAAAAATCTTTCTTGAAATCTCACCGTAAACACCTTCATTAGATTTGACATCATTTTTCAAGATGTTTGCACCACCTATTACATAATGTATATTAGGATTATTCTCTTCTTTATCAAGATTGTCACCAAGTGAAATTAATGAGTTATTAGACTCTGAAGTATTCCAAGAAGCATCATGACTAAGTTGTACTATATTGGAACCCATTCTACCTCCTGTTTGTTTAGATAAAGCATAGCTTCCATTCCAAACCTTTATTTGGTAGTTAGGGTCATTAGATAAACCATCAGGATGATTATATAACTCATTGTATTTAGCTTTTGTCTTATTAAAAGCTTCATCAACTTGTTTATCAGTATAATGAGGGTTGTATTTTTTAAAGGTTGATTTCCATTCATAATCACCCATCAACTCTCCATCATGCTCTCCTCTTCTTCTGATATCTGAATTCCCTTTAACATATAATTGCAAACCTGCTTTTTCTTCATTGGTAAGTAAACCTTTACCTTCATATTCAGCATAATGCTTAATAGCAAGGTTATTACCAGTCATTAGTTTTGTATAACCTTTCCAAAGTTCACCCTTAAGATTTATGTCATTCTCTTTCTGAGAAAGTTCATTTAATAGTTCAGGACTAAATAAATCTTTTTGACTGCCATGAATAAGACCTTGGGCTTTAGCCAATATTTGAATATAATCATTAGGATCAGAATCCAAATGTGGTTTTAATGTGTTTTTAATAGGGTCATAGTATTTCCCAAAAATACTAATTAAATTATTTTTAGCATCTGTTTGTTCAGCAGGAGTATGTGTAGAAGTATTTCTACCTCTATAAAAATCAAAGATTTGACTTAGATATCCAGTAGCAGCTTGTTTATAACCATCTTTACTTTCTCCTAATGCAGACTCAACACTATTTAATTCACTTACAGGGTTTACAGTAGTAGTACCAACTCTTATACCTAAGTTTTGATAAACGTTTGCAGAAATGGGACCGTTATTGCTATGATCTACAATCTTATTTTTAGCGGTCAATTTAATCATTTCTAATTTTTGATTATAGCCAAATTCCTTTTCCATCTCATCTAACTTATATTGATGAGCCATGCTTTGTAATGCAAAAGGATCTCCAGTCATTGAATCTTTATGGGTCATCATAGAATAATCTGCCGCAGCCTTATAAGCATCTCTTCTGAGATATTCATTTGCTAAAGCACCTTCTATTCTATTTCTTATAACATCTTTATTAGCTCCTAGCATTGCATTTTTATCTAGGTAGTTTAAAGTTGATTGGTTATGATCTCTGACTGCAGCTATTCTATCTAATTGGTCCTGGTAATCTTGTACTGCACCTGTTGCACCTTTAGGATCAACGGATGTATTGTTTTCAAGTTTACTTTTTAGTATAGCATTTTTTGCTGTAAGGGACTGAGTATGACCATCTAAAGAAGCATTAGATTGGTTAGCGCGTCTGTCCAATTCTTTAGAGAATGTATTCAGGTACACGTTCTCTGCGGCATCTTCTGAACCATATTGTTGGGCATTACTTTTAATAAAGTTCTTTCTATCAACATAAGCTTGCGTCCTAGCATAATCTAATGCTTTAGAATTCTGAGTAGAATGAGCTAATAAAAAGTCAGTTAATGGAAGAATTAATTGGTTACCATTACTAGTAGTATGGATATATCCGTCTTTTACATATGAACTAGTGGTTCCTATTCCTAGATCTTTGGCCAATTGTAATGCATCAGCAGTGGTATCAACCATTGGTGTAAATTTAGGCATTGGCATACCCATGGAACTTTCTCTACTTGCATTTTTAAAGTCATCTGCTCTATAATGAAGAGCTTGAACTGCAACATCTGAATAACCTCCTCCGCACTTCTTAGGATCTATACAGTTTCTAAATCCTTCAGCAGTTTGTAATTCATTATGATACTTTTTAGTAAACATCATATCATACTGAAGATTTTTATCATCTAGTAATGGTTGAAATACTTTATATGCTGAGTTAACATTTTCTTCAAGAGATAGGTCCATTCCTGCAATCTTCTGAATATTCTCATGAATATCCTTAAACATCTTGTCTCTATTTTGAGTATTGTCATCCCGGGTTAACGGAGCATTCAATAATGTACCATAGATACCACTTAGTTTGTTTAAACCTTGTTGATACTGACCTTCTTTCTTTTCCAAAGCCCCTTGATAAAAGTTTAAATCAGGTCTAAACGGTTGAATATCAGGAATATAGTCATTAGAACCTTGTAAGTAAGATGCCATAATATTTAAGTTTCAGTAAATTTAATGATAAATTTTAAAAAGTTAATAAACATTTTGGTTTAAACTTTTAAAGTTTATTGATTTGGAGTGTAACCATATTGAGGCGCCTGTTGGGGTTCTCTCCTACCGGCTGACCCCCATGCATTTAAATATGCTTGATTAGGATCAGGATAAGAACTAGGATGTTTACCATACGCGTTTAATACTTGACCCATAGAAATAGAAGGATCTGAAGCATGTAGTTTGGTCCACAAATTAGTTAAATGATCAGACTCATCTGGTATATTAGATGGATCAAATGACTTCCTATGGGGATTGAAAACTAAGTTGCCTCCTGTAGAAGGATCTATTTGATAATCAGGATATAAAGAATTAAGTACCTGAGTATTAGCTCTATTGGTAATAGCATTAACGTAATTAGACCTAAGAACATCTTTAGCATGCCTTTTAGCATTGTCATAATTCTCATTAGCTCTAGTGGTATCATCATAAAGTTTAGACGCTAGGCTAGCATTGTATTGATCTGTCTTTTGCATTATATCACCTTTAAGTGAAGAGAATGCATTAGCAGCCTGTACATTTTGATTTTGTTCTTGAGATAATGTATCTGCTACATGTTTACTAGCTTCACCTTGCATTTGAGAAAAAGAAGCAGCATATTGTCTTGGATCACCAAATGCTGCGGCACCCATAGCTCCAATATTAGCAGCTTCCATTACTCCTGCTGCTTGTCTAGTAAAGTCATGGAATGTAGGATCTGGTACATTAGGTGCAACAGGACGACCCCATGGCATATACTTTTTAAGACTTGCCAAGTTACCTGCGGCTGCTGCGGTATTTATTACATCTTGTTTATAGAATTGAGGATCTCTAGGTTGAACAGCTTGTGGACTATAAGAAGGTTTTTTAACTTCTTCAGTAACTGGTGCACTTACTTTATTAGCTGGTGTACTTGCATTAAGAGCTGGTGCACTAAATGTACCTAATCCCCACATATCATCTTTCCTCCAATGAGCTGATGAAGAAGCATCTCCGGTAAAGTAGTCTTCCTTCATACCCATCTTCTTACCATACTTATTATAAGCATCATGAAACTTGTCTACAGCTCCTTGTATTTTGTTACCATTTTTATCATATGGTGCCCAATCCGGATTTTCTTTAAAGAACCATGCATGACGTTGTTTAAAATCTTGTTGTGCTTCAGGGTTATTCCATAATTTTAAAGTATCAAGGTCATGTTGCATTGCCGGTACAAATAGTTGCATTAAATCTTTTCTAGGTAACCTAGCATCATTACCAGGTAAACCTTGTCTAGCATCTAAAGCTTCCATATATTCTTGACGGTATAAAGGTTTTGCGTCAGCTTCTGGATTCTGTATAGGTGTTGCAGATTTCACCGCAACTTGTTTAGGTTGTGGATTAGATTCAGGTTGAACATTGTAATTAGGGTCATATGCAGGATTAGTTTTTAATTTATCTAAAGCCCATTTTTCAGGTACATGTGTTTTTGTACCTTTATTTTTATCCTCTGCCATCCAAATATCATTTCCTTTTTCATCTTTTGTCTTATAGATTATTTTACCATCAACTCCAGTTTTTCCTCCACTACCAAATCTATTTAAACTTCCACCATCTCTAAAACCTACAACATTTAAAGAATCTACAACAGATTTATATTTAGGCTGTGTAGTGTTTACAGGTTGTCTAACATTAGATGAATCAATTAATGGAGGACCTACATTATAATATTCTTGTTGTGGTGCATGATACAAACTATTAAGAGTATCTTGAACTTGTTGATTAACCACATTATCTGGTATAGAATTAACAGTACCCATTGTTGGAGTATCAGATCCTCTATTCATTGCTTGCTGACGCATCCATTCTGAAACAGTTGGGCGTATAAAATTCTTTGTTTCACCTAAAGGTATTTGTTTAAGCACGTCTGTTATAGCTTTTGTTTTTTCAGTTGCATACTTTCCAAATTTCTTTCCAGCAACACCTGCAAGTTGTCCAGCTATTTTACCATATTCTATACCATGTTTTACTGCTTCAGGAATAGCACCAAAAGCTTTATCAGTGACTGCTGTTGGACCTAAACCTTTTAATGAAGGAAATATTAGGGAGCCTGGTTGTCTTTCACCTACTGGTGCTACAAGTGATGTTTTTGAAGGAGTTGATGCTTTAAAAGATTCTAATCTCTTAGCAGCCTCAGCTTCTGTCATAGCACCTGATTTAACAGCTTTATCTAATGTCTCTTCTACAGCTTTACGTTCTGCTTCTTGTTTGGCAAGACCTGATGTTACATCTTGAATAGCAGCAGTAGTAGCATCTTTACCTAAACCTTTCCATGCCATATTTCCTAAACCACCTGCTAAGTCACTTACAAAAAGCGGATCTACAAAGTTTAAAGCCGTTGCTGCAGCTCCTGATAGTTGAGGGTTATATCTCTTTACAGTTTGAGAAAATGGTTCATATAAACCTGTTAAAAGATTATTTAACTCATTTTGACCCATGGTTAAACCAGCACCTAAATAATCCATAATACCTTTAGCTTTCCAAGGGTGTGTTAGTTTATCCTCATCTTCTAACATTCTAGGGTCTTGAGTAGAATTATCCCAAGGTCTTTGAAATAAATTAGTATGAGTAACTCTATCCCAGTAACCTGAATATGGAGCATTTGGATCAAAGCGTTTTTTAACTTCCTCAGGATTCTTATTTGTTGTATTAAATAACATACTAGGATCTGAAAGCATACTGTAAGCACCTATTAAAGAATTCTTTAAGTCAGGATGTTCTACAGGTTGCTGAGGTTCTTGTTGTGGTTGATAAGGATGTACCTGATGAGAAGGTTTAAGTTCTCTTTGCATTTGGCTTTGCTTAGCATACCATTCAGCTTGAGCTTGGCGTTTAGCTGCACTATATGGGTCCAATAAATGATCTTCATACTCTTCTTGTGAGTTATATCCACCATCTTGCATTAATGCGTTTCCAAAGTTAGCCCATGGTTGAGGACGGCTTCCACCATTAGCCATTATAAAACCATATCTTCCTTGTGGTTGATTTTGTGACTCAGGAGACATATCTTGAGACTCTGCTTCTTGAGTTCCTGGTTTACCTTTAATAGGTAACATCTGAGCCGGATCTATTGCAGCATGCATCAAATACGGTAATGACATAGCAGGAATACCTTGAGGGAAGCCTTTCTTTGCTTCTTGAATAAGACCTAACTTACCAAGCTTTAGATTGTAATTAGCAATCATCATTTCTGCCGTATTCCTTTGTATAGGATCCGTAACTGACGGGTCAGCTAAAATAGCACGGTATTGATTAATATCATACTGTTTAGCAATATCAGCAGGAGTATATTTCTTATTAGGATTTTTTCCAAAATCCTGCACAGCGGGACCACCAATCTTCATCTTATTTGTGTCAGAGAAGATAAAACTGTCATCAGGTAAATTAAGAGGAGTTCCACCTTCTGAGTGTCTTTTACCTCCTATTTTATAATGAGCCGCAAGTCCCTGAGCATCAGGAACATAAGCTGTCTCACCCTTTTCAGCTTCCAAATTAGCATCTTCTCTATCTACTGGTTGAAGAGTAGATTGAGCTGCTAATTCAGGTTCTGCCATCATATTTGGTTTATAGATGGGGTAAATCATATTACCATTAACACCTAATCCTTCTTTACGGATCTTTGGAAGCCTAGTGACTTTAACTTTCTTTATCATATTACAAAGATATTAAGATTAATCCAAATATTCAACGGTTCCACCTTCTGCTAGTATTCTTTCTATTTCATTTTCATCTAAATAATACTCTCCACCTTCTTGAAAACCGCCCATTGCAAAACTTCCACCAAATCTAGCCATTGATTGAAACTGAGCAGGGGTTTGTTGATTCTCTCTAAATCTTCCAGAATTGATATCATAATCACCTCTTGAACCTGCATTAGGAGGTATAGCAGTAAACGCCATATCAGCATGAGTTCTATTTTGAGCTTGTTGTTGAGCATGTAACATATCAGGTATATTAGCCATGGAAGTTAATGCTTCCATACCGGCCAATCCCCAATTAACAGTGTCTTCAGGATTATAATGAGTGTGTCTATTGAAACTAACAGTTTGTCCCGGTTGAGTATAGTTTTCATTAAATCCTCTTGGTGCAACTCTAGGTTGATTTTGAGTTTGCCATCCATCCATAGTAATCTGTTGAGGATCATTAGATGAGGTAGGTCTTTGAATTGGATCTTGGACAAATGAGTTAACACCCCAGTTACTACCCGCACCTGAAATACTTACTGCATTATTAGGGGTAATTACTGAACCTACGTCAGCTCTTTTTAAAGAACCACCTCTTTTTTTAGAAGATGTGTTTTCAAATGGAACACCTACTTGAGCAGGAGGTTGATAATTAGCAAAAGTATCTTGTTCTTCAGAAAGAGGTTTATTTACAGGATTGTTTGTAGGTAAATTATAATCAGCTTTCTTAGAATAGTTTACAGGTTCTTGGTAAGGTGTTACAGAACCAAATCCTGCAGGTTTTCTAAAGTTCATAGTAATCTGCTTAGGAGAACTCTTATCTAACCAACCATACTTCATATCAGTACTTGCTAAGTATTGATTAGGATCTAAAGCTTGTAAGTGTTCTGTTTGACCTCTATGAAAAGGATGATAAGGAGATTCCATATGATTAGTAGGAATCATTGTATTCATAGGAAACCAAGATGAACTACTATTCTGCCAATGATTTGGTTGAACATTTATATTAGTAGGATATTGACCTTGTTGAGCATTTCTTGTTTGATAGAAATGACCAGGTGTTCTTCCTGTTTGAATAGGTTGTTGAGGTTGATATTGTGGGTTACCATATTGATAAGGATGTGTATTCTGTTGTTGTACATATTGATCATATGTAGGAATATCATTACTACCTCCTCCTTGAAATGTATTAATCATACCATATTTACCTTTTGGATTCTGTACAGACGCATCATATCCAACGCGTTTATTCATGTTTCTATTAACAGTTTCTTCAAAGAAGGTATTAAAACTTTTACCAACATTTGCATTATTACGTGCTTGTTGGGCCGCCAAGTTAAAATTGTTATTAACTCCTTGATATCCAAAGTCATTAGTTTGTCCCGGGGCTGTAGCTAACATTCCTCCTCCATCTTGTCTCCAGTCCATTAAACCAGTATTTTCCCATCTTCTTTCTCCACCATAAGCCATTTTACTATAAAAAGAATCAGGTGTAAGATCAGGTATAGAAATATCTCCTCCCATAGCATAAGCCATATCAGGATTATAAAAACCACCTTGTTGCATGTAACCACCTGGTTCATACATATATTGATCACCACCTACATTACCTCCTTCTTCATGTTTCCATTTAGCTGCGTTCCTTGCAAAGTTTGCCATTTGTCTTACATGAGGATCTCTAGAATGCAAAGCTTCTTCTGTAGTTTTACCTGTACGTTTTTTATATGCTGTAAATCTTCCTTCATGAGATTTCTTAATATGAATTCCACCTTTCTTCATTCCTTCTCCTTGTTGTTCTTGCATTTCTCCATGAGATACAATACTGCCGTCAGGCATATGATGAAAGATAGCATGCGGTACAAGTTCTTTATGAAGCGCGTCCATACTCATATTATGAATAAGCTCTAAAAAGTTATTCTTCTTATCAGTAAAGATATCATTATCTTCAGATTGAAAACCTGAACCACCTTCTTTAGCCATCATTGATGGTATAGAATCCAAATGATTTGCACGGTTTGCAGCGTTGCTTCCACCCCATGCTCTTGAGAATGTGTTTTTCATAAGATTTATATTAGAACCACCGCGGGCCATTGTAACTTCATTAATTCTACTTCTTTCTGAATAATCAAATGGTTTATGTGATTTATTAAAATGTGTACCACCATGTTTTTCATAATCTACTTGAGAGACAGTGTTATTAACACCATTTAATTTATTCCAATAGTTCTCTACATAATCTCTTAATTCTTTATCCTTCTTAAGATCTTCTATATTATTTGCAACAGTTTTTAAATAATTAGGGTCTTTAGGATTATAGTGATCCATTTCACCATTTTTCCATCTTAATGCTAAATTATCATATGCATTACCCGGTAAGTTTCTTTGTTGATTAATAATATGTTTTTTATAATTTTCAACATCTTTTTGAGTAAACGTTTCATCAAGTGAGTTTGGATTATTTGTCCAATACATCCAACCTTGATCTAATTTTTCATGATCTATTTCATCATGATTTTTTTCACCATAATATCTAATATACTCAGGATGAAGTTTTAATGCATAATCCCAATTACTTATTGAAGTAGTTAATGAGTGTGGATCATATGGATACGGAATTCCTCTGCCAATATAAGGATCTTCTTTAAAAGTACTTTCTGTCCCTATTGTTCCAATTGGATTCCAAGGACTATCTAATCCTTGTCTATGTGAAGCCACCATACTTGAATCTAATTCAGCAGTATTTACACTACCTGTATTAAAATTACCATGATGTAACTTTATATTTCTGTTACTTGGAACATATTTATCTCTTTTATCATTTTGTTTTGCAGTCTCAAAATCTACATTATTAAGTTGAGGTGTAAAACGCGGAACATATTTTTCTTCTGGAGGTAATTGAGATTGTACAAAAACAGCCTTTAATGGGTTATAAGGTTCACCATTAGGTTTTAATAAACCTCCTGTTTGATAAGTATTTACTGCTTCCCAAATTCTAGGTTTCCAAGTAGCAAAATATGCAGGATTAGGAACACCACCTTGCTGAAATTGAGGAGTATCACTAGGTATTGCCAATCCTGCACCTGTTTGACGATTGGTATTAAACATGTCATATTGAGAACTTGATAATACATGGTTTTTATTAGCACTAGGTTTTGCAGAATAACTTCCTACATCATGGTAAGCTATGATTAAATCTTTAGGATCAATCTTATAATCTTGTATGATTTTATCAGCCTGAGATTTGATTTGATTAACTGAACCTGCAAAATCTATTGCAACATTCTTACCATCAATTAAAAATACAACACTATTTCCTCCAAATTTACCATAGGCATCTTTTGTACCTTTAGGTGAAATGAAATAAGTCTGTTTATTATCTTTAGTATATAATGTTTTAATACTACTATTGAATCCTTTAGCGGGACCTTCTGAATTCCAATTGATATCTGTATATCTATATTGACGTAAAGAATCTGCTAGTTTAGGTAATGGTTTCTTTTGATTTTCTAAATCTTCTAACTCTGATTTTTTAATGTATTTGATATTAACTTTACCATCAGGTAATTTAGAATATTGTGTAAAATAAGGGTCTGTAATGGTAGAACCAGGGTTATCAGCTTTCCAAGTTGAAGCTTTATCTCTTTGATGAAACCATTGAGTTTCACTATCATCTACAGGTTTATCTTTTACAATGTCATAATCATATAGAAAATGTGCCATATGATTGACATTTGGATATGTTTTATTAACACTTATTGGTTCAGTAGGTACATAATTAAAACCTTTATTGTTATCAAATACATTTATATAAGATACAAACCCATCTTTTGTTTTACCTAATTGCTTATAAAAAGGTTTAACTTCTGTATCTGGCTTTAATGAATCAGCTGTAGGTTTACTAATGCTATCTTGTTTAGTTTTAAGATCAACTGTATTGTTTTTAATAGTATCTACTAAATCATGAGCATCTTTTAAACCATATTTTACAAGTCCTCTATTTATTTGATAATAAATATTACTCAACCAATTATTAGAATCTTCAGAAGGTAAATTAGAATTTTGTGGATTATAACCAATACCTGGACTTCCTGCATTAGTCTGTACAGAATAAGTAGAAGGTGTTTGTTCTTCAATTACTTTAAGATTAGGGTAATAATCAGGTGCTATAACTTTAAATAATTTCTCCTCAAGTTTATTTCTTTCAGATTTAGATGAATTATCATAATTAGGCAACTGTATATAAGAAGGTTGTGCTGAACCACCCCCTTGAAATTGTGGATACTCTGTTACAGAATCCCCAGGAAATTGATAATGCATTCCTGGATACATCATCTGACTATTACCTAGATTATCAATACCATGTACTGGATAATCAACTCCTTGCATGGTAATATCACCTGAAGGAATTTTAGTTATTTGTCCAGGGTATTTCCATTGTCCTTCAGGAGAATACAATACATCTTTACTATAAGGATTTTTAATCCCTTTAGCAGTAGATTCAACTTTTATCTTTCCTTTATTAAAACTCATTTGATAAAGCGTTTTAAGGTTTGTCTTTTAGTATCCTCTTTCTTCTCATCAATAGCATCTGAATGCCAGGCATTGCAACAACCGTCAGCAATAACTTTAGTATCCTGTACTCCCAAGATTTCAAATAAGAGACATTCTGATTCATTCTTTTTATAGTATTCACAATGTTCACATCTAACCTTTGCATTGATTAAACCGGATTCTTTAGGAGATACATTTGCTTCTACGTGTTCTAGTTCACTTTCTACAGCTGGTCCTCCGGGTACATAAAGTCCACATGACATAGTAGGTTCTATCTTAACATTCTTTCCGTGTAAAGAACATACCTTATGATCTGTAATATACATCTTACAAGTCGCACATTGGGCATAATTATGTGTCTTACTTTTAGGTTCTAAGTAAAGGAAGGTAGCCTTGGTCATCATCTCTTTGAAGTTAAATTCTTATCTACAATAGCTTTGACAAGCATTTTAGTAGGACCTGACACAAGTTTTCTTAAAATAACATGTGTTAGATAATGTCTAAACTTCTTCCTTTGAAGAGGCGGCTTGTTATAGTTCAAATTTACGGAATTTAATGATCTCTTGTATCCATTAGTTTCCCATAACCAAATAAATCTTTGGGCCATGGCATTACTAGAGTTCATAAACTCTCCTCTATCATCTGTAATATCCCAAAATTGATTAAATCTATACTTCTGTTCTTTCTTAGTATAAAGGATACTAATTTGGGAATTACCAATAATTGGATATTTAAGTGCAGCAAAAGGATCATTCTTTGGAGTATCTACTAAAGCTAGTACACCAGATACTTGTTCAGTATTGTGAATTATGGCTTGATCAAATCCATAATCCAATTGATGGAACTTATCATAACCATTGGTGCCGTATTTATAAGCTTCCATGTAATATTCAATACTTCTTAAGCTATTTACAGTAACACCTGTGGCCGCAACATACTCAACCTCAAAGGGATAGTCAATTCCATAGAAATTAGCAAAACTATCTACGCGGAGATTATGTTGATAAAACTGATTGTCTTTGATACTTACAAAAGTGTTCTTACTTGATATCAATAAATCAGGATGCCAGTCATGGAAAGATAAGAACACCTTTTCTTTAGGGTCATATGATAGTGTCCAAGAAGCGTTTTGAAATATTGCAGGATCTCCTAATTGATAAGGAGTTTGTCCATCTACCAAAAAAGAATCTGAATCAGCATTATAAACCACTCTACCAGCATATGCAGGTAATAAAGAGTAGTCTTTTTTACAGAAATATAGTATCTCAATTTGGTTATCATAGACAATTTGGCATCCAATCCCTGCCACAGGATTATCAGTTAAAGGATAATTAGGAAAATCATTAGTTAATGTATATGGTAAAAACTTCTTTAACCAGAACTTCATATTACTTTGGATACCTATATCTACAATACCACCTGCGTAACTAAAAAGTTTACCTTGATTTTCACACATCCAAAAGGTTCCAAGAGGAGTATTGATACAACTTAATCTGTTTTGACAAGATCCGTATTCCATAGAATCTTCTACATTGACTATATTTTGACCGGGTTGAGAAAACAACCCTCCATCACCTATTGTAAGTTTGGTACCTAAACCTGTTTGTAACTGATCAACCCCTTGATACATTAAAGGACTAGCAGATTCAAACAATATAATAACACCACTTTTATTAATAGATTTGATAGTTGTAATCTGGCTAGCAAACGTTTCATAGTTATTAGGAAGAAACACTCTCCAATAATCTTTCTTTTGTTCTTCTTTTTGAGGAAGAGAGTAGATTAGTTTATAAGGATAGTATGCATAGCATTCCGCAGCAACCAAAGGATTGTAGTTTCTTAATTGAGTATTCCCCCAAGAGATTAGATTAGAATAAAGTTTAGAAATACTTAATGAATAGTCATATTTAAACAACTCTCCAGCTTTAATAATCTGAGGATTAAATAAACCAGGTAAATCTGTATAAGATGTAGGATCATAAAATCTATCTGCATCAGTATCATTCCAATCCCTAAATTCAGTATTAACTTCAGATTCTACATAGAAATCTCTAACACCTGATTGAAATAAATAAAAGTATGCATCATATATGGCAAATAAACCAAATATAGCATTACTTAAGCTTTGAGCACTAAAGATGTTACTACCATTAGCATTTGCTTGAAGATTATCTAAATTATGTCTACCAGATGGAAGCCCATTATTTAAAGGACTTGTACCTAAACTTAAAAACCATTGAAGAATACCACTTAAAAATTCATTAGCTTCAAACTTATTAAAATTAGCCCAATATCTTGGGTAGTTAACCATATAATATTTAGTGTAATCAAACTGGTAACCATCAGGTTGTTGAAACAACCAGTCATAAAAATAGAAAAAAGTATTCTTTTCAGTATATCTACATACATATGTATCACCACCAAATATAGGTCCTGTAGAAGAAAATCTATTAGACTGAAGGTAATTATAAGATGTAATACAAGAAATTGGAACCTCTCTTACAGAACCAATCTGTCCATATTGACCATCAAGTTCTACTTTAAGTGCACCATAATAACTTGTAGTAGATGTATTAAAAGGATTATTAGGTCCGTAATTTCCAATATTTTGAACAGTATTATCAGTACCGGCGGGATTAGTTAAACCTTTATTTCCAAGATCTAATACAACTGATCTATTTCTATAAAGATTGTTAATTCTATAAGCACTACCAAAATCTTGTAATTGGTTTTCTAAATAATTAGCATTCCAAATAGATTTTCTAATATTGTTATTTAAAGCTGTTGCATTACCTGGAGTAAAATTAGAATAAAAACCATGTGATAAATACCTATAAGCATATTGCTTATAAGGAACCAAAGCTTCAATTAAATCTAAAGTATCATTAGTACCTAAGGTCCAATAATTACCAAACATCATTACACCCGTTACAGCTCTAATAATAGGATCTTGATAATCCATTTTACCCCATTGTTTATTATATTCTACACCACCACCAGATATACCAGGAATTATTGAAGCAATCTGAGCTGCAGTTAAAATACTACCATCAGTACTATCAATTCCATATATTGCAGGTATTATAGTAGTAAATAATGAGGTTGTTAATAAATTTGCACCATCAGCTGTACCTTGATAAACACCTATTCCCGTAGGTCCAGTTAACAATGTCGTATCTGTACCTATACCTGCAGGTCCTGCAAAAGAAAAACCTGTAACTGCTAATTTTGGTGCTATATGTTTATCTGTTCTTGTACCTTTAACAGCTTCTATAGCAGCTCCCATACCTATCATAGCTGCAATAAAAAATGAAAAATCAGTTATAAGTTTTTGTTTAGGATGGTTAGGGACCTCACTAAAAGAACCTAATACAGTACCGTTAATTTCACCATCTAATTTTAATTCTTTTGCAGAAAGAAAAGGATGTCTAAATTGAGTATCAGGAGAATGAAAAGTATATACAGAAGGACTTACTGCAGTAGTAGGAGTTGCTGTACGGGGTTTTCCAGTAATGCTTCCTGGATTAGTATCTGTAGTACTTATTGTAGGATCTGCACCAAGTGGGTTATAAGGATAGTTAGGATAAATACCTTGTCTAGTACTTGTACTACCTTGGGTTAAAGTATATTCCCTAGTGTTATTAATCATTCCTTTGGCAATAATGCTTTTATTACCTTCTCTAGAACCTCTTAATATTTCATAACCTACTATATTGGTAATTAGATTACCACTATTATCTAATGGAAAAGCTACGTTAGTTACTTCAATACCTAATAACCTAATAGTTGTTATACCATTGGAATCTGTAAAGAAGTGGTTTGTCTGATTAAAATTCAATGGATTTCCTACAGAATCATATATGAAATTACCCGGCATTTTATGATGCCTTACTGGAGTACCACATAATGTTCCCCAAACATCAGGCATATTATCAGGATAGTTCTCAGTAGATTCCCAATATCCCATTTGACCTTTTGCAATTACAGTACCTCCATCATCAGTAACTTCTTTAACTGTAGCATAGTTTATATAGTTGGTATCTATATTAGCTGTATTACTTACTTGCCATAAAGCTGTTTCTCCAAATAGTTTTTCACTAGCATTAAAATTTGTAGAAAGATCAGAAGGTTGAGATGCTCTCCCTGGTATATGATAAGAAGAAGACTTAGCACCTGTATTGTACACCCATCTTATAAAAAAGCAATATACTTCATCTCTTAAATAAGATGCGTTATTACCACCGGATTTATAATAATTATTAAGGTATTCAGTTGATATCCAATTGATTGCAATATTATTAGCTAGTGGCTGATAATTAAAATCAAGATTGCTAGTTGGTCCAACTCTAGCAAGATAGTCTGATATAGGGAATATAGCATCTGATTTCTCATATTCTGGGGTTATGATAGGGATTAGTTCTATAGGAAGATCCGGTAAAGTAGGATCAATATTGTCAATTGATATTGTATTTGTTATAGTATCATACAACCCAATAATTTTAGCAGTGGTTTGTAAATTGATATTACTTACTATAACTAGTTGAAACTCACTGAAATAGGTAGTATCTAAATTAGAAAAATTGATATGTAAAGAACCTGATGAATTATTATGATTAAAAATAGGTTGGATTGATACAGGAGGGAAGTAATCACTCATTACTTGACCATTTACTGTATAAGCCCCTGTAACAAAATAGGTCCCGTTTAATAAGTTACCCCCTGAATGACCTAATGAAAGATTGATACAAGGTAATTGCATTAAACTTGCAAGCCTCATTTTATCACAATCTAACTGATAAGGATCCGCAAGAGTACCTCCAGATGTTACACTTCCACTTTTAGAAATAGGAATGCATGCATAACAAGATGGATCATTAAGATTTAAGTTACTTGAATTAGGAAAACCTGTATTTTGACATATCAAAGGTATATTATTAAAATTTATGAATCTGTCAGGATTGTTACCATCAGCAAAATATACAGACCAAGAACAATCAAAGTTATACTTAGCGGCCCCGGTGATTAAGTTTTCTTTCTTCCAATTCAAACAAGATGTGTCAATACACATTTGGTTTGTTAAAGAAGGATTCTGAGGAGAAACTAAAGGAGTATATGTACAATTACTATCATCAAATAAACCTATTTCATTTTTACCGTGACTGTCTGTAGAGAATATGTACCATAAATCAGCCAGTTGATGAATTGTCCCAATAATAGTATAAGGTACTACGCTATTAGCACATAGTAGATTACTAGGTTCTGTACCTAATGTAGTAAGATCTCCTGAAGAAGAAACAGGAGTAGCATTGATTGCGTGAGACCAAGCACCCTCAGGAATAGAAGATTCATTTAAATCTTTTAACATCCCTTTTACAAAAGAAGCACCTGATGAACTACTTGTATTTTCTTGGTTTTGTTGCGCCATTATGATACGTTATTAGTTCCTGGATAATGTCCACCTGGATATGACTTAAACATGTCATAATATTTTGCATATGCCGCTCTTCTAATCATATCATGATTCTTAGATAATTCAGAGAAGTTAGGTGTATTGACAATAGTAAATGCATTATTTCTAGCGGCTTTAAGACTAGGTAATACAATTTGTAACTGTTTAGAAACATCTGTACCATCCATCATAAGGTTTTCTAAGATCCTTGCTTTGATGGCATATTCATAAAATTCATTTAACATAGGATGATCAGGAACCAAAATCTCTCCGTCTTCATTCATAAGAGATCCCATATAGTTGATATAGATTTTAGCACAATCCATATTTACCCATAAGAAACCATCTTTAATCCAAGCATGGTTTCTAGGACCTCTATAAACCATTTGACCACCTTGATTCATATGTGAATGCTGATGGTGTTTTCTATTAGGATCAGTGGCTGCTACAAAGATGAGAGGTTCATTAATCTCATAATGTCTTGTTTCAAAGTTTACAATCTGTATAAGGGTGATATCCTGTCCACACTTTGTCAAACAAGTTGGGGTAACAGTATTAGGTAATTGAGTAGGATTACAAAATAAAGGTTCCGGAGTAGTACATGAATTAGGATCATCTGGATCCTTATAGAAAGGAACAAAAGGATTATTAGAAGTGTACTGATTAAAAGGAGGTACCTCAAACTCTTCAATATGAGTACCTTGAGGAGGTGTGGTTTTTACTGTAAAATGACCACATATATTACCAAAATTCATTACATCAAAATCATCTGGTAACCGGACCCGGCCTTTATCTAAATCTAATATTGCTTCCCTTGTTTGATTAACTCTCAATCCAAGATCATAATTACATCTTCTTGCAACTTTAATAAGTGAACCGGCGTCTATTTTACCTTCCAAAGCAAGAGATTTCATATCAAGTCTCACATCTTCAAGCAATTGCTCTAGCGTTCTGTAGCGTAATGTGTAGTTAAAATCCATATGTCATGTATTATCTGAATGCACTCATCTTATTATCAGGGCCCTCCTGAGGGAACTTAATAGTCATACCTAAATCTGAAAGAACTTGTTGTTCTATTTGAGCAAATAAATAACTAGGAACCAATAAAGGTTGATCATATCTTGCTACACAAGGATCTGCATCACAAGCTACTTTAGACATATCATCTTCAAAAATACCTTCTACGCGTACGGCTTCCCAATCAAGATTAGGAAAATACAATCTATTATTAAGATACCAATAGTATTTTTGTCTATTGTATTTAAAATTGGTAGTCTTTGTCAAAGATGTATAAGTATCAGGGGTAGTTGGATCCACACGGATAGAACCATCTATGGAAGAAACTGTCCTGAATAAAAGACCAAAACTGGCTTCCATTACTCCTGGAATTTCATTTACAGTTCTCATTATAGTACAATCAGAACTAATACCTCCACAGCATTCCTCTATCTTATCAACAGGTTCCAAGGTCATACAAGGAATAGATCTAAACACACCTGCAAATTTAAGTAAGTCATTCATAGATTCTTGCTTTCTCATGAAAGCTCTAGCATACTTAAGAATTATACTATAAAGAAACCTATCAGTTAAAAAAGCATCTTCTTTAACTGTTTTAGTAGTATTCCTAATTCTAGATATTGCATCTCCTATAGTATCCATATTAGTCTAAATCAAATTCATCATAATTAGAAAAATCAATTTTACTATGTTGTTCTAACTTTAAATCTTCACTGTATGCTGCGCGTTGTCTATTAGTACTGGTACTGGTATCAGCCAACTTATCATAGATAATATACCTTTCCCAATTTTTAGGATATTCTCTAGATACTAATCTTTTGAACTCTCTGGTAGCTTCATATCTCCAAAGAAATCTATTTTGTACATAATGTTTTCTATCTATGTTAGAATAAAATAATCTACCTACTTTACCATTACTATTAAGATTCCTATGATAAACTCTTTTATTAAGTTTGATAGATTCTCCAAAATTGATATTATTCTTATTCTTTGTTGGGCAACTTACTAATTGTACAAACCCTAATTTACTTGGTAAATCAACTCCATCTACATTTGTAACTATCTCTTCCTGAAGGTGTTGGTTAAAAACAGTGATGACATTCTTAATCATCATAGCTGTCATAGAATCAAATTTTCCTGGATTTCTTGTCTTCAATTTCTTCAACATTCTATCCATACTGATCCCTTTACCTACAGGGCGTCTTAAACGGGGTGCCTTAAGATCTGGTAGTTTAAAGTCTGCCATATTACAATATACAAAAAATTTATCTATAAAGGTAGTAAAACTTAAGATAAATACCTACCGGATTCTATAAAAGAGAAGGCCCAGGTTTCCCTGAGCCTCTCCGCGTATAGTTACATACCTAAACCAACAAGCTGCAACTATTAAAAGTGATTTACTTCCCTACATACAGTAGCTTGAAAGCTTGGTTTTAAATTATCAAATTTTAATCTCATTATCATTGCTCCATTACTATAAAAAGAAGATGGGGCAAAATACATACCTGTTTCATGTAAAACAGCCCCATTATAGTAATTATTGGCAACCCCACTAAAAGTAGTTGAACCTCCTAATGATGTAGTACTTACTGAAGTTGTTCTATGAACCCAGTCAATTTTAAGCATACCTGCTATATTTGAAGATACAGGAGGAGCGTAAATATATCCGTCAGGACCCAATGCTCCATTGCCAAATTTTCCGTTTAGTGGTAAGTTGCTTCCTATTGCGGCCAATGTATTAGTTGACCAATCATACTCACAAACATAAGGTGCTTGTCCTGTAGGTATTAAATATAATTTTCCATTAGGTGCAATTACACCGCCTACAAATGTAAAGTAAACTCCACCACCTCCACCATAAGTAGTTTGCAATGCAGTTGGTATTGTATATGCTGTAGATACTCCTGTGGTTGGATTTGTTATTATATAATCTGCAGTATTTGTTATTGAATTAGGAAACCATGCTATATTACCATTTGGCAATAACGTTGGTGTACCATAAGCATTTTGCCCTACGGAAGCATATGTTGTAAATGTATTACTGTATGGATTAAATTTTACAGGACTTCCTGTTGCTAAATAACCCCCTTCACCTGTCCAAATCATACCGTATTGATCTATAACAGCACCATTACATCCATTATTATTAGGGTATGTATTTAATTGGCTAGTTTGTTGAGTATAAACATTATATATCCATACTCTTTGGCTTGATTGATATGGAAACATATATATATTTCCATTAGGGTGCATAACCGCACCTTGTACTATGTATGAAGATATATTTGAACCAACTTCTCTAAATACGTTGGAAAACGGGTCCCATTGACCCACATAATATGCACCTGAACCATTTGGTATCAAATATAACTTATTATCCGGACCAACTAAAATACCGCCATATCCGCCTCCACTACTATGATTGGAAGTAAGTATTGATGCTCCTGTGAAAGTTGTAGCGTTTGATTTTGTAGAACCAGGATAATCAATAAGTAGATTTGACGTGTTACTATTTAAACCAACAGGAGCACCATAACCCATCAATTCATTATTCAATAGTTCAGCCATAACTAATGATGGCTTATTGGGTAATCTCCAATCTAATCTACCATCAACAGTAGTACTACCATATTCAATTTCATTACCGTATCCTAAAGGTTGTAACATAACAAAAAATATTAATAATCAGTTGCCCTTGCAATTACGTCATTTTGGTCAGCAGCAGTATTATAAACTGATTGTCCTACAACTAAAGATGTACCTGAAGGGATAAGCAATCCACCTGGATAACTAAAAACTATATAAGCACCTATTACTGTAGTACTTCTGGTTGCAGAAGGCATTGCTTGTTCGTCTAATAAAGTATAATTAGTTCCATCGTATGTCCAAAGTCTTATAACCATAGATGATGATAAAGCAGCTGTTGCTTGTGAGTTATGTACCCTTACTTCTTCAATTCTACTACCATTAGAACCCGCTGTTAACAAAGTTGCTAAGTTTGTTGTAGATGAAGCATCTGATGTTGTATTTGGACCTGTTAATCTTGCCCTACCAATTCTTGGTATTAAGCCGAAAATAGGGTTTGTGTTTTGTGCCATTTTATTAAGTTTTTACAAATTTAATTATTTAAAGTTAATTGCAGCATAAACTTTTGCTCCAACTGATGCACCTGCTGTAGGTAAAACACCCCAAGAAGCATTACCTGAAGCATCAGATGTTAAAACATTGCCAGATACAGGCGAGCCGTAAGTGTATTTAAACTGACCTGACATCGTTACTACTCCGGTAGATGTTGCTAGAGAAATCCAATTTGTCGTACCTGTAAGTGACCCCAATATAACATTTCCTCCCCTAGAAGAAATCATGGTAGTTCCACCAGCGGTATTGTCTAAGTAAGTTGCCCCAGAAACCCCTGGTGCCAAGTTGCCATAGTTGCCATATCCAGAAGTAACCCATCCATATTCACCTCCACCATTGCTTGCCCTAGACAATCCATTCGTAGCTACAAGAATATTTATTCCACTTAATGTTTGAGGCGCTCCAATTGTTAAATATCCTGCACCGGGTGCATGAACGCCTAACATTCCAACGCCTCCATTGTCCATACAATTAAAAGTCTCGAAGGCGCTAGAGTTGTAAACCCTCAAAGATGCGGAAATAGAACCACTTGTGTTGCCTTGTATCTGAACCTTTGTATCATTAGTAGGCACAATTCCGAATCCAGTATATCCTCCATCATTAATAATTAAGGTTGCTGTACTAGACGAATTTTGAACCTTTAATGTAACAGTACTTGTTGTACTTCCAAAACCAGTTATTTGAAATCCTCCACCTGAAACAGCCCTAGCTATTTCAACAGAATTTGATTTAATTACAACGTCTTTAGCATCTGTTGTACCTAAAAAATTAGTTCCTGGTGTAGTTCCTGAGTTTCCTGTCAATGACCATCCTGAAGCGGCAGCCCAAGTTGGCACCCCTCCTGAAACAGTCAATACCTGACCGGTTGAACCGATGGCTAACTTACTTAATGCGTTAGTGCCAGATGCGTAAAGCATATCGCCAGTAGTGTAAGTAGTCTGACCTGTTCCGCCATAAGTAGGACCAATAGCCGTTCCATTCCATATTGCGGAGGTGAACGTCTGGCCTCCATTAATGTAAGCTACCGTATATCTACTTGAAGATGGACTAAAATAAAGGTTGGTGCCATCATATTCCATAGCACCAGCCTCTACCGAAGTTAGGTTAGTGCCAGAATTGAACTTCAAAGGCGCTGTTCCCGCTACTGCTGTTCCTGCTGAAAGGTGAAGTTGGGCTGTTGCGGAACCAGCTGCAATGTTAATGCCTACTCTACTATTTGTAGTGCTTACATTAAGAACGCCTGTAGCACTACTTGCTGTTCCTAAATTAATGTTTGCTGTGCCTCTAATATTTATATCTTTTCCATTCAAATCTAATATGTATGTAGAGTTTGAAGTGCCAAACGCATTAGAATAAGCACTACCTGCCGAACCAAAATATCCTTTACCTCCGCTTACCGAATTGCATACCGTTTGAGCAACAACACTATTACTTCCAGCGCCAATATTAATAACCCCTGAATTTGTATTTGGACTAAGCCCTGTCATTGCGCTAGAGCCAATATTTAAACCACCTATCAATCCTAGCGTACCTGTATCGTCTAATAATGCAGTGTTGGCGCCACTCGTATTATTTGCTACAAAAGCAAATGTACTAGAACTATTGCCTAATCCATTAAAAGTTAATAAGGTACTACTATTGTTATATGCTCCATTTAATGCTACATTCTTACCATCTGTTACAGCAAACCCTACACTACCTGAAGAGTTTTTAACTTGGAAAGAATAATTTGCAGATACACTAGATGCTCCAGTAACTCTAAATCCTGCACCACTTAAGAACCTTCCTATTTCTGCAGAATTAGCCTTAATAACTACGTCTGTTCCATCTGTTGTACCCAAGAAGTTTGTTCCCGCTGTTGTTCCGGCATTTCCTGTAGTATTCCAAATACCATTAATATTAATAGCAAGAGCTGGTAATGCTATATGACTATCATTTACACCACCTACTGAAATAGTAGTTGTAGGAGATGCGCCTGTTCCTGTTTTAACGGCATAAATCTGTAGGACAATCCTATTGGATGAGGAAGCCATAGTGTATGTGGCGCCCAATATAAATGTTACATATAAATCTACAATACTTGATGTAAGATTAGATGAGTTACCTGATGTACCTATCACACCTACTAAAGTATTAGTGCTAGTGTATTCTGATAATACACCATAAAGATATACTGCACCACTACCTGTCATTCCTGTTGCAGCAGCATGCACATTGATTTGTACAATACCTTCAGGAATTGTAAGGCTTGAAGGATAACCTAAATTAGTAACAAACGTATCAACTAAAGTACCTGGGTATGCTGTATTTGTAGTAACACCTGGAAGAACTGTAGAAGATGTTTGAGGAGTTATAAGCATTTGGTAATCAGAACCAAACGGTGAAGTAGATAACGCTGATTGTAAATAATATACTTGAAAACCAGCTAATGAAGGAGATTGCCAAGTAGCAACACCATTTGCATCAGAAGTTAATACAAACCCTGCAGATTGAGTACCATCAGCTAATGTTAAAGCACCTGATGTAGATTGTATAATATGAACTGAAGTAGATGGAGCATTTGTTCCAATACCTAATCTATGATTAGCAGCATCCCAAAAGAAATTTGAATTACTTTGACTTAAAACACCTGATGCACCTGCATATATAATTGAACCTGCAGTTGGTGAAAACCAAGAAGGAGTTGCAGAAGAACCTGAAACAAGAGCTAAACCAGCAGTTGCTGTTCCAGCTAAAACTTGTAATTGAGTAGCATTACTATAAACTATACCACCATTACTTGCAGTTAATGCAGCATTTGTACCTCCATTTGCTAAAGGTAATATACCACTAACATTAGATGTTAAAGATATTGTTGGGATAGTCCATGATAAAACACCTGAACCATCTGTAGTTAATGCTTGACCAGAACTACCTGCAGTAGATGGGAAAGTAAGAGTATATGCAGAACTTCCGGTAGCAGGTTGAAAAGTAAGTAAATTAGAAGAGTTTCCATATAAAGCTAAAGTACCAACTGTACCTCCTGTGGCACCACCTATTAAACCACCTTGTGCAGAAACACTAGTAGTAGTTATAATAGCACCTGTAAAGGTAGAATACCCACCTTGGATATTAAAATATGCATTTTTAGAAGAGGTAGCATAATCAAAGTCAATATAATTACCATTAATTGCAGTAAGAGTATGACCAAAAGATAAATTATGAAGACCTAATTGAAGATCTGCTGTGGCCCCGGTATAAGGAACATAACTACTTAAAGCACTAGATGTAACATATGTAACCCATGATAAGTTACCAGAACCATCATTTGTTAATGCTTGATTACCAGTACTTTGAGCATGAGGAAGAATCAATGAGAAACTTGAACTTATACCACTAGCAGGTGCAATTAATGTAACAGCATTTGAACCTGCGCTTTCTAAAACTACAGACCCCGTTGTAGTTCCTGATACACCTGATATAAGAGATGATAAGGAAGTTAAACCTGTAGCGGTAAGTGAATAGGCACCTAATGTTACATTACTATTACCCCCTGTATAAGGAACATAATCTAAAGCCGCCAAAGAACTGGTTAAATAACTAACCCATGAAAGAGCGCCTGAACCATTTGTTGTAAGAGCTTGACCATTTAAACCAGCATTAACAGGTAAAGTTAATGTATAACTACTGGTAAAAGCAGTTGCTTGAATAGCTGCTTGATAATTGTTTGACCCATTGGCAAAATGTAATGAACCATCTGTAGAAGTTGGTACACCAATTCTTAAATAATTATTAATATAAGCATTATTATCTACTGCAAATGTACCTACTACATGGGCGCCTCCAAATAATGCAATTTGACCAGACCCAGCATAGTTCATATCAATATATGAACTACTTGTATTTGCCTGTATAAATTCATTAATAGTTAAATCTTGGGCACCTAAATTTAAAGGAGCTGTTGCACCACTATAAGGAACATATGTACTAGAAGCTGCAACAGTAGTTAAATAACTACTATTATCATAACTTATAGTTGTACCTGATATTTTTACAAAACCAGTACCTGAAAGTGCTGTTTGTTTATTAGTGAAAGTGTTCCAATCTGTAGAAGATAGTAACCCGCCTTGAGAAGTTGTTGCGTATTGTGTAGCTAATACAGCTTGAGCAGATGTTAAATGATAATATTGTCCTGCGGATCCACCTTGTAAACCTGTTAAATCATTATGAGGTATAATTAAAGGAGTTGACATAAAAGATGCCGCACTAGTTCCTGAATGATATACTGTAAAAGTTATACCTGTTCCTGAAGTAGTTCCTTTAATTTTAACCAAAAGAAGATCAGTCACACCTACTGTAAAACTTGGTTGAGTAGTTGTGATGTTATATAAAGTAGGTGATCCTACATTAGAAATATTAATAGTAGCAGGAGATGTAAATAATAATACAGGACTGCTTCCATCAGAATAAGTAGAATAAACTTCTACATCTACTGTTGAAGTTACAGCGCTAGATACTGCTAAATACAAATTAAAACTCCAAATACCTCCTGATACAGTACCTAAGTCATTAGCCGGAACATTAGATACCCATCCTGGACCAATATATTGTGGTGTACCAGTTGTTATAGATTGAGTCCAAGTTCCTTGAGATGCATTCTCAGGCCCGTGTTCCATCCAATTATAACTACCTATACCTGATGAAGCACCATATAAAAAGAAATTTACTCCGGAACCTACGCCTCCAGATGACCCACTTGTTCCATTTACCCAGGCAATACCATTCCATTGAAGAACATTACCTATGCTTGGTGAACTAATTACAACATCACTAAGATCATTAGCCAAAGTAGCCTTGCTTCCACTAAGTACTAAACCATGACTATCATATGTAATTCTAGCAAAAGTTCCTGCTGTTATAGTAGATGGTAAAGGAAGATAATTAGCTCCTACCCAGGTAGATACAGCTTGAACTGATGGATAAAGTGTATTATTTATTGTACCAAAACTAGTTGCTTTATTTGTAACATTTTCTGGAGTATATCCAATTAATGTTGAAATACTTAAATCACCATATCCTAAAAGACTATTACCATTAATAGTATGAATATTGGTACCTGAGATTAAAAGATTTTGTTTATTGTTAAAAGTAGTCCAGTCAGTAGAAGATAATAAACCTCTTACGCCTATTCCAGCTGTAGGAATATTAAAAGTATGGACCCCTGCTAAACTTGAAATACTAAAATCTACGCCATTTGTACTAGTAGCAAAAGCCTGAACTTTTTGTACTTGACCATTTAATGTTGTGATACCTGCAGTACAAGTAAGAAACGCAGCTAATACTGTTGACAAATTATCACCAGGATTTACATTACATACAGGTACTCCGTTATATATAACACAATCTGTAGAGAATGTTTCACTACATGCTTGAGGTTGATCACAAGCAAGTGATACTGGAATAGTAGTTAATGCAGAATCTTCACATCCACAACCTAAACCTAAAGAAGAAGCAGAAATATCACATTTACTCATTAGCTGGCGGATTTTATAAAATAATTACTAATACCATCATAATAAAACATAACTGATCTACCATTATTATTGATTACCATATTAGAGGTTAAACCTTCTATTTTGGTACCTACACCCGGGATCAAAGTAATATTATTTACACTGGCATTAAATGCTTCATCCTTTATACAGAATTGAACTAAGTTACCTGTCATTAAATTAGCAGGAGGGAACTGTATAGTTACAGGTCCAACACTTGTATTAGTTACTCCTAATATATCAGGAATATTATAAGGGGCTATCAAAGCTAGGTTTAAACTGGCAACGTTAACATTCATTCTACTGTATTGAATACAATTAGAAGGATATGTTTCACCACATGGAGAACCGTTTACACAATTAAGAGCAACAGGTATGGTTGTCAAAGAAGTATCCTGACAACCACAACCTACTGTAACTGATCCACATGAATTACAAGCCATGATCTAAAATATTAGTGTGTTGTTAAAGGAGCTAAATATGCTACTAAACCATTGATATCAATATTAAATCCACCAATAGTTGTAGGATCCATTGCATCTAATGTAACACTATGAGTTGGGTTAGTAGATGCTTCAGGAACAATAATTGTTTGTGAACCTGAAGTAGCACCATGTAAAGAACCATTTGAATTGATAATTCTATAGTCTATAGCGTGATCTCCAGTAGTTACTTTAGAATTGACAAATCTTAATGCAGAAGTACCTAAGAAACTACTATCAGGTAATACACCACCACCATTTTCAAGATCTAAGAACGTTTGTAAAATCAAAGTACCAGTTGTAGAGATAATTACAGAATAGTATCCACTATATACTAGACATCCATTTCCAGAAGTAGCATTTGCAGCAACGCGTCTTAATCCAATACCTTTCATTGTATAAACGGTATCAGGAAGATTTCCTGCAGAAATGTCAGCTGATTGTAAAACAGGACTTCCTAAATTGAAAGTAACATTTCCATTTCCATTAACAACTACTCCAGCATTATCTCCAGCAACACCACCTTGAGCAGGTGTTACATAAAAAGAATTAGAATATGAAGACTCACTTGAATAAGATGTAGGAGTTGTACTTCCTGTATTCAAAGGAACTACTAAAGAACCTCTAAAATACATTGTCCTACCTATAACTCTATATTGAGGAGGAGTTGACATCCATGAAAACCCAACCATATTTTGCCATCCTGAATCTGTAAGGATTGATGATAGCGGAGTCTGCATAGCTTGAGGGCTAGAAGGTTGATTTCCGTAATTTGCAGGAGGTACTATTGGAATAATAGTATTAGCTGCTAAAGGAAGAGTTGCTGTTAAAAATTGATTGACCGTTTGATCTGCCATGTTATATAGTTTTTAGATTTACAAATTTAAACAATATTATTGAATTAACCATTTACTACCTCCTGCTGATTGCAACCAATATCCTCCACCATTGGTTACTACCCAACGGCTTGCGGTTGAAGGAATTGTACTAAATAATACAGGAGTACATAATGGAGGTGCCGGACTAACACTATTAGGATTAACTCCAATTTGTAATTTATAAGGTGTACCTGGTGATAGAGCATTGAATATTCCACTAACTAATCCTAAAGCAGGTGTTAAAGTTACAGTTTGAAGAATAGATCCTGCATTGTTTAATAAGTAAACAGTGAAAGGACAACCATTAGCAACTGAATTTGTAAATGACCAACTTACATCAGCTAGACCAGGGGTTATAGTTAATGAAGGACAATTGGCCACATTAACAATAGTATTAACAATTGTTCTATCACACATTAATCCTGTGGTAGTATTTTGCCATAAACCATTCATTGAAAGAACATAATCACTAGAAATACTCATATTTGAATTAAGAGTGATTACAATAGGATTACTACTTCTAGCATCATTCAATAATGGGATACCTGTAAGGATTTGAAGATTACCAAAAAGATCTGTAATAGTCAATGTACTTCCAGAAGGCATATCATTAAAAGGAGGGTTACCAATTAATGCAGGATTAAGAGTGATTACACCATTAGCATAACTAGGATTCAAATGGATAATTACATCATCACAATTATTTCCACAACAAGTTGCTAAATTAGTTACCGCGTTTCTTAAATCACATATGGTGATCATCATATTGTTTATGAAACTAGCAAGATTAGGAACAGGTGAAATCCATCCTGACAGCTGACCTAAGTTAGAACCAGGAATTCCTAGTGATTTAGCTTGAGCTAATGTACTAGAACAACCTGAAGATAAGGCGTTTACAACTGATTGAGGATCACCAACTGCAGATTCTAACATACATAATTCAGATGCTACAGCTAATATACCAGCCTGTAAAGACAAAGTACCTGTAGCAAGATTACAAGAATTAAAGTTAAACGTTACTGTAGGTGGTACATAAGGAGCAGGAGGAGTTGCTGTTTCTAAAGCAGTAATCCTAGTATTATAGGCTACTAAAGTTGCATTTACTGTAACTAACTGGTCCAACATAGAGCAAACTTGGGTACCAATAGCTCTAGCGTAATCTACTAAAGTCATTTGAGTTACAGTATCTCCTAAAGGAGTAACTGTTTGAAAACAAGGTGCAATAGTAACTAAACATGTATCAGGACATCCTGTTGATGTTGATCCAGGTGTAGCACCTTTTAAAGCACATAACTGATTGAGAATGAAGTTAATAAGATCTTCAAAATCTGTTAATGCTGGGCAAATAGGATCAAAACAAAGTAATGCAGGAGCAAAGTTAGATAAGTCAACTTGATCTATTAAATTACAAAGTTGTTGAGCTAATTTAGCTGTAACATCACTTATAGAATCCCCAGTGCATAATTGAATGCACGGAATATTAGGGCCTTGCCAGATTACACAATTACTTGCTACTGGAGTACACCCTGCTTGATTCTGACTACTTGTTGGTAAACCGGCCATAATTTTATCCCTTTATACAATCTACAAAAAATAATACTAAAATCCTAATGATTTCAGTTAAACTTGAGAAACTACTTTGCTACCTGTTAATCTATATAATGAACCTAGAGGTAAAGCATTTGCCGCTGATATATCATCAGCAAAATAAGGAAGCTGAGGTAATGATCCTGATATAGCATGTCCCATAATATAACTTTGAATTTGACCCAAAGTAATAATTTGAGCTACAGAGGTTCCATAAGGAACTACAGGAATTACATCAGAGTTAGTACTAGATGTAATAGGTGTAAGTTGATCTATTCTTAAAGGTATCATATTTTTAAGTATTTGTTGAATTTATTAATGGATTTTCATAACCATACCATAAAATATTACCATCAGACCATAGTAAATATGCTTGAGGAATAGGTTCATTTCTGCACGGCATTCCTGCAAAAATTGGTTGGCAGCTATGACATGTTTGTGATACAGGGTGATTACATGAATTTATTGGAGAACCACATGAATTAGATTCTTGAGTACCTAAACAATATAAAGGATCTATTTTAAAAGATAGATCAGATAAAGATTTTCTAACCCACAATTGAGTAACATCTTTATTCCATTCACATGTAGAGATACCAAATCTATATTTCTTAGTCACATTCCAATAGGATTGAGCAAAGTTTATATTAGCGTCAATATCACATTTAGTTAAATCTGTCCTAGTATAATCCTTAACAGGGGCAGGTAGAACTCTTGGTATTGCAGGAAGTGGTACAGGAACCTGTGGTAAACAACAGACACAATCCGCATAAGGGGCAGAGATTGTTAATATTGTAGGGATGGAATCTGTAGGACAACTGCAATAACTAGGTTCAGATACGGTCCAACATATTGTAGACAAGTAAGTTGTAGTAGATGTTTTAACATCTTTTACTACTGAACCTACGTACTTATGTAGATCACTTTTAACAATGATTGGGGCACTAATTGCTTGTCCTGCACAAGGTGTTAAAGTATAACAAAGTAATTCATAACAATGGCAACAATCTGCAAACTCTGTTATTAGAGAAGGTAATAAAGGAGTTGTATCAGGTTCTACTAACCAAGTAGAGTTATTACAATCAGAAGCTACAGATACTGTCCAACAGTATCCTGGAAATGTAGATATTTTAATTACAGGAGTTAAAGGACTTCCGCTAGCAACATATGCTGAAAAATCATCTTTGAATTTTAAAGGTGCATGAGCTCCATTACATTCTGTAAGGATGTAGCATATTGGATTACACTGAACACATGTTGTGTATAATTCTACATTTAATGCAGAAGGTGATATGTAATTTACATTTACTCCTGTAGGAGCCGGAAGATTATTTTTAGATATTACTTGCCAGCAATATGGACCTAAATCAGGAGATATCTTAATACTTGCAGAGGTTCCTACATAATTTGATAGGTCATAACCTGTGGTATAAGTATTTGATACAGTACCTTGGTTTGAACAAGCCTGTAATGTAAAATATGGTTCCGGATTACATATACTGCAAGAACTGTAACTTTGAATGCTAATGTTTGTAAGGAGGGTACTATTAGTACAATGTGTAGAGTAAGTTACTGTCCAACAGGTATTTACAAATGTAATATTACCTGTGATCTTAATCACTTTATTTACATATTGAGAAAAATTATAACTACTGTCTGGAGTTACTACATATGTTTTAGTAGGGTCATCACAACTAGTTAATAAAAAGCAACTTTGACATTTACTTGTAGGTGTTATATAACATCCATAGTTTTGTCCACAATTACTTGGTACACTACCTGGTGAACAGTTGAACCCTGTATATGCAGGATAAGTTCCTAGATTGGTTAAATTACCATCATCCACTATTGGAAAAATAGGAATGAGAGTTACACCATCAGAAGCAGTGACTGTTGCACTACTACTAAGTGGTGGTAATGAATATGTATTTTTAGTACTAAATAACAAGTAAGACGCTAAAGCAGTTTCATCTTTAAAAGCTTTTAAATCAGCTACTTGAAGAAGACCTGTATTTGAAGAACCATATATCTCAGCACCAAAAATTGCTTGAGCTCCTGTATTTGAACCTTGTAAATAAACAGTATAACTTTCACCAGCAACTAACCAGATTGGAAATACATGCCATATCCATGCATTATTAGGGGTAACAACTTCAAAATCAAATAATAAAGTTCCTTCTAATACACTACCTACTGTATTAGATGTAACTGGGCCGGTACCATATATACCACCAGATATTGAAATCTTTATTAAATCATCTGCACCAAAACCTATATAATAAAAACCTGTTGAAGATACTGTTGGTAAGCATTGAGAAAAACCAATGAACCTATTGAAAGGATACATTACAGCTGGAGATGGAGCAGGTGATACACCTCCATAATTAGGTACTTTTGTCCAAACACCTACATTATCTAATCTACCAAAAGAATATTTTGTAGGATCTGTAATAGGTCCTGCGGTACCTGATGGATTACCCCAAACAGTATTTATATCTAAAACAGCAGTTCCATTAAGTGTTACAGCGTTACTATTACTATCTGTAATAGAATTATAACTACCATTTTTAATAGGGTAAGCACTAAGTGAAGGTTGTGCTCCAACAGGTGTTCCAAATGGAATATTATAAAAAACAGTTCCATTTTTACCATGGATGCCTACTTCTGAATTACCTACTTGATGAGGAGTTATTGAAGGGTTGCCAAATTGATCTTGATAAACAACTTGACAAACTTGAAAGTAATTACCTGAATTAGCTGCACCAGTAGAGTTAGTATCAGTATCATCACCAAGTAACGCACCACTTTGTAAACCAATTCCATTCCCGTCTTTACCAATGCAATCTGTACAATAGGTAGTTGGTCCAGTGCAACCTGAACCATCTTGATTAGGAGTATAACCATCTGGGCAACCACATGGGCTATACTGATCAGTAAAAGTTTTGTAACATCTACTCTCTAATGATACCATTGTATTATTGTTTTGGAGGTACTACTGTACTAATCTTAGTTAAATTTTGTTGATGTATTTTTGCATTGTAAGCATTAACACAATTTGCACAGACAGATCTTCCATCAGTGGCTATTTTCTTTTGACATCCGCAGGTTAATTGAGCCCCGCAATTAGAACATTGTAGCATGTTAGTTGGTTTAGGTTAACAAGAAAGGTTATAAAATTTCGCTAATTTATTTAATCTCTGCCTTGCATAATTATAAATTGCCATACCTGCTTGAGGATTTTGAGCAATCTCTACCTTAGCTTTTGCAGCATCAATTAAAGTTTTGATAAACTGTGCTTCTCTGATCTTCTGTTCTATTTCAATATCAGGGGCACAATTAGAAATATCCAACTTACACAATACATTCATATAAGTTGTCATAATGGTTGCTATTCTTAAATGATTGTATTCTACAAAGACAACCTCATTTGGGGATACACTCCAACGGATTATATAGATACCATCAACTAAAAAGTTATTATAATTGTCACAATTACTTTGTTGAATACCAAGATCACAAGCTGTAATATTAGCTGTAAATAATGGGGCCCTATTAGTAATTACAATAGGTAAATTAAACCCTGGAGGAGTTATTTCCAAAGTAGGGCAAGTGATGGGTAAAGAAGGAGCATAAATAGATGTATCCACTATATGAATAATGCATGTATTTAAGAAGTCTGCAATATCTAAACTCAAACTTTGCTTTGCCATATATCAAAGGTATAAAAAAGAATGAGGGAAGGAAGTATTTTACCTCTCCTCCCTCATCTTTTTAATTAGAAATTAATTAACTAACAACTACAGTGTAAACTTTAATTTGTGAACATCCTGTTGTTTGATCAGTTACAGCTAAAGTGAAGCTATAAGTTCCTGCAACTGGTGCAGTACCTGTCAACAATCCGGTTGTAGCATTAATTACACAAGTACCAAAAGTACCGTTGGTGATTTCGTAAACATATGATCCACCACCAACCATGGTAGCAGCCAAAGATTTACTTACAGCACCGCTAGCAGTTTCTGTAGCGTATGTAGCAAAAGTCCAAGCACCGCAAGCAGCAGGACAAGCAGCTGTTACAGGAGCATAGATAGTAAGAGTTACACCAGTTCCTGCAGCACCTAACCAAGTTTTCATAGCGGTTTCAAAAGCAGATGAAATACCATTTGTAATAACGTCTAACAAGTAACGGTCATTATCAAACATTCCAGAAGGGTTATTAAGTCTTGGAACATTATGAAGAATTTGGTAACGTGTATATAAGTTAGCACGTTGAATTGCATTAGTAACATCATATCCTTGAGTTACTTCGCGGATACGTAAATCTTTACTAGTGTTAAAGTAGTTTTGCATATATGATTCAGAAAGAATCAAATCACGTAATACTTCTTCACCAAGACCCATTGCTTGACGTGGCAAACATTGTGTTTCAACACAAATGCTAGAGAACGTACAAGGATTTCCTATTTCATCAACCATTGAAGCATAAATGTTCACAGGTTGTTTTTCAAAGAAATCTGAAGGGTAGAAAGTGCAATCTCCAAAACGGGTATCAACAAACGCACCTGTCAAAGACATACCAGCTGTTTTACCAGTGATATAACCAGGAGATACATAATTATCCCAAGTTGGAATAGCTGTTCCAGTTACTGTAAATGTTGCAAGAACACCTGCTTCACCTTGTTCAAGTTGAGGGAAACGCAATACATCACCTACTGAATAACCTAAACCAGGAGTTTCTACAACTACAGTTGTAATAACACCACCTGATACAGTTACTGTAGCAGTTGCACCTGCACCATTATTAGGAGTTCCGTCAAGACCTTGGAAAATTACATTGTAATAAGTTCCATCAGTATAAAGAGTACCACCGTTAGTGATAGCCAAAGAACTGATACCAGGTTTAGCAACGTTATCAAAATATTCTCCAGTTGTTCCAGGAGCATACCATGCACCACCTAATTGGTCATAAACCACAGGCATAATGAAAGGACCTACAATACGGCTATTCATGATTTGGGTAGCCCAACCAATCATAGCAAGAGTTGAATCAACTGGGGTTGGTGCAATGCAACCTGCAGCGCAACATCCAGTATAATAATCTACTGTCCAATAACCATTACGGCTTAATGCACGTAGTTCAGGAGAACCTTTAACATCAATACGCAAATAATATGTTTCATCACATAAGAATTGGAAAGCACAACTTGTGTTAGTTCCCAACGCTGGAGTCAAAGAAGTTCCAGTTTTAGTGAAAGGAGTTGTTCCAATGTGAATTACGTTTTGATTAGCAGTAACAGGATCAATCCTATTAAAGTTAGATACATAACGTGGGTTAATCAATTTAGACTTGGTAGTCTCTTGATAACCTCCTGCAAAAGGACCAATCTTGTCATTTTGATAAAGAGCAGTACTAACTAAATACAAAGGAATACCGTTTATAACTTCAGTAGAAGAATTTCCTACAGCAAGTAATGCACCGTTTCCATTATTAGTTTGTTGTGAAAATAATCCAAATGAACCAACACCTAAAGCAAAAGGTGCAGCAGTTTGAACTAAGTTTACAGATTGAACACCAGTTTGTCCATTAACAGTTGGTACACCAGCCGTAATGTCCACATAACCGTGGTCAACTTTTACAGATACACCAGCACTGTAAGACTGAGAAAATTTGGTTCCCACCAAGATTTTTCTAAACGCGTGATTAAAATAAGCCATGTTTTTTTGGTTTTAAATTTATATACAAAGGTTAATTATACATTCAATATACAAAACTTTTAATGCAAAAACAAGAATAATGTTAATTATTTTGTTCTGCAGCACTTTCTTCTCTTCCTTTTTGATTTAGAGATTCTATATCACCTGCTAAAATTGCAACGGCATCATCAATGATAACCTCTACAATATCATCTTTTAATCCAGGATCTACATCTGCAGTAGACACTGTTCCAGTATAAGGGTTCATACAACCTGAAACCTGAATTTTAACGGGTTGTTTATAATAGATTAAATTTGCTGAATAAATATCAAATGCTTGGTTTGTATAGATTCTAATCTTGTTACCAATAAAAGTCATGAATGTTTCAGCCCATTCAAAACTTGGTTCTTTAAACTTATCAAGTAAGTCATTACTGACATTACCTTCTTCTGTTTCATAAACAGCCATCAGGCGTGGCTCTTTGCAACATTCTTTAGTTGCAAAGAGCTCTAACCTTTTGAATGAAAAATAATCTACAGGCATTGATAATGTCTCAGAATAAATAGGTAAGACATTCAAGTTTAAAGGAGCAGTTGTCATTAGAGCTTGTAAATCATCTACTCTTCTTGAAGACTGCTCATCCCCTTGTTTTAATACATTAGTTCCAGCAAGTTGTCTCCGGCACCATTCAACCTGTGCCTTATTGAAAACTTCTACAAATTGCCAACACTCAACATTATCATAATCCAAGCTATCCAGTTTATTCAACCGTTGCTTCATCTTGATCATGAGAGTTTGAACATTCATTTGCTAGAGTGTTAGGTATTAATTAACAATTACTCATTTTTTTTTTGAACCACCTTTTTTAAAGGCTGCAGGAGCAACCGCTACTTTAGGGTTCAAACCTACTTTGGTACCTTGTTTTACTTTTGGAGCTTTGCTCACAGCTTTCTTAACAGCCATTGTTTTTAGTTTTAAATTAGACTTATTGGTTTATTAATTGTAAAGATAATAATTATTCTGTAATTACAACAGTTGCTCTTGCAATTGCTTGAGCCTGAGTCCAATCTCCTATATCAGAATAAGAAGGAGTTGTTGTAGAATCCCATAAAACAATTGTTTTAGTAGTTGAATTCAAAGGGCTATTATCATCTCCTAAAGATACATCAGCTAATACAGCTGTTTGAGTATCTCTCCACTGAAGGATGTTAAAAGAACTAGTTGTTGCAACTACTGCAGGTCTGATAGTTACTGTTGTGGGGTTTGTAAATGGTACAGTTATCATAGTTATACAGGTATATCATTTTTACCCCAAGGCTTATTAGCTTTTGTTCTGGCATCCCTGTCAGATACACGTCCTTGGTTTTTAATTTGTTGAGCGTAAGTAGTTGAGGCATAAGCTGCTGGATCCTCCATCATCTTATTATAACCATCTACTAAATCATTAAGGTTTGCACCGGTTTTTTCTTTTGCCATGGTTTTAGTTTTTATTCATTCCAGTGTTTTTCCACTGAATTGAGCATTTTGTGTAAAATTTGATCATTCAACGGATTCTTTAGGAACTCTAATACATCACTAGGATTTCTACCCATTAATGCAGATGACTCTACATGATAAATAAACCCATCACTCTTGGTAGCAATAAACTTATAAAAAGTAGCATCTTTGATCAAAGCTCTTAACTTAAGAGTTTCTATATCCAACACTGCAGTATCAATGAATTGTTGGGCTGCACGTTTCTTATTAGTTTCAGAACCTTCACCATTAATATACTTATCTACTTTATCATAGAGTATATCAGTAGGAGTAGATTTTCTATACTGTGGACTATTTGTATCCAATACCTTAGCAACGTACATAAACTTAACAAGATTCTTAGAGAAAAGCTTCTCCATCTCAGATATCGCTTTATTTTTAAGTTTCTTGTATTCATTGGTGGATACCACAGTATCTTGATATTTATCAAGGTAAAATTTAGGAGGTACCGCCATAGCCCTGGCTTCTTCATATGATTTACATACTATAGAGAATCCACCTGCTTCAATTGCCATTAATTTAATAAGATCATGTGGATCTTTCTGAGGCATCAAGTATAAAGGATCATTACCTACACGGATAGATACTTTACTCCAAAACTGATCATTGTCAGGTTTCAAAAGTTTAACTTTATTCCAAAAATCTGGATCTTTAGGGTCAATTACATTAGCTGCTAAATCTCTTTCTAATTGAGCAACTACCTCTCTGATATGAGCAACTTTAGCTTCTCTTTGTTCTTCAGGTAATAACTTAACTTCTGGAGCAAACTCATTTAACCCACTTACATATCTTTTAATACCATTAAGTTCAATGCAAGCTAATTGTTCTTCATGAAATACTCCGTCATATAAAGCCATGTTATACTTTTCCAATCCCATATTAGACATTGAAGTGTCAACATAAGTCTTTACTGAAATAGATCCCGTTTTAAGTTGCGGATAACTTTCTACAATTGATAAATTGCTCATGATAATTTAGTTTAGGTTTGTTGGTTGGTTTTGGTTAATCTATACGCTTTTGAGCTGGGTTAGAGTTATGAGCTCTGCCTTACGGGGCCTAACATTAGTACCCAGCTTATTCTAATTAATTAAATGCATACCATGTTGTTCCTACATATTGGAATTTCAATGTTGCACCAGAAGCAATAGCAACAGCAGTGTTTACACCTGCGTTAGTATTTGATGAAGCGGTAACAATAGATTCTCCAAGAGCAGGAAATACATTCAAAGTATAAGCACCGGCATTAACTACAATAACTGGTGCAATTGGACCACAAGGGGTACATGCAGCAGCTGCAGTCAATGAAGGTAATACAGCACTGTCACCAGTTGTAGCTACAGTAGTAACTTGGTTAAAGTTTTGTATCAATTGTGTAGCACCGGTTTGTCCACCACCTGCTTTTGCAGTAAGGCCAGTCTGAGAACCAGACCAAGCATTAAATACTGCAACTAATGCATTAAGATGTCCAAACTTTGCCAATTCTTGATCAGGACTATGTTTAATATAGGGATCAGGTTGTGCTGGATAGAACTTGTTCATGTCTGTTTTTTTTATAAAGTTAATAAAATCAGGGGAGAATAGCCTCCCCTGATTAAAATTAATTAGAATGATCCACCAGTGATTGGGTTTCTCATAACAATTTTAAGAACCTTGGTAGGATCTTTAACCCACAAAGCAGGCATTGTTTGAGTCATCATCACACGGTATCCATTGAAGTTACCATTTGATTGGAAACCTTGGGTACGTCCCATGTAATCCATAGTTCCATTTTGGTAGAACCATTTCAATTGATTATCCCAAGAAAGTTTCAACAAGAAGATGTTGTCATTTCCAGTATCAGTAACGTCAAAAATAACAAAGCTGTAAGAGCTCAATGGACGTCCATCAATGATTGGGTTTTCAATATCATTGGTATGCAAGTTATCAAATGCAGGATTCAATACAAACTTAACGTTTGCCAAGAAAGGAATAATGTAACTTGTGTAAGCAAATCCAAAATTCAAATCCATTCCTTTACCAGTGATAGCACCAATTTCAGAAGCATTAACCACAAGACCAGATGATACAGCCTCACGTTTAATAGCATCATTAACTAGTTTCATACCTCCAATACCAGTTTGAACAACCAAAGAACGTTTAGGATCTGGACCTTGGAATTCAACTTTACCAGCATAGAAATTGTAAAGTTCTGATTTAAACAAATCTAAAGAAAAACCTGACTTGTTATAAACACGTTTGAAAGAAGAATCCAATTGTCTCCAAAGACCCACTGACAAGCGGATATCATCTGGACCATCTTGTTTAATTCTTCCACCATGTCCCCACATCAAGTAGGTTTCAATGTCAGTTGCTACTTTTGATAAATGAGCTGCTTCTAAAGTAGTCAAGAATGTGCGGTTCAATTGACCATTAGACATTGCTTTTTTAACATATTCCTTACCCATTACAGTAACCATGTTTTCCATAGAAGTAATAGAAGGGTCAATGTTCTTATCAAAGTTTCTCCAGATTTCAGTTACAGGAACTGTACCATCTGCATTAACTCCACCCTTGATCATAAGATCTGCACGGCTAGAAATTGAGTAATGTACATGAGCTTCAGAACCACCTACGTAGTTATAGAACTCACGGAAACCTGTAGAAGTACGGATGTCAGAGAACCTTTCACCATACTCACCACGTGCAGAACCTTTACGGAACACACGGGTACCTGATGCTAAGTACTTGTTATCCAAGAACTTGTAATTGTCATTGTTAACCAATGCAACAGTGTAGATGAAACCATCACCAATAGGCATGATATCATCAGCAGTAATGTGCATTTCAACACCGTTGTATTTGTCATAAGTGATGATATCACCATGTCCAAATTCACGTTTGTTTAACTTCAATTTGAAGGTAGTTCCATCAACACCTTTGTTAACATTAAGTGGTTCAATATCTTCAATGATGTAAGGAAGATCTTGTACAACTGGTGTTTGCCATTTGTATTCACCACGTGCGTTATCAACCATGATAACGTTTTTACCACCAAAAGATGATAATTGATACAAAGGCATTTCTACCTTTTGTGCCATTGCCCAAATGTCTACTGGACCCAAATCCATTGGTTCCGCAGATTTCATCATATTCACTAAGTGGTAAGAGTCTACATGGGAAGTAGCCTGATACGCGGTATCTCTTAGGAATATACCATTATTTAATACTGGAGTTGCCATTTCTGTTTTTTGTTTTTAGTTTATTATTATTGTTTGTTGTTCATTATCTTGAAAAGAAATTGCTTGTTCTTTGAATAGTCCTTTGCTTAGTTGAAGTTGTTTCCTCAATAGGTTGTTGACCAGTTCCTTTTCTTGAAGCTTCTTCTGTTTTTAAAGTTCTTATAGTAGCAGCTACTTGTTCTTGCTTTCCACCTTCACGCAATTTGGCTTTGTACTCATCAGGGTTAGCTAATAACCAAAGAGCTTCTGCAATTAAACCATGATTAGGTTCTACAAATTGATACTTCTCAAGTAAATGACCTAACAAATTAGTAGGACGTCCACTCATAGAAGGATAATTAGGAGCTACCAAACCATTATAAAGCATACTTTGTGTTTTCTTATCTAACTTAATTCCACCAAGTTCTGCAGGTTTCAAGGTTTCATACACGTTACTCATGTAAGCTCTTGAGGCATTTTCTTGATTCTTTTTGTTACTTTCTTGTTCAGCTAATTTCTGAGCAACAACTTGCTCATTCATTGCATCCAATTTTGGCTTAAACTTATTAGCTTTTTCAGCTAATTTTTCCATGTCTTTCCAGCCATCTATCTCTTCCTGAATCTCTACATCATCACCAAATCTAGTTGCACGGAGATATTCCCTTACAATATGTTCTTGATCTTGTGGATTCTCAGGGTTTAAAGATCTTGTTTCTTCTACTTGAGCAAGTACTCTAAATAAAGTCTTCATATCTTTTCCACCATCTGCATGGTATTTAGCAGCTACTTGTAATTCAGGAGGAAGAGATTGGAAGAATTCTACAGGAACTGATTCCCTTATTCTGGCTTCCCTGTCTTGGTGGTTAGCTTCATAAAGTTCTTCAAAGTCTTTTGTGCTGTATTCTTCAATAGGTTTACCGTCTTCAAAAGGAACCATGATCCCTTTTTCAATAAACTTTTTAGTAAGTTCAACCATGCTGTCTTTATCCATTTTAGGACGTCCAGCACCTTTATTTTTATCTGTAGGATCATTAGGGTCACTTTTAAATTCATCAACAATAGCTTTAAATTGATCAATTTCCTCTGCTGTTGGTACAGGAGCACCTGGTACTATTTGATTAGCAGCGTTTGCAGTAGTAGGATTTGTTTGAGCTTCTTTAGCAGCTTTAGCGGCTGCGTCTTTTACTGCTTGTGCTTTAAGTGCTTTTTCTTCTTCAGTTTCTTTAGGTGAAGTAAATGACATATCTACTTTACTTGGTTTACTAAAGATATTAGGTACAACTGGTTCAGTAGATGTAAGAATATTGTCAGCACCTGGAGTGCCCAATAGAGCATCTAAGTTGTCAATTTCTACCCTTTGAATGTTTGTAGCTTCTGTTGTGTCTGCCATGTTTTCTATGTTTTAGCTTGTTGGTAAGTACAAAATTAAGATTTAAACCTTAAATGTTTAAGTTTCAAAAAAAATTTTGCGCCCAATATAGCTATACTAGATTTCATTACTTTTTCTTCTTAGCGTCCTGTGCCTTTTTCTTAGCAGCAACATCATATTTATTCTTATTAGTTCTAGCAATTTCAAGTGCTTTTTCTGAAGCATCTCTTTGTGCTTGAATCTTTTCTCTTGCAATATTCATTTTATCTTCATGAGCTCTAGATTGGTTATCAACCTTTTGCTGATTTAGGTCCATAGTAGATTGATACACTTTGTCTTTTTGTAAAGAATCCATATAATCTACATAATCAGACTGAGCGTTATTATTAAAGTCTTTCATGGCCATATAACCTGCAGCACGGATCTCAGCTTCAAGAATATGTGATTGCCTATCTTTTTCATTTTCAGATGCAAGGAATTCAGCTTTTTGTTGTTCTTCAGCTTGTTTAGCTTTAATCTGTTCTTGTTGCATATTGAACTCATGTTCTTGTTCATCCTTCTTAGCCTTGTCAGCTTTCTCAACGGAATCTTTAAGGATTTGCTCAATAGTAGCCAAACTGTCAGACTTAATTATATTAGCCAGATCATAGATACTAGCTCCAGTATTAGGATTACTCATGGCCATTTGCTTAAGTTGATCTACAACATTACGCATGGAAGCTTTGGTAACTGCAAATACATTGATATCTCTTAATAGTAAATCAGTGCCATTCAACTCAAAGAACTTACGTTCTTCATTATTAGTGATATACTGTAGTCTATTAGTTGGATTCTTTGTTTGATAGTACTGGGCCAGATCAGTTCTCATCTGATGTACGCGTGGCATTAAGTAATCACTATGTTGAATAAAGTACATTTCTGTTTGAGCAAAAGATGCATTAACTGCTATCTTGGCCCCGGTTGCAGTTGATTGCTCCAGGTTCTCTCCCATACGTTGTTGATTAACACCTATGATTTCAAAAGCTTGTTGTTTAAAATACTCTCCTAATTTGATACGGGATAACAACCTATTGGTTTGTTCCATATCTAACTTTTGGAAATGAGTATTACCTATAGCATTTTCTGTATTAGCAATAGTACCATCCAATGGCAAGATTTGGAAGTTCTTCATTGCCACAAAAGCTTTAGCATAATTGTTCTTACCCCAATCTTCTCCTAATGAATGTTTAGGTAATGCATTCTGATCTAACATGATCACAGTACCTAACTCATCAATTAAGATATCAGCTATTTGATTGTTAACTATATTATAACCAATTTGATATGGTTTCATTAAGTCAATCATAGCTGTTGACCTGGTATTTCTATCTGTAAATACCGCACCTTCTACAGGAAGTTTACAACCATAAACTGTACTATCACCTTTAAATTGAAACGGTAGTCTAGATATTGTATTCTTATTGATACCTAGATACATAGGTGTTACACCACCGCTATTAGGCATCCCCCAGAAGCTAGGTCTATTAGGTCCAATTTTAACTCCACCCCATGTTTCATTAATCCAAATCCAATCAATATGTTCACCAAAGACCAAATTATCTTTATCTTTTCTCTTGATCAGAGTATTGTTATATAATGGTTTATCAGTTATCTTATATGTCTCATCTACTACATCCATAGTAGATACTCCATTTTCATCAATCTTGGTTAGATGTCCAACCCGGCGTTGTGATTTCCAATAAGCAGTTGTTACGCGTAATAGGTAACTTGTACCTAAATCCAGGTAATCTTCTGATTCAGAAGTAATCCAATTCACAATATCACCCCCTACTTGCATGTTATCCCACATAGAAGCATACTGTCTCCATCCTAAAGATGGCATATTAGTATTCCATTCATGAGATCTAGTAGGATCATAATAAGTTCCATCATTTTGGAAACCTTGTACAGCCATACCAGCAGACCTAACCGGGTATATAGCCTCTAAAGATTTAGTCTGATCTTCTGTCATGATATAACCATAACGGTCAATTACATCAGATACAGTCATCATTTCTATTTTACCTACAGCATTTCCTTGGGAAATATATCTAGTTTCAGGAGACTTATGATAAAAAGTAAGTACTGGGTTCCACAGTTCTACTTCATAATCATCTTCCATCATTTTAAAATGCCAAAATTCTCTATCAGTAATTAAAGAATCTCTAAAGCCACGCTCTTCTAATTCTTCCATATGGAAGCGTTCTTTATCTATAGCATACTGATGCTCAGCCCATTGCTCAGGAATATTTTGATATTTCTTAGTAAAAAAGCTTTGAATTTCAGGAAGTGATTTAATATTGTCAGGAGACATTTGTTGTTTAAAATCATCACTCTCAGGATCTACACCCATCTCCTGCATCTTTTGTTGCATCTTTTGTTCTGCATCTGATACCAAAGCATCTTCTATTTGCTGCCTTTTCATCTCAAACATTTCATTGTAAGAGTAGTCATCAGTGGTTTTGTAGGTGATTTCTGTATTTCTTTTAGCAAATTCTGTCACCATTGTGTTGATGACATTGGGGATAATAGGGTAAAACTTTAACTCAAGAGCTCCTGAATCTTCTTTAGTAAGGTTATCAATTAGATCAGAGTATTCATTATTTTCTTCTACTATATAATCCGTCCTATCAATAATCCCTTTGGCTAATTTATAATTCTTCATCAACCTTCTAGCATTACGTCTCAACTGTTTAAGACCTTGCCATTCTTGCCAATCTATATTCCAAGCAGTCCATTGTTCATCTTTTTTATCCCTGGAAATAAATTGAATGGGTTGGATGAGTGTTCCTAATCTATTACCGTCAGCTTTGGCGCCTGACTTTAATTGCATTCCGTTAAATACTTCCATATTACTTTAAGTTTTTAAAAGCACTTCTTTTAACTGTATAATTGGAATCAGGAGATTGACCCCTTCCTCCCATATGATTAAATGCACTCTTAGACAATTTATACAAATTTTTTGACTTTTGCAAGTCTTCTTTTGATTCTTCTACTCTTTTTTTCATCCCTCTATTAGCTTGTTGCACTTTTACAAAGGCAATTAAAGCACAAAAAGAAACTAATCTATCCACGTTTAAACCCTCTTCATAGGCTGCCATTTCTTCCAGAATCATCATATCTGGAATCCTTTCTACCCCATAAATGGTTTTTACAATGGTACCATCCGGTTTAGTTTCCTCATCTAAATGTTCTTTTAAGAATTCAATTCCATAACTAAGAAGATGTTGTTTAAACAGTGTACCGGTATTTCTCCATCCATATTCTTGATATACATTGGCATTAGAACCTATCTCTTTTAAAAAGATCATTTGGGTCTTTGGGACCAGGTACTTTTGCTTCTTTCTTTCAATCATATGTCTAATAAACAAAGGTACGTTGTTTTCCACTACCGTCCACGCATTATACCATTCAATTATCTTTTCTAATCTCTCATGTGTTTTATTAACATCATCAAACCGGCCACACCAAGATGCTACTATTTTGTCACCTTCAATATGGGTTTGTGGTCCATCAGGGGTATTCTTAGTTACCTCTATTGGATTCTTATAAACAATAATAGAACAAAGGGAGTCTGAAGTAGTTGTCTTTCCTTCAGACACAGGATCCACAGAAGCATAGTAAGTTGCAAAAGGAGCATTTGGAATAGGTCTTTCCCAAACTACTAATACCCCTTCTTTATCTTCTGTCCGCATAGATATTGGGAATTCCCTGATAGGATACTTAGTAGATGTTTTAGATTCTACTTTTCCTAGAGCATCATAGCTAAGTTCTATAAATTCATACGCGTATGTTTTCTCTTCAATCCTTTGTTTCTGAGCACTGACAAGATGTAAAGGAAATACAGAGGCTTTTCTAAATGCAAAAGCTTCAGCTATATTCTTAGGACGTTGAGAGATCCTTAACTGATAAATATCAGGTTGAAGATCTTTTTTCCATATAAGTCTTTTGTCATCTATGGCTTGAATGGCATCAGCAACTAAAGAGTTACCATAGGAATCTATATAGGGTGGCATAGACCACTGTTCTGGGATGAACAAACCGGATACACCAATGGTTCCTTTGTCATCTAAAAGGTTGGTATCCACCGCGTAAATGTTATTAACCTCTGGATATAGAATCATTTGTTTAAGAGGTCCGCACTGATCTAAATCACCCACGGATCCAGCTGCTATAAAAACACCAGTAGTAAGATCTCCAGATTGAAGAGCCGGTGTGGCAAATTCATATGTGGCATCCATCTTAGGGGCAATACCCGCTTCTTCATGAAAGAATATTTTACAAGGTCCCCCTACACCATTAGTAGGATCCTTATCAAAAGTTAATCCTTGAATGGTTCCTTTCAGACCTACCATGGATTTTTTATTACCCTTTTTAGATTCAATTTGTTGTTGCCACATACCTACTTTACCAGGAGTCATTGGCCGGTACCAAGCAGTATGTTCATTTAAGAAAGACATATATTCATTTAAGAACTTCCAAGTTCCTTTTTCATTAATGTAATCTTTATGGCTAGCCCCCATTTTATTAATGGAACCTTCTTCAAACCAAATCTGATTAATCATTTTAGCAGCGTGATAATAACTAGATGCTATCTGACGTTTCTTTAAGATGGCTATATGTCTATAATGTAATTCAGCTAAGCACTCATATAAGGCCATATGATATTGTGCATCCCTTACTTTAGCAAAACCAAATTTAGCAGACTCCTTATCATATATAGGAAGAAAATTTAACCACATGTAATAATCTCTAGGAATATACCAGGTGTTTTTATCATTCACAAATATAACCCCTCTTCTACATTTTAATTTCTGATCATCCCAATAGTTAAGAAAATCTTTACTCATATAAGGAGCTGCACAATAAATCTTAGTTTTATTCCAGATCCGAGCCTGCTCATTAAACATGTAACTAGTCTCATCAAAGTTATATTCACCAGGGATTTTAAACATGCTTAATACAAAATCCCTAAAATCTTGTAAGGTAGCAAATGATCTAAGAGACCATGTACCATTTTTCCATTGTGGTATATCTATGTAGTTATCCATTATTTTTGGTCATAAGCTGTAAATGAACCTCCGCGCGCAGAACCTTTTTGTTCTTCCATAAGATCTTTATAGGCACCTTTATAAGCATCTCTTACCTCATTATATTTAGAGGCCGCATTAATTAAAGCTGTTAGGTTACCATCTCTACCATGGGATATGCTTGTGCTACCCATGTAAGTAGCCAATCTATCAAGCATGCTTTTAATACCATTAAAAGCTCTTAAGGTTGGGGTTTCATATAAAGTGTGACAAAGAGCTAAAGCTTCTTGAACAACTGTATCTTCTGTTGAAAAGTCCACACCAACTTCTACAAGGATTAATTCCTCTTTAGTCTCTTCAGGAGTATTAAAGAAAGGATTAATCTCAGGGTTAGGACATGTCATATAAAAGAGATATGAATAAACCTTAATATGGTTTTCAGGATAAGCTTCTTTTACAGCCTTTAGCTTCTTTAAATTATAACAGTGTACACTAGGTATTATAACACCATTCTCTATATCTATCAAACTAATTATCATTATTTCTTGGTTTTAATTAGGTGTCTATTACTTTTTACATAGTTAATCATGTCCTGAACTTCTTTCTTATAATAAGGTAATTCGTGAACCTGTACATCCTTTACTATAAAGTTTCCTTGTTCATCCTTTTTATAAAGAGGATATCCATGGGCATCTTTACCTTCACTTTCAAAAATCACATGTTCTATGGTTAACTTACCAGGTTTTAAGTTGTGATTATGTTTTAGAATCATGTACATATACAAACTTAATTGAATACCATAATGTACAATGTGACAATCTTCTAGATGAGAAAGTGGACCAGTCATCATTGTAGTAACACCTTCCCAATTAGTGTACCCATTGAAATTTAGTTTCTTATTGGTTTTGTAATCTCCAATATTAACATGATCATTGATAACTTCTACCCTATCTGATTGTCCACATAATCCTGCAGATACTAGATAAACAAAATGTTCTGGATAAATACCATTAACAAGTTTTTGTTCAGGTGCAATTTTAATACCCTCTTTAAATAATGGTTTAAATACAGGAAGTTCTATACCATCTCTTACAATTGTATCACAATCAGTTATATCTTTTTCTCTTTGATCATGATACCAGGTACCCATGTCAGTTGCGCGGAAGCCTTCATTATCCCATATATTTCTTATAGATTCCGGATTCATTCCATACCAAGTAGATTTCTTATTCTTAGAAGAACTGATAGAAGACTTTACAGAATCAAAAGGTTGTTTAAAGTGGCTTACAAAAGTTGTTACACTTAACCAATCTATTAAGGTATCTACACTTTTGTATTCATGTTTCTCAGGAGTGAATGTTAGTATCATTTTCTTTAGATTTAATTTGTTCATTAATAGCGTTTTCTTCTTCTTCAGTAACCTCTGCTTTCCAGCGGGAGTCATCACAAGCACTAGATAAAGATCTTAATTTAAAAGCTAAAGAACATCCACAAAGACCACAACATGGATTAGTTCCTGGTACCATACATTTACTTCCTTCAGTATCTATATGAGGACAAGCCTCACAGATAGCTTTACGTTGGGCAGCAATATCTTCAACATGCTCCGTCTTGAACAGAGAGTTTTTTACGCCTTCTAATATTTTGCCTTTTTCTTTCCAGATTTTTATAATAGAGTTCTCCATGTTTTTTAATTATGTGTTGTTTTTCTAGTTCATATTCTTTTTTAGTATCTGCAACTAGTTTTTCTAGTTTAGCACAATACTCAACAGCTTCATTGTATCTTTCCATTCTTCCAAACGTTAAAGGTAGTTCTGACTGTTCTATTTTAGATTTAAGATCCTCATACCTTTTTTCCAATTTTAAATGGTTAATGGTGAACACTCCAAAGTTTATAATCTTGATTCTTAAAAACTTTAACGTATTCATTTTGAGTTTAATCTCTTTCCAATAGAAGTCAACTATACAATCAACTAGTTCTTCAGAGTAACCTGTTTCTTCAGCTGTCTTTGCTATTAGTTTATTATACTGTTGCTGGTTCAACTCTTAAGATTTTATAGTTAATAAAAATATTCCCTTCAGTTTGAATGTCAGGAATGTTAAGAGCTATCTTCTTTTTATTAGATCCTTTCTTTATAATCAAACCTTTCTTTTCAGCTTTAGTAACTGCATTCCTTACAGATTGACTACAGCCAAAAATCTTATTAGAAGAAGCATCATTACAAAATTCTCCTAGAGTCTTCTCTCCTGTTAATGCCAGGAGAGTAAGACAACTAAGATCTAAATCAGATATAATTATATCTTTAATATGGCAATGCATAGCAAGCTGAAGCTTGACTATACGCCATAAATCCATACGGATTTGTTTATCCACTTGTGTTAATGAAATTGCCATGTTGGTTTAGGTTTTCTATTACGCTTAATATAAATTAGACTGATGGAGTATCTATCTCTTTCAGAAGTTCTTCAACCTTTTTTCTATCAGTTGAAACTCTTCCTTGGATGTATTTATGAACCCCATCTTCAGGAACCTCTTCTAAAGCTTCATCAATTAATGTATCATTAAGTTGATTTAAAGCATCATCTAGGTCCTGGATTATAACTGACATTGGAACCTTGTTCTTAGCTATGAGAACTTTAGGCGCTTCTGTATTACTATAAACTATCTGTAGGTCAACTTTTATTTCAGCCATGTTTATAAAGATTTAATTAGTTCAAGTAATTGAGGTTGTGGTGAGCAATCAAATTTATCCTGACGTACATTGGTATGTGTCCATAATCCTCCGGTACCTTTTAATGCACCTTGGTTAAGTTCAAAAGCTGTAGCTCCTAGTGGAACTAATTGCTTTAAACCTACTGACAAATCTATAGAATGAACTTTAGCCACATCTAATATCAATGCTTTAAGGCTAACTAATTGAGCATCAGTATATTTATGATAGTAACGGAACCCTCTAAAAGGTTTACCTAAATCTACTACATCTGATTCTGGAACTGCTTTATTAACGTAGTTTAAATAGGTACCATTAATAGTCTTTGTAAGTGGTCCGTAGTTACAGATCTCAATAGCAACTGATTCACTATTCAATTGAACATTGTTTGCTGCATTAAGACCTAGATGGTAGGCCCAATACTTATCATCAAATGCGCGGTACACCTTGCCATCAAAGTCAGTGTTACCATCAGTAGTAGCTTTACCACCAATAACATATGCAGTAGATACAGGGACATGATGTCCTTCTTTATCTGTTGCTGATTGCCATCCTGAAATAGTCCAGTCAGGACGGTTACCACCTGCAGTATGGTGAATGTAAATAGTGTTCTTCTTAACAACTTGTTGAAAGTAAACACCCGGGGTTAATAAGTCATCTGTAAAAGTCATGAGATTAAAGAGTTAAGGATTTAGAAATGTTAGGAAATAAGTTCTTAAAGATATCAGAAATTGCTAAAGCAATCTCCCTGTGTTCTAATTGAGTATTCTCAGCACACCTGATTTGCAAATAATGGATCCAACTTCTTACAGAACCCTTCATGTAAATCTTAGTTTGGGTAGTTAAAGGGAGTACCATACGCGCACATTCTTTAGCCACACCTTTATCTAGAAGGTCTTTATATAAACGTTCACTATACATTATATGTTCTTCAATAAGTTTTTGAGCATCTATAATACCTTCTAATGTATTGAACATTTTAGGATTGAAGGATTCTGTAGAGGATTGTCTATTCTTTTCAGCTTGTTTTCTTAATTGTACTGGCTCAAATTCTGTAGCCTTAGAATACCTTTGGGAAAATTCCTGAAAAGAAAAGCTTCTGTGTCTCAAGATTTGTTGAGCAATAGCCCTAGATGTTTCAATTGAAACAGTCATATCAACCATTTCAAATGGGGACCAATGCTTATGTTTAATCAAGAAAGCAATCAATCTGTCTGCAGTTTCCATATTCATTTGATTCTCTGGATTGGAAACCCTAGCCGTATATACAATGATCTCTTCAGGTAAAAGATCTACACTAGATGTATGAGATATAAGTTCTACTTTCATCTTAGCTCTTTTTAAGTTTACGGATTTGGTTTTCAGAAAGACCATTGCTGGTTTCTTCTTGTTCTTCTACTGGAGGTTCTGATGCTACTTTGTTAGTGGGAACTTCAGGCATTTGTGGTTCAGGACCATCTTGTTCTTCAGTGTCTTCATCAGGTTGTTGAGGAGCCATCATTTGAGCAATTCTCATACGCGCTACTTTATAACGCAGATCTAACTCAGATAATTCCACCATTAAAGTAAGATGAGCTTTCTTTGCTTTAATGTAAGATTCTTCTTTCTTCCATTGGGCCATGTCAGCCTTTTGAATTTCTTCAACTCTTGCAATATACGCGGCTATTTGCTCAGGAGTTGGTTCTTGATTTTGGTTTGCCATTGTTATAGGTTTAGGTTTAAACTTTTCAAAGTTAAACTTATTTTAGTTATTATACAAATTAATGACATTAATTTTGAAAATTAATATTGTTTAACCTTACAAGTTTAAACTTAAAAATCCCAAATCTTTTTTAAGGATTTGGGATTCAACACTTGGCAGTGTAAAGTTTTCCAGGACGGAAAACAATTAATGTTTTATACCAAAGAAATGATCAAGAAACCAATGATACAATCCAATAAGGATTGGGGTACCAATGATAAGTCCACCGGCAATTTTACCTTTAAGTTTTTCATCTGACTCTTTATAAGCTTCAAGACTATCAACTCTAGATGCAAGACCTTTTACTCCTGTATTTTGATTACCTACTATTGCAGTGTAGATATCGTCTAGTTTTTTTTCTTGATCAGTGGTCATCATTGTTAGATTTATTCAGTTATGAACTCTCTAAGTGCTAATACACTTAAACCTGTAATTTGTTCACTTGAACCAAAATCATCTAATTTAACCGGATAGATTTCTACATCTACCATTGTCTTTGCTAAAGCGTCTAACAAACTTTCAGTCTCTGCTTTAATTTCTGGTGTAGGGAATACATACACAGAACTAGGAACAGTAATACCTTGTTCATTGATTACGTTTTGTGTTTCAGTAACAGGCTTGCCTTCACTGTCTTTACTACAACGTGACTCAAGGATGTTTTGACGTGCAGCATCAAATGTATCAATAGCAGCTCCTACAGACTTAATAGTCTTAGCAGCATTCCAAGATACTTTCAACGGAGCCTTAGATTTAGACAACTCAATAAGAGTAGGTTGAAAAGATGCTTTTAATTCTAAGTTGGAAATGTTAATAGTCATAATAATAGTGTTTGTTGGTTTAGACAAATTTAAGTATAATTTCATTTGGTTGTACCAACAAAAGTAAAAAATTTTACGTCAAAGTATTAATTAAAAATGTAGTGCCAGTAGCTACATAAGTGATAGCACCAATCTGACCATTACCAGAAAATGTAATTGATTTACCAGCTGGGAGAGACACTCCTAATACGGTACCTGTGGCAGCACCAACATTTTGAATAGTTACTAATACAGAACCTGCAGCAATTGTACCAGTAGATGATGAACTGATCACAGCCGGAGTTCTAACAGTTGGATTTGGTCCACCACCAAGGGTAGATGCAATATCTAATAAACCTGTAAGGACTGAGAAGTCAAACTTCCAGTTACTTCCTTTGTTGCCTTCGTTGGCATTTCCGTTACCTAATCCCATGATATTAAAATTTAGTTATACTACAATATAAAGAATTATACCATGGGATGCAAGAGAATAATAAACTTTCTTTAGGTAGCTGGATTCTATACAGGATCTAACTGCGCAGTGTATCTGCACACATGCTTTTACCTAAGCCTGTTATTAGTTATCTACCTTGTGTAAGAAACTATAATTTTGACAGCATGTCATTCAAAAGAAACATTCGCAAAAAGAATAGGTCGGAAGCACACTTCTTACAGAATCCTATATAGACAAAACACCAAACCTTAATTATTACCCTAATCATATCTCCCTTAAGGTATTCACTTTAAAATATTTTTCCAAAAATTTTGGACTGACTAAATGGCCACAAAAATAGTTTGTATTAGAGAGGGGGGTGGATCCTCCCTGCTCCGCCCCCGGGGTATTCTGCTCTCCCCCTAGGGGGTCAATCCTACCTAGAAATGTTTCACCTATTAGGGCCAAAACCAGAAAGCATTCTTTTATGAGCCAGGTAATTGCCCCCGTCATGGTTAATGATATTAGTATTATTAATTTAAAACATACAGTATGTATCACAAGAGTTATTGGGTTGACGTTACCACGGGAGTGGTAATGCTTCTATTAGATTAACAACATTCCCCCATTGGGCACAATGCCCAATGGGTTTTACTATCATTTAAAACTTAAACATTATGAGAAACACAACAGTGGCATTGGATCACTTAAAGACAATCTTTAAAAATGTAGAGGAACTACAAAATAACGTTCAGGAACAACTAAAGTTGTATCTAACACATTATTGTTATCCACCCATTTTTGATAAAGATGAATTTACTACATTATCTAACAATGTAATAAAAGTTATTGAAACATTAGATAATCTTTCAGAGGTTAAGGCTTTAATAGAACGTTACCATCTACTTGAAGAGATAACTGAAGAAGATATGAAGAATGAAGTAGATCTCAATGCATTTGAGAGTGCTTTTATGTAGTATTAAATAAAGGGGTTAAAACCCCTTTATTTTAAATCCAGAGTAAGTGCCCCCGTCATTGCTTATGATAATTAATAAATAAACAATTAAAAAAACAATTATGAAAAAATTTGTAACAGCATCATTTGCAGGCATTCATTTGAAAAAAGACAAGGCTACAGGTAAAATTATTACACCACATGAGGTTGGTGGATATATTTACCACGTTGACCCAGGTCAGAACCCAGCACTTGTAAATGAATTCAGAACTGTGTTGAAAGCACAGAACAAAGAATTTTACAAGGAAACACCTGATGGATTACCAACGTTCCGAAGTAATGAGGAAGCAGATGGTGAAACTATCTATCTAACAATCTCTATGAATGGACAATCAGTGTTCATAGATGATACTGAAAGATTGATACAGGAAGCAAGGTTCAAAAGCATCACCCGTAAACCACTTATGTATCAGCAATCTTACTTCAATGCTAAGGGCGCCGCTGATGTAGAACGTGAAGAGCGTGAGGCAGAGATGAAACGTGAGCAACGCAGAGCACAGATGGCCAATTACTCACATTCACAACATGCCCAAACTGCGCAACAACCTAACCCTGCACACGCAGTGTTAGAGGATAGCGCAGACGCTAAACTAGATGAGTAAAAGAAAGGAGAGCCAGAAATGGCTCTCTTTCTTTTTTTTGCGTAGCTACCTTACTTGCCCCCGTCACAGGTAAGATATAGTTGGGAAATAAATAAACGTTAACATATAGTTTATTTATTTTATTATAAGTTATATAGTATTAATGCTCTAAAATGCTGGAATCTGTACAGAATCCAACTGATGCCTAATGCTCACCGTAAAAACACTTATTTTTCTCTCTATTCCAAGTGATATTTTATTAATGCTCTGATTTACAATGAGTTAAGTAAAATGGTCTCCAAAATCCCCGGGAAAACACTTTCTAGTAACAGGGTGTATAATGACTTTGTGGATTATCTTCTTTACCTCTCTTGCCCCCGGCTTCGCCGGGATATTTGGTGTCAAATATAAAACCCTGAATATCAATCAGTTAATATAAAATAAACAGTTAAACAAATCCAAAAACCAAAAACAAATGAAAGCAATTTTGAAAAGTAGCTACAGAAACAAAAAACGTGAAGTAGCATTTATGTATGTAGTAACAGGTACACCTGCTGAATTGAAAGCTTACCGTATAGCACAGGGAGAATTCTATGCTGAAGATAAGGTAACTTCTCAACCATTATGGTTTACTAATCAAGCACACGGTAGATCTTGTGATCTAATCATCACTGACTCAGGTGTTTACGCTGATACATTAGATGAAGATTTAATGAATGCAGAACTTGCTAAACGTGTAAACACTGATTCAGGTAAGGAGTTAGCAAAACTTGATGCCGCACAAATCTTTGCCAATCTTAAATCTGGCACTAGACAACGTGCTAGTATCACACTAACACCTGAAAATCAAGCAGTTACAAAAACTGAAGTTGAAGAACCGGTATTAGACAACGGTTCAGATGCTAAATTAGATGATGAAACAACACCGTTTTAATCTAATTTGAACAGCTGAAACCGCTGAGAATTGAATAGATGAAGTTAAGCTTGACATTGGTACAGTATAACCAAATGTCAAGCACTTCATTTATTTGATTTTACTTTAAGTAAACGCTGTAACTACTTGATTATCCACCCTTTACCCATCTAGTATTTTACTATTAATGCTTTAAAACCAAAAAATCAGCACACTATATAGCTACATACTCACTCACGTATCTTCTTTAACTTTTTAAATTATGGATACTAATATTACTTTTCTATCTCCTCTCATAGAGACTCTTGTTATTACTATTGAGTATAATCTAGGGATACAAGATAAAGAGAAGATAGTTTGTATAGGAGGTAATGTTAAGATCTCTTATGTTAATAGAAGCTTTCTTTATTACTGTATCTTCCCGGGCAGTAAAGTATTTAAACCTGTTACCCGCGAGAATTTAATCATTCATCTGTCCCATATTAATTAACATGTTATGCCGTTACTCATTAATCAACCAAACAATAAACCTGATAAACAAGATGTTGTTCTTTACTTCCTTATAGGTATTCTTCTAATATTTATTGTTTACCTTCTATGTAAATGATAGATTCTTTAGAAAGATGATAGTAACGCCGGCCCTGTTTGCAATATTATCCAGTATTCTTATCAACCTTCTCACAAATTAAATAACTAAACACTTAAATCCTATGAAACATTTTGTTGTAAAATCAATAGTAAATGATGCAGTGGTGTTTTACCTATCAGATGATGATGATGATTCATATGGATGGGGTAATGGTTATGTAGTTGTACCTAAAGGTCATCCTGCATATGGTAAACACTATGAAGAACTCAATCAAATTATTGATGTTCATGGTGGTTTAACCTTTAGTGCATTAGTAACAGACTCTAGACTTGAACATTTTCCAGATTTATCTTCTGAAGATTTGGGTAAGTGGATGGTAGGGTTTGACACTATGCACTATGGTGATGGTAATTCTTTTGCATCTAAAAAAGATGTAGAAGAAGAAACATTACGTCTCTTTAATCAATTAAAAGAGATGTAATTAAAAGGTTTGGTGTTATCCTTAAAACACTAATTACCTATTTTTAAGAGATGCCATCACAATAAAGTGAGGTAGTTAAGACTTAAAAAATAGGCTTATGTATTTTTTCTTTTGTAAAGGTTATGTGTTTGAGTTAAAAACACTTTGCATCTGTCTAAACTAATCCAGGACAGAATGTATTAAAAACGGCTTACTGTGGTTGCAAACACAGTAAGCAGGATTAGTATGTACTTACTTACATAAACCCTAACCTTAACCAAGAAAGCGGGCCAAATGGCTTGCGTAACTTATCGGAGATCTATAGTAAGATAGACCTCTATTTTATCAGGCAAAGTAGCATAACCTGATGATATAACCATAAGCTTTAATAAGTACGTAATTATGAAAAGCAATGCTATTACAGATTTATCCTGTAAATCTAAACCCACTCCTAAGTGATAAATACTTAGGTTTAATAGGAACAAAATAGCATACCTATTAAACATTGAGTTTCTAACACTATACCCCAAGATTCTACTTTTATGTAAGTCTTGGGGTTTTTTACTCTAAATCAATTTAACTAAACTAAATAACTAACTAACTAAATCCTATAAAAATTCAGAGATTTTATCAATAATCTTGAAAAAAACAAAATTAAGTAATTTTTTGCGTAAGGTAGCATTATTTGCTACTTTATGCAAATAGTTACTTATTTTTAATTTTATTCAGGTGTGGCGGAATTGGTAGACGCACATAAACGAAGAAAAGTGATGATTATAACATTGGTCACTCGTAATGTTATAATACAGGTTCAAATCCTGTCACCTGAACTTAATTAGTGTGTAGATGGAAGCAGGTGTGATAACCGCAATTAATGAAAGCAGAGATTACTTTTAGTCTCAGAATAATTAATTTAACGGATAACAACATAAACCAACCATGAAATAGGAGGTATTCATAATACCGTTGAAGATACACACTAATTAACTAATTATCAATCATTTAAACTAAACAACTATGACACTAGAAGAAATCAAATCAAAGTTATGTTTCTATGATCAAAGGAATCCATATACTTTATTTGACCCATGTGAACCAGAATCACAACCTATAGATTGTAGTTGTGATAATTGCTTTTATGACAGAACTGAGCTAGCAGAAGAAATACTTATGCTAAAAGCAGAGTTATCTACAATACAACAATCATTAAAAAAACATATGTCTAAGCATCAAATAAGGAAATAATATGAAACCAAAATTTAAAATCGGAGATAAGGTAAGAATAAAAAATAAAACAAAAATTTTCACTATTACTGAAATACCAATAAACCCATTTAGTGGGGAAATAAGATATTTTCTTAATAACTCTACAAATACTTTAGCTGAATTAGAATTAGAATTAGAAGAATCACGCAAAATCATTGGTTACAAAGTGCCATTTGATATATTTAACGGTAGTTGGAAAAAAGGAGAGATTGTTAGATTTGAAGATGGATTTTATTGGGATAATTACAGTATTAGAGGCAAGTCAGGAACTGTTCCAAAAGAAATAGCTGAAACATGGGAGCCAGTCTATGAAGAAGTAAAAGTAGAAAAACCTAAAACAATCTTTGAGAGAGTTAATTCATTTCAGGATGCTCATGATGAGTTGGGATTAAAATTTAAGGATAGAAGGTATGCTTCTTACAATTCATTTGATAGACTAAAAATTATCTGTAAAGCATTGAATGAAGGATGGGTAGCTGATTGGAATGATGATAAGCAAGAAAAATGGAGTTTAGGATATAATACTATAACTAAAGAACTATTTGTTGACTGTAGTTTAAGTTTACTTATAACGCAAAAATCATTATACCTTAAATCAAAGGCATTAGCAAAACACTTAAGCAAGATTGCAGTAAAAGAGTTGCTAGAGTTTTTCTATAATTAATCTAATGTTACCACAATTGAGAATGTACAACTTACAAGAGATTATGTATTTCACTAATTAACGTGATTAGCTGAACATATCTAAAATGTCTGAATAATGAAGAATCCTTGATCAGATATTGTGGTAACTATTTTTTAATTTAAAATCTTATTATGACAACAGGACATCTAATTATTGAGATTTGCATCATTACATTGGCTATTGTAGCTTTTGTTTATTTAATTAATGGAACAATTAAACTATTTAAAAAATGACATCAGAACAAGCAGAGGCTTTATTGTCTGAATTAGAGGACAAATTAAGAAATGATAATTCCAGTGGAGTATCAGATCATAATAAAGTTATCATTCTTTTTAAAAATGGACCCGGTGATTTCTTCTATTTCTATGTAGATAGGAATAACTTTTTACAACAAACCGGCAGATTTGAAGCCATTAATCAATTATTATTTAAACATAATACTTTAGAAAAATGAAATTTATCACAGTATCAATTGGATTATTCTGGTTATTAGTAATAACCGGAGAAATTAAATGTATTGTTAAAGCGTATAACTGTAATTGGAATCCAATAGGAAAAGCAGAGATTCTTTATACAGGTGGTGCTTTGACCGGATTAGGTTCCATCATAGGATGGTTAGATATTGAAGATAACTAGTCTTTACAATCAGTACTTTAATAAGACAAAAGAAGTTATAATAAAACCCTGGTGGCTACATTATTGTAACAAAGATCCTAAGTAGGAACCTTAGTTGATTGTAAGAGGACACAGGCAATCCTTATAAACCTGTTTAGTTTCATTTAACCTTTTAATATAATACTTATGGAAGAATTGGAAATTGTAATGTTAAATGTAGAGGATTTTAGCCTCTCTCTTAAAGATTTTGAACAGATGTTAAACAGTTAAATTAAAAAACAAATGAGAAAAAACACACATTATTAGCAATGGCAGCATTTGCAATGGCAAGTAGTCAAGGAAACGCATTAACTGGTTATAATAGATTTACTGGTTCTATTGGACCAATTTATAATCCTACGGCATCAATGGGAACTAACCCTATTTATTCACCAACAAGATCTCAAAAAATTAAAAACAAAATCAGAGAAAGACAAAAGAAATCATGAATTATTTTTCTTCATTATTAGATAGGAAATCTTTAGAAGGTTTTGATCTACCGGTTAGTCATTTTGTAGTTGCTAAGTCTAATGCAACATTTAAAAGAATTCAGTCAGAAACTCACAAAAGAGAAATTTCTGTAAAGAATCAAATTGAATTAGTAAGACAAGATGGTATCTTACGCAGGAGATAAGTTAAAAGCTGTCCATTCATTCATGGTTTTTCCTTCTGATTTAAACTATAACAGTAGTTTATTTGGAGGAAAAATCATGGCTGAGATGGATATTGCTGCATTAAAAGTATGTAGACGTGCTTTATATGGAACCAATGCTTATACAGCAGTTACTGTGAAATTTGACAGTATAATCTTTAAGAAGGCTGCTTATTCAGGTGATCTTATTACTATGACTGCTGAAATTAAAGCATTTGGTAAAAGTAGTATTACAGTTAAAATAACTGTTACAAAGGAAAATTCACCTACGGGAGAAGTAGAGGAATTTTGTAAGGGAACTGCAATATTTGTTGCAGTAGATAAAAATAGCAATCCCGTGCCTCATGGATTATCTTTTTAATAAAACCAAACAAATGAAAAAACCAGAAACAAATGCTCCGGCAAAGAAAACTGCTACAAAACCTGCAGTTAAAAAAGAAGCAAAAACAGGTATGAAGATTGTTCATAGGTCTAAACCTAAAAAAGAAAAAGAAAAAGAAGAAATGATTTCTATTTCTAAAAAAAGACATGAAACTATGCTGTTTTATATCAATGTTTTGGAAGAATCAATTGGATCTTTATTACTTGAGCTTATAAAAGTAGAAGAAAAGCTTTCAAAGCGTGACAAATCAGTTAAAAAACCTGTTAATAAATCAACTTAATTAAAAAACGTAATTAAACATGCAGAATTAATACTTTCTGGAGATACTGTAACTTTTTATGATATTTTACCTCAGTTATACATTCCAAATTTTGAAAAACCGGTTGAGATTGTTTCAAATATTACAGTAATTCCTCATCTTGCATTATACATGTTTTAAAACCAAATAATTATGACAAAGAATGACAAAAAAGTAATGAATCTTAAACAAGATATCATTGATGCTGAAGTAGAATTAAATGATGCTCAAGATTATCTTGACTCTAAAGAATGTGAAATGACAGAAGGAGAAGTTGATTCTCATAATGCATGGTTAAAATACCAACGCGCTCACATTCAATCTTTACATAAACAAATCAATACTATATTAGCAGGTGCTAAAGTAGCAGTGTTTGATTATGAATTTTAAAAAAGTCCCGGGTTAATATCCCGGGCTTATTAATGCATCATAACCATTTTCCAAAGGAATGGCTCTTAGGGATAAGAGAATGCAGATGGATAAAAAGAAATTTATAAAAACCCAAATATGAAAACAGAAAGTGTATTTTTAGGTGATCATGGATTATCATCTTCAGAAGCTAATCATATTGCTAATGTGACTAAAGAATTATCAGTTAACATAGGTAGAGAAATTGAGTCAGTTTCTCTATTTGAAAAGACAATTACTGATAAAAAAGGAACATATCCTTATAATTTTATTAATCCTATTCCTGAAAACTTTGAAAAAATGTTTTTCACAGAAGGAGAATTGTATGCTTTATCTGCTTGGTTAAGAGAGGGTATTAAAGCAAAAGATCAAATGATGGAATCTATAAGGAAGTCATCATTGGGTAGTCTAGGTTTTGAGAGATATCCTCAGCCTGTTTTGAAACCTGTATTATCTCTTCCTGAAGAGCAAGATATGATTGAGCATTTAACTATTGCTGAACGTGCTGAATATCTTAAATATGAATCTTTAGCCGCACATCTTGGTAAAAAGATTCATAAAAATGGATTACTTGACAGTTGGAAAATGAAGATTTCTGATTCTAAACCTTATTATGCTGAAGTATTTGGACAAGAACATGCCACTATTCAATGTAAGGTTTTAATTCCATTAGAAACTATTCAGAAGTTATCCTTAGATCTTCAAAAAGAGTGGAGAGAATATGAGTCTAAAGTCAATTATTATAAGGCTAAACTCAATAATCTTTACAATGATGAAGTCTCTAGGATTAATACAGCAAATGCTATGATTCATTCAGAGAATAGTAAACTCATCCAAAATGAGATTAGTACTAATCAGATTATTTATAATCAATATGAAGCCAAGAAAGCTGAATTGATTAAAGAAATATCTGGAAAGAAGATTATTATTCCTCATACTCTTCAAAGTACTCTTGATTTTATTTTAGCATTTGCTAAGAAATAGCATTATATTCCCAGTGATAGCAATATCATACTTTATGTAAGAGCTTAAATGAGTTGTTTTCAACTTAAATATGACATAAAAGAAGTACAAAAGTTTTTACTTTTGGCTGGGATTAATTTTATCTACATAGGTGGGAGCTATAAGCATAGAGAGATGTCCTAGTCAGGATACGGAGGCGGTGTTAAATACTTGATAAGGGGACCACAATGTAGAGTTGTTTGAAATTTGATTCCTTATTTAATAAGCTGATGAAGATTATTATTTACTTGTATAAACTGGGTTATAGCCATAAAATGAAGAAACCAGAATTTAACATAATGACTGACTTACACTTTCAAAGTAAAGTGAATCTTATTTAATAGGTGAAAAATACTGATTCTGATATACAGATGAATGTTTTTCTTTACATTACAAATTATAGATACTGAACTTCTATAAACTAAAGCGGCGTAGTGCCCTACAAATTTAATAAGGCATACTCTGACCAGGTGCCTTATTAGAACTCCGCGTTTCTCTCAAACTTAATATAATTGCCATTGAAGTCCTTACAGAATGAAACACTTCTGATAAATAAGGATGGAGGCAAAACAGTCTTTGTTTGTGTTTGAGCTTTTGAGAGAGAAACGGTCTTTGTTTTAGTTTTTATTTTTGTCTACATTCTATAATTTGTAATGACTATTTTAATTTAACATTCTCATGAAACACATTAAAAGAACATTCATTTACATTTTGTACAAAATCTTAGATTTATTTCACCGTAAACAACTTAAGAAATGGAAGAAAAATTGATTAATAATCCTTTATATAGATTACAGATCTATTTAAAGATTCATTATCTTCTTACAAGTAAAGTAGGTGTAGAAAATGACGCGTATCAAGTAGGATTATGTGATCTTGTGGCACATTTAAGTACGTATGACATCAGTGAGTTTCCAGAACTCAATGCATACCGTCCTATAGATCTAGATGCCCAATCTTATCCATGGTTTAAGACCCACCAAGAACGGGTTGATGCAGTAGAAACAGCTATTAATAGCATAACAGACATTGTAAATATGCCAATAAACTCATTTGATGATTATAATGACCATAAACATGATTACACATGGCTTAAGATTGTAACATTCATTGGAATTTCTATATTAGCCATAATGCATTTAGTAGAATTAGCTACTAAATAATATTAAATCTAGGTGCTCAATGGGAGCTTTATTGGGTTCAAATCCCACCTGGATTTCTAAATTAATAATAAAAAATTAAACAATAAATCTTTAGAAGATTATGAAAATCAAAGACATCAAAGATCCAAAAGTACAGCAAATGGCTGTAGTGGAAGCAATCAAACATAACCCAAAAAACACTCTTAAAAATATTTTAAAACTTAACTTAATAGCTGCATTTAATTGGGGTAAATCACCACAAGGATCATTTTTTTGGGATAAGGTTCTTTTTGAAAAAACACCAAAATACACCGACAAAGATTTGTGGTATAAAGATACAAGTGGTAGCCAAATAATTCAGTGCGAAACACACAATTACAAATCATCTCTTGTTGAGCAATGGATAAGACTTGCAACACCAGAAGAAGTTTATAAACACTTAAAACAAAAAGACATGACTAACCCAACTTATGGTAAAAACACCATTTATAAACAAGAAGAACCTGAAGTACAAAAAGATGCCTCTACTTTACACAAGCCAATGTGTAATGACTGGGAAACCTACGCTATTCAACTAGAGCAAGATGTTAAAGATTTAAAGTTTAAGATTGCCAACCTAGAAGCAAATAAGGATTGGTTATCTTCACAAAACGAGAAGTTAAACAAACTGGTGGATGAGATTGAATCCAACTGCGAAGATCAAACAAATCCAAGAATGAAGTTAAATGCTATTCACCGATTAATCTATTTACACCGCAACCCATCCTTAGTAGGCACTACCCATACGGTTGAGATTGATGGTAAAAAGTATGAAGTACAAGTAATAAAAAAAATATAAAAAAGCTATCGCTTAAATCAAATACTTGCGATGAAGCTCTAAAAATTGTTAAAGTAAAATATTTAATATGAGAACTAAATAAAAATGAAATATAAAATAAAATATTTTTTTGAAAGTTTACTTTTCTTAAAATCTTTAAATTCTCCGTTTAAACCTTTTAAATTAATCTTTTATTATGGAAATACTTCTATAGGTGTTCCATACTTCTTGCCGAGAAAATGGGTTAAAGATAAAGAAAATGGTCGTTTAAAATCTGTCCCGAAAAAATTTGGATTTGATTTTTGTTCTTTGGGTTGGAAAACAAAGTGGGATGAGACTGATTTTAGGTTTGAATGGTCTCCTGTACTATCATTTGTTTGTTTTAATAAACAGACAGCAATAATTGTGCAAGCACAAGAAATGAGTCAGTATTGGGAAACCTGGCTTTATTACGAAAAATTTACAGATAAAAATTTAAGCCAAGAAGATAGAGTAAAACAATTGATTAAAGAATGTTCCAATATCTATATAGTTTATAAGAACAACTCACAAGAAACAGTAAACTACAATTATTCAATTCTTAAACCCAAATGGCATTACTTATTAAAAAATAATGCTATTTGAAAAAAAATAAATTTGATAGATTGAAATAAAATAATATTATTGGTCTTTGTTATAACCAATTAAAACATAGAAAAGATGTTAGAAGCAAGTGATTTTGATTATTTGTCAAATGAATTTAAAGTAACCAAAGGCAGTATAGGTATTGATTTAGTATCATTAAAGAATGATAAATTATCAATTCATATTGGAATTAATGGAGTTAAGTTTGACCGAGATGTATCGAAACTTAGAATGTCTATAGCAACAGAACGTGTTGATATTAGGTTACTTGAAAATGTAGAAGTGTCAAAAAAATACATACCAAGAACAAGCGAACAATTATCCGAATTGATTGATGAATTTAAATATAAAGGTATTCGTAATGTAAGTAATGAAGATATTTTGAAATTTTTATCAAAATAATTTGGTAGAACCAAAATAATTACTTATCTATGTTTCATAACCAATTAAAAGATAGAAATCATGAAACAACTATTGATTAAATTAAACGCTTGTCAAGAAGCTAAAGAATGGGCATCAGACAAGACATGGGAAGAGATTTACAACACTTGCCATAGAGGTGATTGGCTTTTGTGGCTGCACCAACGAACAAATAAAAAAGACTTGCAAGTAAGAACACTAGCCAAAGGACATTGTGCTAATACTGTAACGCATTTGATGCAAGACGAGAGAAGCATAGTAGCTATTGATACTGCTATTGCATTTGGTGAGGGTAGGGCGACACGCGCAGAATTAGATTCTGCTGCTCGTGCTGCTGCTCGTGCTGCGGATGTTGCTTTTAATTCTACTTATTCTGCTTATTCTGCTTCGGAGGCTGCTTATTATGCAGCTGATGCTTCTTATTATGCAGCTGATGCTTATTCTGCTTCGGAGGCTGCTAGTGCTGCTGCTAATGCTGCTGAGGCTGCTGCTGATGCTGCTGCTGAGGCTGCTGTTTATGTTGCT